CACGCTGGATTTTCTGCAAGGCTTTGTAGGCTTTTTTAGTCATTCCCTTTTTATTTCCGATGCTTGCCATTGTCTGTCCCTCACTTTCTAAAAAAATTATATCAAAAAATTATAAAAAAATCAAGTAGTAATTTTATACAAATTTCGGGATCCTAGGGCAGAAAAATTTGTGCAATTTGTCTATTGACAAAAAACTGAAATGATGATATAATGAAAAACTCGGTGCATTTCCGCAAAGAGCGCCCGGAAATGCGCCGCCAATAAAAAAGGCGCCCCGAAGGGCGCCAAAGAGAGGTCATCAGATGCGGATCCGCCTGGCTTCCTGAATCGGGAGCAGAGGCGCCGACTTTTCGGCGGTGACATCCTCAAAGTCAACCGTGTACTTCTGTCCAGAGGCATTAGCCTCGTTCATCGTGCGAACAACAGTGCCATCAGCAAGAACATAGATAAGATTTCTCATTTTGTTTACCTCTCTTTTGTGAATTGTTGTGGGGGTGTTCCCCTGTTTTCTAAAATCATTATAGCATTATTTTTTTTATTTGTCAACCTCTTTTTACAAGAAAGTTGAAAATAATCAATCCAAGGGTGATTGCAAAGCAGGCGCAATCCTTAACCTTGTCAGCGGTAGGGCGCTCAAGGATAAAGCAACGGATGGCGGAAATGGTGTTACATCCGAGATAGATAAACTGTCCGAGATAAAAATTTTCGCCAACTACGCACTGGGCAACAATCAGACCGATAAGAACAACAAACTGGAGATTTTCAACAAACTTTTTCATACTCACTACCTCTCTTTCTCTCTCTTGACAATAACAGTATAACACATTACAGGATAAATACAACATACAAATTGCACAAAATTTGGATTGTATTTTTGTGCAAGATTACTATTGACAGAAAATGCGCGCCATGCCGAGTTATGCACGGCGCGCCAATAAAAAGAGAGGTGCGGAAAGTTTCCGCACCTTTTAATTTTGGTTCTTTGTTATGCGAGGGAGTAAAGGCTATCTCTCACCTCGATTTCTACAGAGTAATCATAATTTCTGACAGTAATCTTATAAGGGTCTGAATATCTCTGCTTCAAGAAGCCGCTTGCGCACAGTCTACGGCAAGTCGCGGTAGCTCTCTGCACCGTCCAACGGATACCATTTTCTCTAAGATATTCTACAATATCCTTAATCTTACATTCTCCCCCTAACTTCTCAAAAAATTCCATAACCACGGAGATATCCTTGCCAAGCTGAATCATTTCCATAAAATTACTAGAAGAAACTGAACTGCATGCTGAAGCTTCGGTAACGCGAATGTTTCCGCGATGATTGCGCCAATAAAATGCATATCTATCACACATTACCGCAAGTCCAATCATTTCAAGATTCTCTTTTGTCATAAAATTGCTAACTTCCATTTTCATTTACCTCTCTTTCTATAACTACTTTATCATATAAAGGCTTTTTTGTCAAGCCCCTTTTTTAAATTTTTTAATTTGTTTTGTAGTCAGAAGAGTTGCACCGTCAAATTTGATTTGTACTTCTCTTCCGTCGATATTAATATCACCTTGCATCCAAAAAGGAATTGTATCTTTTTCCCAAGTCTGTCCATAATATTCAGTGACAAGTTTCTCGAAAATCTCACCTTTATTATACTTATCATTAACCAACTGGCACTCTGAACCTAAGCACACAGGATTTTTCTTCATAAGTTGTGCCTTATAGGCTTTCTTGACGCGGAGGCGGAGATTGTCGCCCTGATTGCGGCTTGCCTCCTCTGCGGAAAGATATCTAGGCATGATCTCCGCAACATTTACCATATAAATATTTTTATCATAGGTAAAGCCTAAAATATAACTATCCGCCGCCGACTTATCTCTATACCATTTCATCATCGTTTTCTTTGTCATCTGTTAAGTACCTCTCTTTCCCTTACCTTGTAAATACATTATACTCCCCGGTAGGCAAAAATGCAATAGGGCAAATTGCACAAAATTTTGGGATAAAATTTGTGCATTTTGCTGATTAAAAAGTGCTTGACAAAATGTTAAAGGTATGGTATAATATAAAATTCGGCGCGCCGCGGAGTGGTATGATCGCAGGCGCGCCGGCAAAAAGAGAGGGCGGTCAAATGACCGCCCTTAAAGCATCAATAATGTTATCCGTAGCATCTACTGTTGCGCCTAAGTCCCAGGCGGTGCGGTTCTGCTCTTCATCATCTACGAGAATTCCTTTTCCGTATCTTCTGCAAGTATCTGCTTTCCGCACTCCATAAGGGGTAACGATGATTGCGTCAAGCAAGTCACTTAAACAACGCTCCCAGAGCCATTTCCGCTTAACCTTTGCGACAGCCTTGTCATAGTCAGCGTTTCTTTCCTTGCTTCCCCAAGAGATAACACCGAGATTGTAGCCCCGCATTTTCAAATCAGCGAAAAGCGCAAGCAAATCAATTTCTGCATAAAGCGGGCGGGCTTCCGCATAAGGTCTGACATTGTGAGCCCTAAGATCATCAAGCCAGCCATCTACTCCATACAGGTCTGCAATAGTACCATCCATGTCAAACCAAATCCACATACTGTTTACCTCTCTTTCTGTATACATACTAGCATAAATTGCAGGATAAAGCAATAGGTAATATTGCACAAAATTTGCTATAAAAATTTGTGCAAATTTACCATTGACAGAAAAAACGCGTCGTGGGGATTCATCCACGACGCGCCAAACAAATGTTATTTAATAAAATAAAAAGAGAGGTGGCGGTTTCCCGCCACCTGTTATTTTAATTCTCCTTTTCAGTGACAACAATACGAATGTTATTAACAGCGTCCTCATCGTGATTACCCAGAATCGTATCAAGAAGGTAATCAAGATCTTTAATCTTATCGCCATCATCATACATAACTAAAAAGGCAAAACTCTTAAGGACTTGTCTTTCTTCTTCTGTTAAATAAAGCGTTGTTTGTGTGTTCATTTTCATAGTTATTCACCTCTCTTTCTATTGTTTATTATAGCATTAAGATTTTGATTTGTCAAGCTTTTTTCTGCGGTCAATGTGAACAATAATTGCACGGATAATCGCGCAGGTAATTGCTACAGGCCAAAGGATACCCGCAAGTAAATCCTCAAAATCGGCTATTAAGCAACCGCTACCAATGCTAATAAAATTTATAATGTGAGCGATAATAAAGTAAGCAAGAGCAATGATAAGGATAATTTCAAGGGTAGTCATTTTGTTTACCTCTCTTTCTGAAGTCATTATATCATTTTTATTTTGGAGTGTCAAGAACTTTTTTTGAGGTAGTTTCCATCGGGTGGACAGGCTTTCAAGTGGTAGTTTCGGCTTTGTCAAGTCAATTCCATCACCCTATTTACTTTGTCAGTGCCGATTATCTCTTCAAGAGGTATCCGCTACCTTTTCCCTCTCTGTGATTATAGTATACTGCTAGCCTTCCCTACTGTCAAGAGAAAGTGTAAAAAATATTGCACAAATTTTGGGATCCTTTGAAGTGAAAATTTGTGCAAATTGTCTATTGACAAAATGTGGCGGAAATGATATAATTAAAATTTCGGCGCGCGTGGATCGTGCGCGCGGCGCCAAACAAAAAACAGGGAAGGCTTTAAGCCTTCCCATAGAGACGCGCCAGAGCGCTTTCCAATTCATCATCGTCGAGGGTGATGAGTTCGATGTCTTCCCCTTCCCAGTCATCTTCCTCATACTCCTCGCCGAAGTAGACGCCCTGACAGTCAGGACACATGCCAGAGACAAGCGCTTCCCGCTCTGTTGCGGTCAGATAGGGAAAAGCGTTCTGGACGAGCGCCCCTCTCTGATAGCGGATGTAGTCCTCTTCCCGCACCGCCACAGAGAAAAGCTTCCCGCAGAAAGGGCAGACAATAGTAAGTTCAAGATTTCTGTTCATCATAGTTATTTACCTCTCTTTCTAGGTCTATTTTACTATTTATTATTGTTAATGTCAAGCACTTTTTACAGAACTTTTTCAATAATCTTGACGCGGTCTCCGCTGGCATCGATCATCACCTTGATAACCACCTGTCCCTTGCTAGCCTTGCAGGCTTCCTTAGCGGTGCTGAAGTTCTTTCCTCTAGTCTTGTAGTAGATAGCCATTTTATTTTCCTCTCTTTTGCTGTTGTTCTCTTGTTTCTGTAATAATAATACTGCTGTATACTCATTTTGTCAAATAATTTTGATAAAAAAGTTGCATAAATTTCAGGATCAAATACCAGAAATTTTTGTGCAATTTGTCTATTGACAAAATATTGAAACATGTGGTATAATGAAAAATCGCGCGCGAGAGGACCATTCGCGCGCCATCGCAAGTTGTCATTTTTACATTTGCGCAAAAGAAAAAACTGCGTTTCCGCAGTTTTTCTCTCTTACTCCTCGAAGTCGTCCATCTCTTCTGCGTAGTACTGGTCAAGGCTACGGTAGCCAGTCCGCACATACACAACTGCGTTGAGTACCTGTTCCCAAGAGCCTGCCATCAGGTTGCGTGCCAGATTCAACTCGTCAGCGGTTGCGATTCCAAGTTCTACAATCTGGTCATAATCCATCATTTCCTTCTGTGTCATAGTGTTTACCTCTCTTGCTTTTGTTGTTATCTCTTTGATGATTTTATTCTATCACCTTTTGTTGATTGTGTCAACCCCTTTTTTAGTATCCATACTCACCATGCGCCCAAGCGTTCCACCAGAAGAACTCTGCCATTTCATCATCGTTGTGCTTTACGATAGACCAACCCCAACCCATCTTATCACTCTTTGCAAGTGCCTTTTCTGCCTCTTCCTTGCTGATGTGCCCGTAGCCCATGGGAGTGTGTCCCTTTCTGTTGATGATCGAGTATCTGTAATCTTCTACGGTTTTCATTTTGTTTACCTCTCTGTTGTTGTTTCCTTGTTTCTGTAATAATAATACATTAAAAAGAAAAAAGTGTCAACACTTTTTAAAGAAAAAGTTGCACAAAATACACAGATCTTGTTTGTGCATTTTGTACATTTCTTTGATAATTTTTTAACAAGATCCTTTGTGCATGTTGTACACATTTTAGGATCATTTAGCCTGTATCTTTGTGCAATTTGCCTATTGACAAAAGTTGAAAGATGTAGTATAATGGAAGAACGGCGCTTGACGTGATAATGCGCTCGCCTGCGCGCCTAGCAAATTATTCCAGTTTAATTATAACTATTTGATTTTCAACTATTCTGTTCTATTGTTTATTCTATCTTGTTTGTTTGCTTTTGATACGCCTGTATTTATTTGTTATCTTTTTCTATCATTTTGTAGAGGGGTCTGTTTTTAGAGAGGGTCTCTGACAAAGCTCGAATCTACGTAGATTCCTGGTACTTTTTTCCGGGGGGAGTATTTTCGGGAAAATTTAAATGGAGATTGTAAAAATCTTTTTGCCTCCACAACTCCCCCACCAAAAATTTTTTCTATTTTAAAAAACGAACACTATTTTAGGCTTTTAAAAAACGATATATATTTTCTCATTTCCCGCAAAAATATACCGCATGCATATTTAATTTCCGTTTTCGCTTGACATTGTCAAAAATTTTTGGTATAATAACAATAGGTGTAGAAAGGAGAGCATACACAATGAATGAAGAAGGATATATAAAAATGGACTTTTCTCTCACTTCCGCACAAGAGCGAAATGAAAAAGTCAAAGAAATCCTCGCAAATACACCTCCTGAAAAACTTACTCCTTTATACCTTAATAAATTAGCAGAATATATTGTAGAACCAATTACAGACCAAGAGAAAAAAGAAAAACGCATATTAACAAGCAACATGATGGTAACAGTAGGGAAAAGAGAAGTTTCCTTAGAAGGTTTAATTAGTAAACTTGAAAATGGGGAAGATGGCATTTATGGCATGATAGCTAATGATAAAAATATTATCTTCCAACCAAAATCTGGTATTACACAAAAGGATTTAGACACAATTCAGCCCTTGCGGGAATTATATGAAGAGATTTTAAAACTAGAAGAAAAAATTAAACATAGCCGCGGCAAGCATGCTTTCGCACTTCATAAACAATTAATAGAAATGCGGAAAGACCAATATGTTATTAGAAGTGCTTACCGCCCGCAAATTTATAGTACAAATATTACAAAAAGTGCTGCCCGCTTAGACCTTTCAGAAAAAGTTACAATAGATGAGGCAGGACATGTCCATAGTAATGGAATAATCAATTTTTACGATGAAAAGCATATTTCCATGCTTTTGTGTAATTATTCAAAAATAAAAGAAGAATGCTGGGATAAGTTTAATAGTGATATGAAATGGTTAATGGAAGATTTAGATAATCTCATTGACAATACATTGCGGGAAGACTATCCTATGTATTATGATCTTCTAATTTATAAAATTGATGGCCGCCAGAATATTGAAATTCAAGAACTACTTTATGATAAATATGGCATAAAGCATTCTGTTGAATACATTTCTTCTTTATGGCGGAATAAAATTCCAAAATTAATAGTACAAGAAGCGGAAAATGAATACCTTATTTGGTATTACACAAATGTAGAACGCGGAAAGTGGAAACGCTGTTCAAAATGTGGGCAAATTAAGTTAGCTCATAATAACTTTTTTTCAAAAAATAATACCTCAAAAGATGGCTTTTATAGTATTTGTAAAAAATGTAGAAATGTAAAAAATAAAAAAATTATGCCGATAAGCAGAACTTAAGGAGGTATTATAATGGCGGAAATGCGTTATTGCAGTAAATGCAGGAAAACAATGGCGGATAGCAATTTTTACCAATATAAAGATGGTACAAAATGCGAATTATGTAAAACATGTTTAACCTTGCATATTAATAATTTTGAACCTGATACTTTTCTTTGGTTATTAGAAAAATTTGATGTTCCATACATTGAAGCAGAATGGAATGTGCTGCGGGATCGCGCTTATCAAAAAGATCCATATAAAATGAATGGAATGTCTGTCTTTGGAAAATATCTTTCTAAAATGAAATTAAAACAATGGAAAAATTTTACTTGGGCAGATACTGAAAGATTGCAAGCGGAAGCCGCAGAAAAAGCAAAATTATATGGACAACCAAATGAAGTAACAGAACAACAAATTAAAGACATGGAAGAGGCTTATCATAATGGTGAAATATCTGAAGCCCAATGGCTAACTTATCAAGCAATTAATGCGCCAGAACCAGAATTTAAAGAAGTTGATGGTGCTATTGTTGCGGCAGCCCATGGAAACTCAGAATCTAGTGGAGGCGGTCCCGCCGCATTTCCAGTTAATGATAACCCTTTTGAAAAAGTTGATTTACCAGATGTAGGCGCTGAATTAACAGTAGAAGATAAGATATATTTAGCAACTAAATGGGGACAGTTATATTCTGCTGCGGATTGGGTTTATCTAGAAAACAAGTATAATGATTTTATGAGTTCTTTTGATATACAAGGCGCGGCAAGAATAGATACTTTAATTCAAATCTGTAAGTTATCTTTAAAAATGAATCAAGCTCTTGATACAGGAGATATGGATTCTTATTCTAAATTAGTTAGAGCATATGATTCTTTAATGAAAAGTGCTAAATTCACAGAAGCACAAAATAAAGATACAGATTCTGGTGAATTTGATTCTGTTGGCCTCATTGTTGCTTTTTGTGAGCGGGAAGGTGGTTTTATTGAAGATTATGAAATCACAGCGGATAGAGATATAGTAGATACTATTATTAGAGATAACCATGAATATTTACAAACATTAATTTATAATGATACTAATTTAGCACAACAAATTGAGCAATTTTTAAAGAAACAAGAAATAATGCAGGAACAAAAATTAGATAGATTAAAAGCAAAAGAAAAAGGTCAAGATACTGTTGAGATTTCTGATGCGGATTATGCAGATTTTTATGCGGCATTGCAATCAGATAAAGATAATGATAAACAATTATTAGAAGAGGAGGGATCTGATGAATGAGTTTACAAAATTTATTAGATCTTTCTTCTTCAAAAAATACTTTAAAACAAGGTATTTCTGAAGAAAGATTGCGGAAATGCTTACCTGAATTGCGGAAATGCATTTCTTTTTATAGAAAATATCCAGATATTTTTATTGACAGAATAAAAGGTCCTAATTGCGTCTTTAAATTTTATACCTATCAAAGAGTATTTCTTAGAATAGTTATGAGATATAAATGGACTTATGCAGTATTTCCTCGTGCCTATTCAAAATCTTTTTTAACTATGATGAGTTTGATGCTAAAAGCTATACTTTATCCAGGAACTCAAGCCGCAGTAACTGCAGGTGGTAAAGAGCAAGCCGCATCAATTACAATAGCTAAAATAGAGGAAATATGTAGACTTATTCCATCTTTGAGTAATGAAATTAACTGGGATCGTGGTCAATCTAAGAAAAGTAAAGATAATGTAAAATATATTTTTAAGAATGGTTCTTCTGTTGATATTCTTGCGGCAAGGGAAAGTTCTCGTGGTCAAAGAAGAAATTGTATCGTAATTGAGGAATCTATCCTTATGGATGGAGATGCTTTAAATGAAATTATCATTCCTACAACAAATATTGACAGATTATTAGGCGATGGTAGCAAGAGACCAGAAGAAATAGTTAATAAAGGTCAAGTATTTATTACTACTGCGGGATGGAAAAATTCTTTTCCTTACGCAAAATTAATAGATATGTTAATTAATGAATTAATTGACCCTAAACATTACATGATTATGGGTGGAACATTTGAAACTCCTGTAAAAGAAGGATTGCTTGAAGAAAACTTTGTAGAAAAACTTAGAGCGGAAGGTACTTTCAATGATTCTTCTTTTGATAGAGAATATCGTTCAATCTGGTCTGGCGATGCGGAAAATTCTTATTTTAGTTCAGAAATAATTGATAAGCATAGACAATTATTACAACCAGAATATGAGCATAGCGGAAGGTCAAGTAAAAGTGCTTATTATCTTCTTGGTATAGACGTAGGTAGAATTGGATGTAATACCGAAGTTTGTGTATTTAAAGTGACTCCACAGCCGCAAGGGGCGGCAATTAAATCTCTAGTAAATCTTTTCTCTTTTGAGGCTCAAGATTTTGAAGAACAGGCAATAAATATTAAAAGATTATTTTATAAGTATAAAGCACGAATTTGTGTAATTGATGCAAATGGATTAGGTGTAGGACTTATAGATTTTATGACAAAATCACAAATAGATCCTGAGACAGGAGATGAATTACCTCCTTTTGGCGTTGAGGGTGGTACTTTTGATGAAGTACATGATCAGTATAAAAAGATTAAAGGTGATAATATTGTAAAAGATGCTATGTATTTGATTAAAGCTAATGCTCCTATCAATACTGAAGGATATGCTTATGTTCAAACTCAATTAAGTAGCGGGAAGATAAAATTATTAATAGATGAAAGAGAAGCTAGTACAAAGCTGATGAGTACAAAAGTAGGACAAAATATGACACCAGAACAGCGGGCAGAATATTTGATGCCTTTTGTTCAAACAAGTATTCTTAAAGACCAAATGATGAATCTTGTTGAAGATAACGAAGGTGTTAATATTATCCTTAAACAAAACAATAGAGGAATAAAACGAGATAAATTTTCTGCATTTCAATATGGTTTATATTATGTTAAACTTGATGAAGAAAGAAAGCGGAAAAGAAAAACTTCTTCTATTGCAGATTTAATGTTCTTTAGCTAGCGGCGGCCGCTGGTCTATAGCATCTAGTGTGTCAGAATAGTTGCTTACAGACCAGCTCCCGCAATTTTTTAGGACATTTTCTGTTAAATTTTTTGATATATTTTTAGATTATATTAGTAAAGGAAAAAAGAAATATGAGATCATCTAGAGGAGAAATAAAAATAGTAGATATTTTAACTGTTGCTGGGGTTAATTTTAAAGAGGAATATTCTTTCCCAGATTTAGTGAGTTCAAGTGGAAGGCCTCTGCGTTTTGATTTTGCAGTATTTGATGATAATGGGGATTTAGATTTTTTAATTGAATTTCAAGGTATTCAACATTATGAAGCAAAAAGTAAATTCGGAGGTTCTAAGGGATTATATCAGCAAAAGTATAACGATACTCAAAAAAGAAAATATTGTCAAGAGCATGGCTATACTTTAGTAACAGTTCCCTATTGGGATTTAAATATTCTAGATTATGATTATCTATTTCGAGCAGCAGGATATTGAATTTTTAGTAAAATTTGACATCTTACTAAATTTTTGATATAATTAAAGAGAATGATAAGGAGGTATCTCTTCTAATGCGCAATAGACAAGAAGAAATTAAAGCAAAAGGCTTTGATATTGTCCACGGAAGAATAACAGATGCTGATTATCAGGAAGGCCATACAGGTTATCAATCTAATATAGCAGGAATCCCAGTTGTAGATTTTGGTAAATTAAAAATTGGAGCAAAGACATTAGATGATGCGGTTTTAGATTTAGGTTTTTTAAGAAAAGTTAATCCTCGATTATCTGATAAACAAACTATATTAAGAGCGATTGAAAATTATGATTTAAAAACCATGCGAGAAGTGTCTGACTTCTTTTATAAAGCTAGTGGTATTTATAGTCGTATTTTGAGATATTTAGCTTTTATGTATAGATACGATTGGTATGTAACACCTTATGTAGGTGATGAAAAACTTAAAAATAAACCTGAACAAATTTTAAAACCTTTTAGTGAAGCACTAAGAATTTTAGATAATTTTCATGTTAAGAAAAAATTAGGTGATATTGCTTTAAAGGTTTTAAGATTTGGTGTTTATTATGGATATAGAGTAAAAACCGCTCGTGGTTATTCTATACAAGAATTGCCTTATAATTATTGTCGAAGCAGATTTTTTGATGCGGAAAGAGACAAGCCCGCAGTAGAATTTAATATGAAGTATTTTGATGATACTTTTAAAGATTCTGCTCAAAAGATGAGAATATTAAAAATGTTCCCTAAAGAATTTGAAAAAGGTTATTCTCTATACAAGGCAGGCAAGCTTCCGCCAGATTTCCCTGGAGATGAAAATGGTTGGTATTTGTTAGATCCTAAAATGGCAGTTAAATTTAATGCGAATGGAGAAGATTACCCCGCATTTATTTCTGTTATTCCTCTTATCATAGACTTAGATGAAGCTCAAGATTTAGACAGACAAAAGACAATGCAAAGATTATTGAAAATTATTATTCAAAAAATGCCTTTAGATAAGAATGGTGATTTAATCTTTGATGTTGATGAAGCTCAACAATTGCATAATAACGCAGTTAAGATGTTAGGGCGTGCCATTGGAGTTGATGTTTTAACAACTTTTGCAGATGTAGAAGTTGCTGATTTGGCTGATACAAGTGTTGCTTCTGCCCAGTCTGATGATCTTGAAAGAGTAGAAAGACAATTATATAATGAAGCAGGTGTTTCTCAAATGCAATTTAATACAGATGGTAATATCGCATTGGAAAAATCTATTTTAAATGATGCGGCTAGTTTGTATGATTTATTATTGCAATTTGAAATTTTCTTGAATGATATAATTAGTGAATTTAATACTCATCCTAAAAAATTAGAATTTAGGGTGCAAATATTAACTACTACAATATATAATTATCAAGAGCTTGCTAAGATGTATAAAGAACAAACTCAATTAGGTTATTCAAAGATGTTACCTCAGATTGCTCTTGGGCAAAGTCAGAGTAGTATTCTTGCTAATGCATTCTTTGAAAATGATATCCTTGATTTAATTAATGTATTTATCCCTCCTCTTATGAGTTCTACTATGAATGGTGATATACTTAGTAGATCAAAGGGTAATAGTGATACAGGAGCAGGAAGAAAAGAAAAGCCTGATGATGAAAAGAGTGAAAAAACAATAAAAAATCTTGAAGCTCAAGGATAAAAGTCTATAGATAAGGAGGCAAGCTAATTATGAATCAAAGAGTTAGTGTAGCCACAATAGATAGCCCTCAATTTATAAATTTACAGCCAATGGATAGAAATCCATTGATAAGTGAATGTATTGTTAAAGTATTCTATATTGGACAAAATAGAAATGGTAGTTGTATTACTAGAGAAGTAGCAACTAATATGGCAAAAACTTTACGCGGCTGTCCTATTGTAGGTTATTATAAAGAAGATAAACAAGATTTTGGAGATCATGGTGATCAATTAATTGTTGATGGAGATGGTGCAAGATTTAATTGTTTAACTAAACCTTATGGTTTTGTTTCATTAGATGCACAACCATGGTTTCAATTTTTTGAAGATAAAGATGAATTTGGAAATACTTGCGTTAGAGAGTATTTAGTAACAAATGCTTATCTGTGGACTGGTCAATTCCCAGAAAGTCAGAGAGCAATAGATAATCACAACCCGCAATCAATGGAACTCGATGAAAAAAGTTTACAAGGACATTGGGCAACTGATTATAATAGTGGACTTGATTTTTTCATTATTAATGACGCAACAATTTCTAAATTATGTATTTTAGGTGAAGATGTTGAACCTTGCTTTGAAGGGTCTAGTTTTCTTCCACCAAATACAAGTTCTACTTTTGCAAATAATAGTTTTGTAAAAAACATTTTATCAATGTTAGAAGAACTTAAATTTGCTTTACAAAAACAAGAAGGAGGCCTTTCAATGGACGAGCAAAACAGCAATGTAATTGAAGAGCAAGTACAGGAAACCTCTGTTGAAGAAACTTCTATTGAAAATTCTTCTTTTGAACAGGACAAAAATAATGAAACTGTTATTACTGAAAATCAAGATACAGTAGAAGAGTTTGCAAATAAGAAAGAGGATGAAGAAGAAGATCCTCAAAAGAAGCCTGATTCAGAAGATGAAGAAGAAGAGAAGAAAGAAGATCCTAAAACAAAAAATTCAGTTTCTGAAGAGGATTTTGCTAAACTTCAAGCAGATTTTTCTGCGCTTCAAGCACAATTTGCTTCATTAGAAGAGGAAAATAAACAACTTTTAGCTTTTAAGCAAGAAGTTGAAAATAAGCAGAAAGATGAATTAATTGCTTCTTTCTATATGCTTTCTGATGAAGATAAGAAGGATGTTATTGCAAATAAAATAAATTATTCTTTAGAGCAAATTGAAGAAAAACTTTCAGTCATTTGTTTTAGAAAGAAAGTTAATTTTAGTACAAATGAAGTAGGCAATACATCAGATCAAGATTCAGAACCTACTGCTACAATGTTATTTAATTTAAATAACCATCAAGCAGATGAATTACCTGCTTGGCTTAAACCAGTAGAAGATGTTCATAATCGCAATAATTAAAATAGGAGGAAATACAAATGGCATTTACAAGAAATGGCTTTGGACAGGTAGAGCCTAATCAGCTTTCTGCTCAAAAGACAGGTCAGATTTATGCAAGCCTTCCACTTGATACTGCAGTAGAAGTGCTTCAAAATGGCGAGTTTATGTATTATGACTACGCTAACAAGAGTGTAAATGCAGGCAAGGCTGCTGCAACTGGTGTTGTTGCAACCCAGGGCGAGCCAATGCTTGTTTTTAATGAAATTAAATTATATGAGCCTTTCTGGAGAACTTCTTACAAAGATTTCGCTATGATTAGAGTTGGTGACAATTATGTTACTTCTAGATTAGCTACTGAAAAATATGGTGAGAATGCGGATCTCGTTCAGGCTTCTTATCAGAATCATAATTTAGAGTATCAGTATCGTATGGCTGGCATTGCTCCTCGTCTTTTTAAGACCAATATTGGTGATATTTATACTACAAACATGGTAGCTCTTACAAAGAAAGAGGGCGAAACTGAAGTTGAAATTACTTATGCTGTTGGTGATATTCTTGCTCCAGAAAAGGTCACTCATACAGCTTCAGATGGTACTAGCACTTATGAAACTTTAGTTCTTACTCCTCAGGATTCTCTTCCTGATGCGGGTATGGCTTGGATGGTAGTTCAGGTTTATACAATGCCTGATGGTCAACCTGGACTTAAGCTCCAGAGAGTACAGTAAAGGAGGATAAGATAATGGCATTAGCGTTTAATGAATTATTAAAACTTGCGAAGACCGTTGCTCATGCTAAACCTTCTGCTCCTACAGCTTATTCTTTTGGAGAGAAGAGTTATAGTTACAGCGAAATGAATGAAGCTCTTCGTGTTGAGTTTGCGGCATTAGCTCCTGATTATAGAACTTATAAGATTAATCAGAATACAATTTTTGCTTTAATTGAGCAAACTATTGATGATGTCCTTCCTGCAAAGGTTATGGAACAGTATTCTCAGTTTGCTGATATTAAGACTTTTGCACAAGGCGATAAGCCAATTTTCACTCAGAAAATTACTACTGCTTCTCGTAGACGTGCTCAACAGTTCATCGGTAAGGTCGGGCTTGCTGGTCTCTATGAGGTCTTTAAGCTTGATGGTCGTAGCTATGAAGTTGCTACCAATGCTATTGGTGGTGCTGCTCAGATTGGCTTCGAAGAGTTCCTTGATGGCCGTGTAGATTTTGCAGATGTTCTTGATATTGTTATGGAAGGTCTTGATAGATGTATCTACAAGGAAATTGAGGCTCAGCTTATCGGTGCAATTGGAAATATTCAGCCTACTAATTTTGATACTGATAATAGCTTCGTAGAGTCAAAGATGGATAATTTACTTTCTATCGCTGATTCTTATGGTAAGGCTGCTATCTATTGTACTTTTGAGTTTGCGGCAACCATGTGGCCATCAGATAATCGTATGTCTGATGCTATGAAAGACCAGGCTTGGACTGGCAATGGTTATGTTGCTAGTTATAAGGGTCACCAAGTTATTGTTCTTCCTCAGTCTTATGATGACGAGACAAATACTCTTAAGACAATTGATCCTTCTTATGCTTATATTATTCCTGTAGGCGCTGAGAAGCCGGTCAAGATTGCTTTCGAGGGTGGAACAATCGTTGATGAATATACAAATTATGATAGATCCAAAGAGGTTCAGGTATATAAGAAAGTCGGTGTAAGAGCTATCTTCTCCAATGCTATTTGCGTATATCAGAACACTAAATTAAAGAGAACTAAGAGTTAATTTGTACTTTGATAATAAAAGAGGGGAAGGTAAATTTATTTTATCTTCCCCCGTTTTTTGTTAGGTTTAGGAGATAAAAGGAGATTTATTATGGAAAATGAAAAAAGAATGGTTATGGTGAGAAACCGTAATGTTGGTAGTACTGGTTATACATTAGATAATGGTTTTCACAGACAGTTTGAGCATAATGAAGTTAAAAAAATTCCTTTGGAAGAATTGCAGCAACTTAGTTATGCTCCAGGCGGAGAATATATTTTAAAGAATCTTTTAGTTATTGATGATAAATCTGCGCTTGAATATTTAAATATGACAGTTGAACCAGAATATTTTTATTCTGATGAAGATATTAAAAAGATTCTTATTGAGGGGAGCCTTGATCAGCTTGAAGATACTTTAAATTTTGCTCCAGAAGGAGTTATTGAAAGTTTAAAGCGGTTTGCTGTAGAGCTTGAAATTCCAGATGTCAGAAAGCGTGATATGATTAGCGCAAAGACTGGTTTTAATATTACTAGTGCAATTAATGTTAATCATGTTCTTGCGGAAGGTGTTGATGAAGAGCCTAAACCAGAAGCTCCAAAGCGAAAGGCTAGCCCAATTACAGCTTCAACTACCCCTGAGAGAAAAGCAGCTGCTCCCGCAAGCAAGTATAAAGTTGTTGGGTAAAAGAGAGGTTTAATAATGGATGGAGTCAAAAGAACATATTTTTCAACCATCTATGATAGTTTTTTAACTCGTGTAACTTCAGATATGTATATGGAGTTTACTGAACTTGATACATTAAGAGCATTACAAGATTTATTAATTGCTGCAATTTCGAGATTTGAATTCCCGCGTTTTGATATATATGATTATGTCGAAGGCGAATGGGAATATGGAACTTATTGCGGAGTTGAAAGTGATAATAAAGAAGTGCCATCTACAGCTTTGGTAGGTGGCTCTTTTAATGTAGATTTAACGCCAGAAGAAGTTAATATTCTATCATTATGTATGGTTATAGAATGGTTAGGTCAACAGTTAGCAACAACAGAATTGACTAAAATGAAATATACTGGATCTGATTTTAAAATGACTTCACAAGCAAACCATATGGCTAAATTAAGAAATCTTATAGATAATGCTCATAAAGATTGTTTTCATTTACAAAGACTTTACAAGAGAAGAAAGATTGTAGATGGTGAAGTTAGATCAACGGCTGGTATAATTATGACTCTTCCTACTTATGGATATAAAATATAAAGTTAGGAGGAGAGATAAGTGGTTTTGGAAAAATATAATGTTGAAATTCAAAATGAAGCTATATTAAAAAATATAGATAAAATTACTAACCAGATATTTAAATTATTACCTTATAGAGAAGAAGGCGGTGAATGGATCCCGCCATTGCAAAATTTAATTATTGAAATCTCTGGTATGAATGTTCTATTAAAAGATCATACTGATTTATTTCCTTTGTTATGTAAATTAGAAGCGCTGCTCTCTCTTACAGAAGAAAGTGATTTTTATTTGTTTAGAAAAACCATTTTTGAATGTTTAGGATTATGCAATTCCTTAAAGAAAGTGGTGACATAATGAGTGGATTAGATAGAATGAAAAAAAGAATGGAATATGATGGCGGTTACACTCAAGATGACAGAAATGTTAAAGGAAAATGGCTTTCTTTTAGGTCTGCTTGCGAAAATTCTTATCAAGCGGAATGGATTACATTTAATGATAAAAAGTGTAGATGTTTGATTAATCCCGATAAATTAAAAGAAGACTATGATCAAAAAATGATTAGTATTGATTTTAAGTATGGCATGAAGAATGGTTCTGTTTTTTATTGGGATAGAACAAATACATATTGGTTAGCATATCTTCAAGATTATAATGAAGAGGCATACTTCAGAGCATCCATTCGCAGATGTGATTATGAAATTGATGTTGATGGTCATAAATATAGAATTTATTTGCGGGGGCCAGTAGAAACTGCAATAATCTGGAGACAAAAACATCAAATTGAGACAAATGATTTAAACTATTCTATTCTTTTTTATATTGAAAAAAATGAAGAAACAACAAATTTCTTTGAACGCTTTAAGGTTTTAAAATTTGACGGTCATAATTGGCGGGTTGCCGCAGTAGATAGGTATTCTCAAAATGGAATTATTGAAGTTTATATGGAAGAGTACCATGACAATCCTATGGAAGACGCAATGGTAATTCCTGAAATTATTAATCCAGACCCCATGCGGCCACATATCGACGGCCCGCAGGTTGTTCGTCCATATGACACAAATTTATCTTTCTCTATTGTTGGATTAACCAATGGAGCGTTTGTAGTTAATTCTTCTAAAGTTAAAATTATAAAACAGGATTCTTCTTCATGCATTTTAGAAATTTTAACAGGAAAAGCTGGAAATTTCACTTTATATTATAAAACAGATAATGAAGAAGAAACTGTTAAATTAGATATTATGATTAAATCATTTTGATTTAAAGGAGATAAAAGGATGCGTAGTGGTAAAAATTTTATAGGAGAATTTGATTCTTCTTTTCTCTCTTGTGAAAAAGATGCCGAAGTCATTATAAGAAAACTATTTGTTGATAGTAGACCTTATAGTGATGAATTAAAAAGATTGCTTTTAATTAATACAAAAGATTGTCTAGACGATAGAACTAATCCTGTTTATAAAGATAAAATTGCACAAACTTCTCTTGCAGATTTGATTGATCAAGGATATATTCGTTGTAAACCACAGTTAAAAATGGGTGAAAATCAAGAGGTTAAAAGTTATATTATTCTTTCTTTTGATAATTTTACTCAAACTTCAAATTTACATTATAGAGATTGTATTGTTGAAATTGATATTTTGTGCCATATTGATGCTTGGGATTTAGGTAATTTTAGACAACGTCCTATAAAGATTATGGGATATATTGATGGCATTCTCGCAAATAATAAATTAACAGGTATTGGTAATCTTGAGTTTGTTAGTGCAAATGAACTTGTTTTAAGTGAAGAGTTAGCTGGCTATTGTTTAATGTATAGAGCCGTACATGGTGATGATGATATGATTGAACCTGGGGAATAATTTATGAATAATGAATTATTATTATTAACAGGAAAAGATATACCTTTTATAGAAGCACAGGTCAATATTCATCAACCAACAATAGATGAAATTTCACTTATAAATGAGGAAAATTTTTTTGCGGGTTGTCAATTTTTAAATTTTTCTAAATCTTCTTTATCTGAAAAGGACAAAATAGGTTTAGAAGATAAGTCAGATTTTGAAATATTTATGTCAATGATGTGTAGTAAAGAGAAGATTCAATATAGAAATAGTGCTATGATGGTTTTAGCATTATTATTTCCAGATTATCAAATTAAAGTAACTAATACGGAAATACTTTTATTTAATGAAAATTCTTCTACTCGCATTAATGCCTTAAATTATGATGCTTTTAAAGATATTGTGAATACAATGTTTGAATTAAAATCTGATTTAACGGCAAATCAATATAATCCAGGTGATGCTCGCGCAAAGAAAATTGCTGAAAAACTTGCTAAAGCTAAAGAAAAAGTAGCAAAAGAAAAGGGTATTAATACTCATAAAGTAGCAATTTTTAGTAGATATATTTCTATTTTAACTGTTGCTTTACGAAAGGATATGAATACTTTTAATCATTATACAGTTTTTCAGTTAAAAGATGAATTTACAAGATGGCAAAAGCAAAATGCTTTTGAAATGTATGTAAAGATGAAACTTGCGGGTGCTGAAAATTTGGATGAAGTAGATGACTGGATGAATGATATTCATTCTTAATCTAAAAAAATTGCAATTATTTTAGAGGAGGATTAAAACATGGTTACTCGTTTCGGAAGCCGTGAAATTTGTGATGTCACCTTTAAAGCAACTGTAGACGGACAGAAGATTGGTAACAAGACTTTCAAGAAAGGTCAGCCAGTTTTTATTATTGATACTGCTACTGCTTCTTCAATGGAGCAAGCTACTACAACTGTTTATGCACAGGGTGGTAGAGGTTATAACCGTCTCATTGCATGGGAAGGTGAAAAGACTGTAACATTTAATGTTACTGATGCTCTTATGAGTCCTATGGGTCTTGCTATGTTAACTGGCGCTGGACTTGCTGATGCAGGCGCAGGGAAAGACTTAAAGCATATTCATATGACTTATGATGTTTCTCTTGATGCAACTAATGGTACTGCAACAATTACAGCAAGCGAACTTGAAAATGAACTTGGTGTTAGCCTTGACACTGACCTTACAGCATTTAATATTTGCTATGAGACAAATTTCAAGCCTTATGCAACTGTTCTTGACACTAATGGTGCTGTTATTGATTGGGTAGATTCTTCTAAGATTACTCTTTCAAGTGCTGGGACTGCAACAATTGAGGGTACTCTTCCTGTTGATAAGACAAATGCTCTTACTATTACTGCAGCTGAATATAAGGGAAAGACTATTAAGTTAGATTTCTATGTTGTTATGAATGCTAAGGCTACTCAGATTACTATTAAGCCTGATAGCTTTGGTGGAACTTTCTATGTTGAGGCTGATACTCTTTATAGAAACCAGGATGGAATTGATATGGCTGCTACTCTTACCTTCCCTAAGGTTAAGATTCAGTCTGGATTTACTCTTTCTATGGCTCCTACTGGAGATCCTTCAACATTTGATTTCGTCATGGATGCTATGCCTGGATATACCTACTTTGATCGTACAACTAAGGTTGTTTGTGACATTATGGTTGTTGGTGATGATGCTAAGGCAAGCGATGAAAATGCACATGAGGATCACTCCCCAAACCCATAACGCCTGACCTTGACATTGACAGTGTCGGTAAAGTTGCCGCAATTGCGGCAACTGGAACCGATGGGTTAAAGGCTCAGGCAAACCAAAATGCGATTACAATTAGTGCGGGAGCCTCTGATAATGAATTTGTAATTACTGTTGATCCAGCTGGTGCTGCTGATGTAGAAGGCAATCCTCCAGATGGTGATGATAAGTTATTTATGTTCTTATCAAGTGATCCTGCCCAAGCAGCATTAGGTCCTGCTGAGTGGGTTGCGGTTGCAATTGCTACAAATAAGACTCTTACAGATCTTACTTGGCAAGGGGCTGCTTTATCTCAAGCAGATATTGATGAAGCAACTGCTAACGGATTCCCAGGTGGAAAGACAGTTATCTGGTGGGTTCGTTATAATGAAATTTCTACTGGTATTAGTAGAACAATTAGTGATGGCGATACAAGTATTACTGTTACTATTAAAAAATAATGCGGCGGCCCTCGCTGAGAGGCGCCTAAAAGCGGGAGTCGGGAAACCGATTCCCGCTTTTTTGTTTTATATAAAGGTGGTGATATTTTGGCTTTTCATTATAGTGATGAAGAAAGTTTTGAAGAAGTTTTAAATAATGCTCATAAAGCTTTTATAAGCCGTTTTAAAAGAATTAATAATAAAAAAGAGGCTCAAGAATTAGAAAGAATATTATCAGAAATAAAATTAACTGCAAGAAGTTTGAGTTCAAAAAGAGATCCTGTTAGTCAAGAATTGTATGATCAATATTTAGAACTTATTAATACAGCTACTAATATACAAAATTTAAATAGAAAAAATAAATTTTCTGCATCCGGTTTATTCTCTAGAACACATGATACAAAAACTTCTACCAAAGCTGCAGATGATATTTTTGAAGAAGATTTAGCAGCTATTTTGGCCGCAGGAGAAATATTAAATGGGTCTTCTTTTGTTAATCTTGAAACATATTTAACAGGAGGAAAAAGTGCTAGTTCTCGCGCTTTAAATAATTTTCAAAAAGAAATCGCTGAAGATACTCCTATTAATTTAATTAATGAAATGGCAAAAAAAGCTAAATATAGGTATCAAGCTTCAAATTTAAGAGTTAATACTGGAAAAATAGATGTGAAGGGTTATTCAATCAATATGGAAATTTCTAAAGATTTACCTTTTAATATTCAACGATTAATGGAATTGATGAAAGATGCTACTTTTACTGCAAAAAACTATAAAAGTTTTAAACAAGGCGAATTTGTAGATATTGATGAAATAGGACTTCATTTAGGAAATACTAATTTATATAAAGCTATTACTGGTGCTTTAAGTGAAATTGGAGTTGGGCATAAACAGCAACAAAGTATTTTTTATAGAGGTGCTTATACTTATATTAATAATAGACATAATTTAGCACAAGAAGTTGCTACACATTTTGGACATATGAGAATGATTTATGAATTAAGAGGTTCTGGTTTATTAGATGAAAGTGGCCAGCACGTTACTTATGCAAAATATTTAATTTATAATGATCCAAGTAGTGATGCAATTTATGTAAGAGATACTGCAAGTTTATTATATGAAATGATTGATTCTAATACGAGTAAATTATTTGGAAGTATTTCTATTTCGGCAGGTAAAGTAAAAAGTAATTAAAATTTGACAAAATTAAAAAATTTTGTTATAATATAAAAAAGGATATTAAAGGAGGCTAACTATGGCAGCAAATAAAATTACTTTTACAAAACTTGCTTTGAAGAAGCAAGATAAATCAGCAATAATTGATATTGGCGATGCGAAAATTGAAGTTAAACAATATCTTCCAATTGAAGATAAAATTAAAATTGTTGAAAGTGTTTTAAGGAATTCCGCAGATGATAATAATTTTGCAAATCCTATTAAAGTAGAGGTTTATTTTAATCTTGAAATAATTTATAATTATACAAATATAACTTTTACAGAAAAACAAAAGGAAAATCCTACAAAGTTATATGATTTACTTGAGGAGAATGGCATCTTTGAGGCAGTGGTTGCCGCAATTCCTGAAAGAGAATATTCAAATCTTCTCTCTTGGACAGAGGAAGTAATTGATGCTTTTTATAAATATCGTAATTCTGCAATGGGAATAATGGAGCAGATTTCAACTGATTATTCTGATATGAATTTAGATGCAACCCAGATTCAAGAAAAAATTGCAGACCCTAATAATCTTGCTTTATTAAAAAATATTGTAGATAAGTTAGGGTAAAATACATTCATCATTCTATTGTCGTTTTTAATTATAATAAGAGTGATGAAAAGGAAAATGGCTAGAGTATCTCACTCTAGCCATTTTTTTTGTTATATAAAGATAGAAAAGGAGAAATGTAAATGGCTAAACAGTTAAATGTAAATCTTCAATTTACTGCTGATACTCAGCAAGCTCAAAAGCAATTACAAGATTTACAACAATCTTTAACGAAAATTGTGCAATCTGCAGGTATGAATTCTCCTTTTGGTCTAACTAAAGAAATTGGGTCTGCAGTTGAACAAGCAAATAAATTACAAATAGCTTTACAAAGAGCAACTACAGATACAGGAAAATTAGATTTAGGGCAGTTTCATCAAGAATTACAAAAAACTAATTTAGATGCATCGAAAATTGCTCAAAGTCTTATATCATTAGGACCTGAAGGACAAGCTGCTTTTTCAAAATTAGCACAATCTGTTACGATAGCAGAGATTCCATTAAAAAGAAGTAATACTCTTTTAACTCAATTTGCCACTACGCTAAAGAATACTGCTAGATGGCAAATTTCTTCTAGTATTCTTCATGGATTTATGGGTTCATTACAATCAGCATATTATTATGCTCAAGATTTAAATGAATCATTAACAAATATTCAAATTGTAACAGGTCAAAGCTCTGAACAAATGGCAGAATTTGCGAAACAAGCAAATGAAGCTGCAAAAAATTTATCTACTACAACAACAGCATATACAGATGCAGCACTTATTTTCTATCAACAAGGTTTAACAGGAGAAGACGTAACTAAAAGAACCGATACAGTTATTAAAATGGCAAATGTAACAGGAGAGTCTGCTGCAGATGTTTCTTCTTATATGACTGCAATTTGGAATAACTTTGATGATGGAAGTGAAAGCCTTGAACACTATGCTGATGTAATTACGGCTCTTGGTGCGGCAACTGCATCTAGTTCTGAAGAAATTGCACAAGGTTTAGAAAAATTTGCAGCTATTGGAGAAACAGTTGGTTTAAGTTATGATTATGCAACTTCTGCATTGGCTACTGTTGTTGCAAATACTCGTCAAAGCGCAGATACTGTTGGTACGGCATTTAAGACTATTTTTGCTCGTATTCAAGGGTTACAATTAGGTGAAACACTTGAAGACGGAGTTGATTTAAATAAGTATTCTAAAGCCCTTGATGCAGTAGGAGTTTCTGTTTTAGACGCTACTGGGAATATGAGAGATTTGGATAATATTCTTGATGATTTAGCTATAAAATGGGAAACTTTATCTTCTGCTCAGCAAACTGCTTTAGCACAAACTGTTGCGGGAACTCGTCAATATAATCAATTAGTTGCTTTAATGAACAATTGGGGAGACATGCAGACAAACCTTGCTACTGCAAGAGATTCTGAAGGCACTCTTCAACAGCAACAAGATGTCTATGCTGAAGGATGGGAAGCTGCAAATAAAAGAGTTAAAGCTTCTTTTCAATCAATATATACTGATTTAGTTGATTCTGGCTTTTTTATTAAATTAGCAGATACTATAACAATTGCTGTTGATGGAATACATAATCTTATTCAAAGTTTAGGCGGCTTAAAAGGTTTATTGCCTATAATAAGTTCATTAATGTTATCTGCTTTTGGTAAAGATATTAGTAAAGCTATTTCAAATGCTGCTTATAATTTTCAATTATTTACTAAAAAGGGGAAAGAGCAAATAATTGAAATGAGAACTGTCTTTAATCAAGAATTACAAAATATGACTAAAGATAATTCTCTTGATTTATCATGGATTTATCAACAACAAGGTACTTTACAACAGCAATTAATTGATAAAACAACTCAATTACAACATGCAAATATTGAGCTTTCAGAAATTGAACAACAGCAAATTAAAATGTTAATGGATGAGAATGCTCTGTACGCTGAGCAATATCAATTTGCAATGAAGCAATTGGAAGTAATACAAGAAGAAATTGCGGTATTGCAACAAAAAGCTGTTATTCAATCAAAAGGTATGGATTTAAATTTACCTGAGGGAGCTTCTTTATCTCAATATTTAAATAATTTAAATAATATATCTGAAAAGTGGGAAGAAGTTTATAGAATTAAAGAAGCTTTTAATGACACATCGGGTAGTTTTGGAGATAGCGCAGCATTAAAAGCTTTAAAAGAATTTAAAAAAGCTTTGGAAGATATAAGTCCTGTTATGCAAGATGATACAGGATATATCGCTGAAATGTATAATGCTTTAGATAAATTACAAAATGCTAAAGGACCTAAAGAAATAGATAAAGCATTTATTGAATTAGAAGGCACTTTAGAAGCAATTGGTACTAGTCAGTTTGATAATTTAATTAATAATATTGATAGTACTACTAAAGAAGGTAAAGCTTTAATTAAAACTTTAGAAGCTTTACAAAGTAAATGGAGTCAGCATGGAGACGCTGTTTTTCAAACATCTAAAGCTTATCAAAATATTAATAATAATTTTAAAACTACTGAAAAAACAATTCAAAATTTTTCAGGTAAAATTCCTAGTTTAAGTGATAAATTTATACAAAGTGCCACTTCTGCAAGTCGTTTTGTTATGGGAATTAATTCTTTAAAAAGTGCTTTTGAGGCTTTTAAAGACGGAGATTTATTTTCTGGATTTACATCTTTATTATTTGCAATTCCTGCTATTAAGCCTGTATTAGAAGGTTTTAAAGATATTCCTGTAGTTGTAAATGGAATTAAAGCAGCCTCTCAACAAACAAGATTATTATCAGAATCTATAATGGCGGAAACTGCAGCAACGCAGGCTTCTGAGGTTGCTAATAAAAAAGAAGCAATTTCTAAAGAAGCAAGAATTGCTGCTGATGCATTATTAGCAAAAGAAAAAAATGTTGTAGTAGAAACTGAAATTAGAGGTCTTGCTAAAGTTATTACAGCAGAAGAACTTGAAAAACTTAAAAATGGTGAACTTACAATTTCAGAAATTGCAAAAAATCACGAAAAAGAGCTTGGCTTAAAAATTGATGCAAGACACTTTACAAATAGCCCTAAACGAATTGCAGCATTAGAAGCAGAAGCTAATGCAAATTGGGCAGATACCGCTGCGATTGAAGCTAAAAATGCGGCAGAAAGTGCTAGTGCTACTTCTAGCACAGCTGCAGCAGCCGCAGAAAGGGCAGGGGCAGAGGCAACTGCAGGATTAGCTGCTGCGGCAGGAGTCGCTACTATTGCTATTACAGCATTGGTTCTTATTATTGGAGCTGTTGTAAAAGTACAAAAAGAGAAATTAAAACAACAAATTGAAATTGCTAAAGCGCAAATTGAAGAAGCTAATGCAACTCAAAAACAAGTAGATGCTAATGAAGATTTATATAATTCTTATGAAAAATTATACGAACAATATAAAAATGGTGAAGATGTTAAAAGTCAATTAGATGAAACTACTAAACAATTATATGAGTCTTATGGTATTGAAATATCTTATTTAGATGAATTAAATAATAGATATGATAAATATATTGAAAAATTAAGAGAAGCAAGAAAATCAGAATTAGAAGATGCTGTTGGATCTGCGCAACAAGAACAAACTGCAGCAGGCCATCAAATGGTTGCAGCAGCAAGAGGCGGCCGTGGGTATTTATTAGGTGATTATTATAATATTGGATTTAACTATGGTGGATTTGCTGGATTTGGATTAAATGAAGAAAGTGATCGATTAGTAGAAGAACGAGCTAATCAAATGGGAGTAGATCTTGATGCTAAATTTAAAGAAGATGATTATGCTAGTTATGTAGAATATTATGATCAAATAAATAAACTTTTAACTTCAATAGAGACTGATGAAACTTTAAAACCAAGTGATTATCAAAGTTCTGAATATTATAAACAGATGAAAGAATGGCGGGATAGAATGAAAGAATCTGTTGAAGCATATAAAGCAGCAACAGAAGATATTCAAAAATATTCTGCTCAATTAGCAGTTATTCAAACAGACTTTTATAATATTAATTCACTTGAAGAATATGAAAATAAAATTGCAGAAGTTTCGGCTGAACTTGAAAAACAAGGTGTTGAAAATCCAGAACAGGTTGCGAGATCTTATGCTGTTGTAAATAGTGAAGTTGCCAAATCTTTTGATAATCAATTAAAGTTAATTTCAGAATTTGGTGATAAATGGCAAAATTTAACAGATGAAGAAATAAGAAATCTTGTTGAAACATATAGTGATACTGATTTAAATTTAGTTTATAATTTAGGAGTTAATCCTGGATCTATTGAAGAATTTGAACATTATTTAAATTATATACAATCTCTTGCGGAGAGAGAAAATATTACTGTAAAAGTTAATTTAGTAACTACCGCAATGGAAGAGATTAATAAAGATGGTCAAATTTCAGATGAAACATTAGAGCAATTAAAAGAAGAATACTCTGATAAAGATGAAGAATTTTGGAATAATTTAGTTGGAAGCACTAGAGCAGAACAAATAAATATTATAAATGATTTATTAGAAGAACAAACTAAGTTAATTTTAGACAATGCAGAAGCAAGAAAACAGGCATCTAAAGAGGCTCAAGAGAATGCAGAAACTAGACAAGCTGAAATTGAAGGAGAAAATGGTTTATTAGCTCAAGCAAAACGAAAATTAGAAGCTTTAGAAAATGAATCGCACTATGCTTCATGGGATGGGCAAAAAGAAGCAATAGAAGAGGCTAAGAATACTGTTCAAGAATTAGAAAATGAACTTGAAACTTTAAAAAATACAGATTATACGATTGAAATTAATATTGTTGATACTGCTTTAGAAATTTTTGAAAATAGAGTCAATGGTATTATTGATTCTGCAAAAGAAATTAAAAACGCAGTTGAGTTAATCGGAGAAGGATTTATAGTTGCTGCGGGAGATGCTGAACAATTATTTGCAGTATATCCAGCATTACAAAATGCTGCTGAAGTATTAGCTAATGGTGACATTCAATTAAATCAAGAAGTTGTTCAAGCAATTTTAAATGGTAATAAAGAAGTTATTGAATCTAACTCTAAAGTAGAAGAAGCTAAACTTGAAACTCAAATAGAAGTTTTACAAGCTGAAATTAATTATAATCAGCAGAGAATGGAAATTCTTGACAAATATTTAAAAAGTCAAATTAATCAAAAAGAAGCTGAGAATGAATTAAATAAAGCTAGTGCTGAATATAAAGCTAAATTAATTGATGCCGTTGGTGAAACCGAGGTTGAAGCAGCGAGACAATCTGCGCAGGCTAATAAAGAAACTTCAGATGTTGTTTTAGCTAATTTTGATAAAATAGGCGCTCAAGCAAAAGTTTTAGGAAAAGCAATTATTCAGGCTTTAGCTGGACAAGACGTAACTTATAATCCACATTCAGTAGGAGCAACAGCTGGTAATTTATCTTCTTATGAAAATTATGCAGATAAAGCTATCGGTTCTGTTCAAGGAAATAGTGATTTTACTGCTGAAGCAGAAGCTGAAATGGCTCGCTTAAAAGAAGAAACTCCAGAATTAGAAAAACAATTAGCTCATTTCCAATTATTATTATCTAAATTAAGGGCTGGAACTGCGAGTACCATTGAAGCAATCAATGGAGCTGGTAGTGCAAAAGTTGAAAGTGGAGGGCCAGCAAGAGATCCAAAACAAGAAGAACATGAAGAATATGTAGAAGATTTAGCTGATAGATACCATGATTTAAACGAAGCAATTCAAGAAGTGGAGCATTCGATGAGTATGTTGAGTAAACATCAAGATCACTTATCTGGTGCGTCATTAATTGAAGCCCTTCGTAAACAAAATGAATTACTTGTTCAGCAAAGAAAGAACTATGAAGCATTAAATGAAGAACTCATTAAAGAGGCGGGAGAGCTTCAAGGAAAACTTCTTAATTATGGAGCTTCCTTTGGTGCGGATGGCTCTCTTCTTAACTATACCGATACATTTAATGCAATTAAAGCTGAATATAATAATGCGGTTACCGCGTACAACGCAGTCGTTGACTGGTTCAACACTCTTAGTGCTGAAGAACAGGATTCCGTAGGCGAGGCCGCAGTCAAAACAGCTAAAGATGCTTTAGACAATGCGAAAGATACTTATGATAAAGCAAAAGATTATTTAGATCGTTATGATGAAACAATTGATGAAATTCAAAGTAATCAAGAAACAATGCTTGACCAGCTTTATCAAATAATTGAAAATAATCTTAAAGAATTTGAAATTAGTATTCAATTAAATCTTGATGTAAATGAAGCTACTAGAACAATTAATGAATTCTTTAAAACTATTAATAATGACTTTAAAAAGACATATAAATCAATTAAAGATTGGAATGAATTATTTGATATTGCAAGATCAGATACTAATTCATATACAGCGGGTGCGGATGCCACTATACCTACTGACTTAAGAGCATTGCAACAAGTCAAAGATATAATTGATAATCCAGATTATAATTATCTTTCTGAAGATTCTATGTTTGGTAGCCGTGAAGAGGCTATTCAAAAATATAAAGAATTAAATGACCAATTAAGATCTGATGCGGAAGCTCTTTATCATTTGTATGAAGAAACATGGAACACTTATTTAAGTGCCATGGATGAAAGCATTAGCCAATGGCAAGAAGTTGAACAAGAATTTGAAGATATAAATGATGAATTAGATCATTATGCTAAACTTAATGAATTATTATATGGCGGTGAGGATACTCAGCAAGGTAGAGAAAATTTAAACGATATTTATGAAGCACAAATTGAAAATTCTTTACAAAAACAAAAATTTTTACAAGCCCAAGTTGAAGCATGGCAAAAAGAGCGTGAAGAATTGATTGCCGCTGGTGCTCAAGAGGGTGATGAAGATATTGCAAAGATTGATGATAGACTTAAAGAATTAAATAAAGATATTAATAGTGAAATTGAAAATTATGCAGATAGTATTATAAAGAGAATGCAAAATACTAATGCTATTGCGAAAGATAACATGGATAGAGATATCTGGGGTAGATCTTTTAGCGATGTTCAAGAGCGTTGGCAGGATGCGAAAAAACAAGCAGATGGATATTATGATTCAGTAGAAAAGATTTATGAATTACAAAGTTTACAATCTAAGTGGCAAGATGCTATTAACTCTACTTCTTCTGTTAAAACACAACAACAATTAGCTGCTTTAATGAATAAACAGTTAGAGGGGTTAGAAGAAAAGACCGCCTTAAGCGAAACAGATGTTGAATTAGCAGAAAAAGAGTTGGAAGTTTATAAAGCGCAAGTTGAACTTGAAAATGCACAAAATAATAAAAATGCTATGAAATTAGTTAGAAATCAACAAGGTAATTGGGCTTATCAATATGTTGTTGATGAAGATGATGTTGCGGCAAAGCAACAAGATGTTCTTGATAAAACTAATCAATGGCGGACAGCATCTATTAATGCAGCTGAAGAAGTTCAAAATAAAATATATGAAGCATATGAAGAATTCACTTCGAGATTATTAGCAATTGAAAATGATGTTACATTATCAGAACAAGAAAGAGCTGAAAAAGTTGAATATCTTAATAACCTCTATTGGGGTAGTGATGGTATTATTACAAAAGCGGTAGAAGATTCTAACTTTTATCAACAAAAGGCAAATGAAGCAACAGTTATTGAATTAGGTGGATTATATCAAACAGATAAAGAAAATTATGAGAAAATGACTGGCGCGGAAAAATCATTAGTCGATGAATTAAATAGGCATGGAATAACATCTTATGAAGGCTTAAGAGATGCTGTTATAAAGGATACTTATAAACCATTGATTGATGGAGCTAAAGCGGTTAATACAGATTCTACTATATCTTGGAAAACTCTTGCTGATACAGTTAATAGATTAATGACAGAAGATGGAACAGGTGTTTTACCTAAAGTAACTACGGCGGAAGGCGCAATGCAGCAAGCTTTTGATCAATATAAAATAGATGTTACAAATAGTGAAGAAGCAATTAAAAAACCATGGAGTAATGTTGCTGGGGAAGTAGGAGGAGTTCGAGATCGCATAGGTGAAGCAGCCCAGAACATTGGAAATTTAATAGGTCAAACAAATGCTTTAAGTGAATTTAGAACAGTTGTTGAAAAAGTTGGTACTGCTTGGGGTGATGTTGAAACGGCCATCAAAAATGCGGTTGGCGAATTAGCTAATTATCTTGAGTTATTAAAACAACCTACTCAAATTCCTCAACCTAGTACACCAAATATTACACCTCAAGCAAGTGCGGGAGGCACGCCTAGCACTGGAAACTCATCTAATACAGGAAGTACACCTGCTGTTGAAAGCTCACCAACGCCCGCTCCTAGTGGACCATCTAATGAACCTTGGTATACTCAAAAACTTACAAATGGTGGTACGAATGTTTCTGAACGAAAGCAATGGGATACTGAACAAGCAGCAAGAGGTTACATTAATGCGCAAGGTGGAACAGTATTAGGAGTAAATGGACATGTTATAGCTTGGGAAAAAGCTGAAAAAATTGAAAGATGGAAAGCTGTGGGAATTGATGCTTATGGTCATAATGCAGAAAGTAGTGGATTTGATTCAAAAGAGGCTGCTGAAGATGGAGGAAAAAAATTAGTGGAGAGTAGACAATGGAGAACATTCACTGGTGCTCAACAATATGCAACAGGTGGCTACACTGGTGAATGGACTGGCTCTGAAGGTAAGTTAGCACTTCTCCATTCAAAAGAATTAGTATTAAATGCAGATGATACTGAAAATATGTTAAATGCAGTTTCTATAATCAGAGACATAGCTAATATTGGAAACTCATTTGCTAGTTCGATAGCTAGTGGATTAAGGGGTATGGTAGCTAATATATTGGGTGTAAAGAGCGGAGAGATTGCGGCCGCCGCATCTAATGAAAATACAAATAATACATTTAATATTACCGCACAATTCCCTAATGCGAATAGTGTTGCAGAAATTCAAGAAGCAATTCTTAGTCTTCCAACATTAGCATCACAATATCTTGCACAAAGAAATGTATAAAATGAGAGGGGGCAATAGCCCCCTCTTTTTTATTGGACTTATTACATTAATTTATTTAAATAACTTTTCTATTTATATAGCAATAAAATTTGACAAATTACAATATTTTTGATATAATATAAGAGATAAAAGGAGGTTTATCATAATGAATGAACTTCAAACTAGCTTATTTGAGGCTATGAAGGCATTTGCGGATAATGCAAAACAAAATAGTAATGCCACATTAACAATTGAAGCTAGCATAATTGATATTATTGATGAAGGTAAAGGGGAATATAAAGTTAATTATTTAGGACAAAAATTTTCCGCCTTTACTAATAATCCTAATTTAGTGTATTCTGTTGGCGATGATGTTTTTGTATTAGTGCCTGATGGTAATTTTGATAAAAAGAAAACTATATTAGGTTTGTCTTCTCCCCAAGCTACATATTCTACTGTATCTGATGATGAAGATAATAATATTACTTATTATGATTTAAGTGATAACTTATTAGATTTTACTAGATTAGATGATGACCATTGGTATAATGGTATGTTAAGTCTTTCTTCTTATGAAGAAATACCTGTAGATTATGGTGACGGAGAAATACTCTATATTAATGCTAAACATGACGAAGATGAATTTAGTGCATTCAACAATCCTACTGTCTTTATAGATAGTTTAAATAATTATTTAAAATATTCTCGTGTATTAAAATTAAGTTTTTTAGTAAAAACAGATTTATTGTTAGAAAGACAAAATTCTGGCAGATATGGTATTTCTATTTATGGGTCAAAAGGAGATGACACATTTACATCTATTTATTCATTAAATACAGATAATATGTTAGGTAATCCATATAGATATACAGAATGGACTCCGCAAACATTATATATTACAGTAGATGATGATTTTGGAATTGATAAAGATACAGATTCATTTTGTTTATCTTTCTTTTGTTATGGATTCCCATTAGATAACAGTCATCTTCCTAGTAAAGACATTTACATTAAAAATATTTCTTTAAAATCTGTTGCGGCAATCGCTCAAGATGAAAATGGTTACATCTTAACCTTAAATGCAACTGAAGGCTTATTTTTTAATGAAGGGTATAATCCAGTTAAAAAGATAACTCCTACTTTAAAAATCAATGGAAAAACTGTTGATTTTATGCATGGAAAAGATACAAAAGTATTCTGGTTTAAACAGAATAGTATGATTAACGCACAGAATGAAAGATATTTAAGTTATGCGGGGCCGGGTTGGGAGTGTTTAAATGAGTCTACGGGAGTAACAAACAACCCTGATGGTAGCGTTACATTAGATTGGGTTACAAATAATAGTACATTAATTGTTAATAAACAAGATATTTATGATACAATGATATATAAATGTATTATTATTTATGATGGAAAACAGGTTTCCGCAAATATAGAATTAACTAATACAATTAGTAATGCTTTTCTCGTATTAAATACAACTACTGGTTCTAAAAAATATGTACGAAATGCTGGTAAAGTAGAATTCGTTACAGATGTCTATTTTACTAATGACAGTTATACAAAAACTAGTGCTTATAAAAATAGATTTATTTATTATTGGGGAAGAAGAGATAAGAAAGGTAAATATATTGATGATAATAGTATTGTCAATGTTGATGATTATAATATAACTTCAAATGGCATTACAGCAGAATCATTAAATGAATGCGTATCTAAAAATGTTAGAGGTATCGTTCAGCCTTTATATGAAAGTATTTTTTCAATTCCAGTTTCTTTAATAGATGAATCTAATACTTTCTATTGTACTGCACTTTATGTTGATGACAATAATAATCTTATTACTATTGGTACAAAAGAAATTATAATTACAACAACTGATTATGAAGGTTATCAATTAATTGTTGATAATGAAAATACTTTATATAAATATGATGTTGATGGTGATAGTCCTATGGGTGAAGCTTATGATGGCCCATCTACATCTAAGATCACTGCAACAAAACCATTAACATTTAGAGTTAATAAACCAGATGGAACTGAATTAACTGATAGTGAATATTTGGCTTTACATTATGTTTGGAAAATTCCTAAAAATTCTTTATTTGTAGTTAGAGAGTATACAGATGAAGATGATGATTATAAATATGTAAGAGGAACTGATGGGCATGATGTAGGATTAAGTTATGGGATAGCTAGCCGCTTTTCACCGGCTGCCGCAGATAAAAAATTAACTTTGACTATTGATTTTAATGGAACAACAATAGAAAAGCAAGTTAATATTATTTTTATGAAAGAAGGTGAAGGTGGAACTAATGGGACTGCGTATGCGGCGGTCCTTGTTTCGGGAGCTTCTATCGAGAGCGAGTGTAGTCCTTATTCTGATGATAAAAAATTAATTTATAAAATGTCAGAGGAAAAGGGAGGATATTTAATATATTTTTTTAATTATTCTACAAACAGTTGGGATTTTGATAGTAGTAGCTATTATCCTATTTATCCTAGAGTATATCGAGATAGTGAATTATTAGATCCTAGTGCTTATAATATTGAGTATTCTATGTTTGATAGTTCAGAGAAATCTGGCACAGCAAATCCTTATTTTGAGATTCCTGAAGGGGAAAAAGGTGGAAATACTTCAGGTAAAGGAATTGTAATACATAGTGAAAACCCTAATTATAATCCAGAAGAAGTTCCTTGTACTGTTTTACAGGCTAAAATAACGGTATATCCTGGTAATGCGGGTACACCGCGTGGCAATGATAGGCCTTTAGGATCTCCATTTATTATATACGCATATTATCCTATTGATATATTTTTTGTTTATGATTATATGAATAGGGATTTATTACCAAAAATTAATAATGGGTTTAATCAAGTAATGTATGAATCAGATGGTACAAATCCTTCTTATTCTAGTTCTCAATTTACTTTTGATTTATGTTCGTTGACCTCTTCAGAAGATGCTGGGACTATCGACTCTATATTGGACAATGAGAATACTTACTATACATTAACTGCAAATGGAGATACTATTGGAGGACATTTAAAATTAAATGGTACTCCTACTGTTTTAGAGTCCGGTTCGACTATTGCTATGCAAGTTAAGCCAGATATGAAATATGATGATGGTAATGCTCATACTTATGTAAGTGCAGTAATTACTCAAAATAATACTAATTGGAATTCTAAAAAATTACAACAAAAACAAAATGAATTAGAAGATAAGCTTGATAAAATAGGTAATCAACTTAGCCAATTAGAAAATAGTAAAGAGGCATTACAAAGTTTTGCTAATGAATTTAATTTTAATAATTATATTAATGCATTAAAAGAATTACAAACATTTTTAAATGAAAAAGAAACAGGTATTATTAAATTAAAAAATATTCTTCAATATTGTGATGAAATTTTATCTTATATAAATATTCAAAAAGCTTTTAATAATCCTAATATTGAATATGTATGTTATAGCACTATTGATGTTATAAATACATTAATGATTGATGTATATCAAGCGCAAAAACAGATTAATCATTTAGATAATAGTCCAGGATATACTCCTAGTGATTTAATTTCATTAAGTTCAGATGAAATACCTTGGGATTCTACTATTGAGGAAAATTATAAAAATAGCTTAGGCTTAAATTGTATGATTACAATAAGGTCTGCAAAAGATGATATTAATAATAATATTTCCGCATATCAAAATATTTATGATTTATTATTAAATACTTCTAGTGAAACTATTGATAGTTTTAATGGAATTATAAATGATATTACTTCTGCTTGCAGTTATATTACTGATGATAAATTACCTGAATATGTTGATTTAAAAAATAAAATTCTTAAATATTTAGATGAATTTAAAAAGCATTCTTCTATTACAGAATTAATTAATATTTTAAATCAAATGTATTTTAATGTTTTAAGAGGTACTTTTGATTTAAGCGGGAGCTCTTTAAAATTATCTGCTGCAACGGAAAATTATTTTGAAAAAACAGAAAATAATTTGAAGATTCAAGGAAATTCGATTTCTGCTTTATATAATTATGTTTATAATTGTAGACGTCGTTGGCAAAACGGACTTCCTATAGAATTGGCTAGATATGTTCGTTCAATTCCTATTTATTATAGTAGAATAGGCCTTGCTGAATTAGATGCATGGGATGGAAATAAAGTTGATATTGGTGATGACTATATATTAACGCCATGGATGGGTGCTGGTAAAACTGATACTGAAAATAAATTTACTGGTATACTCATGGGAGCCGTTATGAAGAGGAGCGGCCGCCACATAGGTTTATTTGGTTATAGTAAAGAAATTCAAACTTTATTTTTAGATGCGGAAAAAGGTTCTGCAATCTTTGGAAAAGCGGGTAATGGACAACTTTATTTAGATCCAGATAAAGATCAATTAATGATATATAGTTCTAACTTTTGGAAAAATTATACAACAGATGGCTATCCAAATGGCTATGATCCAACGAATGAAAATGGAGAAGGATTATGTATTAATTTTTCAGAACCTTATATTAGATATGGTAATGGGAAGTTTACTGTCGATAAAAATGGTAATGCACATATTGGCGGAAATGGTGATAGTGATGTAGGTGGATGGGATATCCATGATACATATTTAGCTTCCGCAAATTATGAATCAAGTGGGCATACTGTTGGTATTAAATTAGATGCTTTAAATAATGCTATTATTTTTGGAGCTTCTGATGGTGTAATTTATTCTGGACAACATGATTCTCTTGATAAAACGGAGCCTGGTTTTTATTTAAGTAATCAAGGAATTTCTATTGGGAAAGGCTTTCAAGTTGATGAAGGTGGAATTCTTCGTTTAGGAAATCCTACACAAGGAGGCTATTTTGAAGTTAATTCAAGAGAAAATGAACTTAGTTCTTTTGATCCATGGCAAAGTGATTTTATACATGTTGGATTTTTAGCTTATAATTCAAGTTCAGATCCTAGTTATACAAATTATCAAAAATTTGGTGCATATCTTCCTTCTGTTAGAAGATATTTAACACCCCAAATTGAAGAAGAAAGTTCTGGTACTTATGTTGATCCGGGAGGTCATACTCAATTACTCAAATGGAACTATTTAAGATGTATGCGAGATATTGTTGATACATGGCAAATTGGAACAGATACTTTGTTAGGAAGAATTTCTAAATTCTTATATAATAAAACATTAGGGGAATATACTATTTTTAGAGATTACCCAAAACCGCCTGTTCAATTTGTACCAGGAGGATTTAATGACCATGAAGTATATGTTGGTATAGATGGAATTCGACTTGGTAAATATTTTGCAGTAAATAATGAAGGTAGTTTACAAGCAGTTGGTTCTTCTTTTAGTCATTGTGTAATAGATAATACTTATATTAAATATGCTTATATTGAAAATGCTTGTTTAAGCGGGACCGAAAATCCTATTGAAATACATGATACTAAAATAAAAAATGCTGTTATAGAACAGGGTGATTTATATGGAACTCCTGAAGAGCCTATTGAAATCGCTTATGCTCATTTATATGGAGATAATACTCCAGATGTAAGGAATCCTGAAGGACATCCTATTACGATTGACTATGTGCAACTTACAGACGCTAAGGTTGTCAATGATATGGATGTTGAGGGAGATTTAATTGTAGCTGAAGAAAAAGGTATTAGATATAAATATTCATTAGGAGGACACCCAGAACAATTTAAAACTCAAAGATTATTACTCCCACCAGAAATGGGGCACGGAGTAATTGATTATAAAAGAAGGTATATTGATATAGGATTTTTCCCTGAGATTGGGGATACTTATTATGCTGATGTAAGAGGTAACCCAAGTGTTTGGGCAAGCCATGCTTTTTATTCAGGTATTAAAGAATATGATTATCCACAGGATTATGAAGGTGAAAAATTAGGAGAATGTCGTTATGCTACTTGGGGACTTTCTTTAACAGAAAATCATGTTTTTGAATATGCTGTTAATGGATATGATGAGGTGTGGACTGCAGGAGGTTCTGTTGATAGAGTTTTTGGGTATCCTCATGTATATTTTAAAACAAATAATAAAGATGGTATTAATGCAGAAGTTTATGGTAATTTCCATGGAACTTTTACTCCAGATACAGATGTATCAGATATAAGATATAAACAATTACATTCTGAGTGGATTAATCCTGAATTATCTAAAAAATTAATTTGCAGTATAAATCCAATAGCATTTATTTATACAAATGGAACAAAAGGAAATCATAGAGGATTTTCAGCTCAACAAGTTAAAGCAGTATTAGATGAATTAGGTTTACCTGAACAGATTTATTATTATGATGAAAAAGAAGATAAATATTATTTATCAAAAGATGAATTGATACCAGATCTTGTAAATTGTATACAAGATCTGTATAAACAAATAGAAGAGTTAAAGGAGAAAATTAATGAACACACAAATTGAACAATTTAGAAAAAAGTTATTAAATTGTATTGCACAAGAGAAACTTCCTGTTGGAGTAACATTTTTAATTTTAAAAGATATTTTAAATGATGTTGCTCTTGCTTATGACCAGGTTCTTGCTCAAGAGCAACAAAAAGCTAAAGAAACTGAGGTAAAGGAGGAAGAAGAATAATATGGATATTCAAACAATTGTTGCTATTATTACAGTAATTATTGTTCTTGCGGCAGCCACTATTTCAGGATTTTTATTTTTTGTTAAGTTACCTAAAGAACAGAAAATTAAAAATCTTAAAGAATGGCTCAAGTGGGCAGTTGTTGAGGCTGAAAAAGCATTAGGCTCAGGTACTGGTCAGCTTAAGCTTAGAATGGTGTATGACATGGCCGCCGCCAAGTTTCCTTGGGTAGTCAAACTTGTTTCTTTTGATTTATTTAGTGCATGGGTTGATGAAGCATTAGAATGGATGCGGAAACAATTAAGTGAAAATAAAGCATTAAAATGTTATGTAAATGAATAATTATTATGTAGGGGATGTAGAAATACATCCCCTATTTTTTTGGTTATAAGTCATTAATTCATTTATGCAAAAATCTAATTATTTAGAAGGGAATCTTTAAATTGGAAGAAAGAGGTGACTCTAATGATAGAATTAATTAATACATATGGAGTAGATCAAATTATTGTTATAATTGTGATGCTCTCTTTAGCAACTAAAGGTACACTTGATTTTATTGAGTGGGTGTTAAATAAATGCCGAAATAAATTTAATATTGAGTACAATAAGAAAAAAAGAGAAGAGAAAATAGATAATCAATATGAAATTTATGAAAAACAATATCAAGCATTAATTGATAGATATGAATCTCTTGATAAAAAGTTAGATTCTGCTTATGATGTTTTCAAAGATAGATTAGATGGCATTGAAGGGAAAGTTAATCAGCTTACTCGATCTGATATGCATGACATAAAGGGATGGATTGTAGAGAAACATCATAAACTTATTACCCAAGGATGGGTTGATGATTTTACAATGGATACTCTTGAAAAAAGATATTCAGATTATATTGCGGAAAAAGGTAATTCTTATGTAGAAGGATTAATGAATGAAATTCGCGCACTCCAGCATGTTTCACATAAAAATAATTGATAAATTTTGGAGATAAAAGGAGGGATAATAAAATGGCTTCTACAACTTTATATCCACCTAATGTACCTAGTTATATACCTGCTTTTTCTATAAGACCAGATCCATTTATGGATAGGTGTAATTTAATTTTTACTTTGTCAGATATTAATATGGATACAAATCAAGTTCAAGGTATCCATGTTTCTATTATTAAACAGTCAACTGGCAAAAGTGTTATAAATAAAAATTATAATAGGAATGGTTATTATGGAGGATCTGGTATTCTTATTATAAATACAACATTAGATAATCTTTCTCACTACGAAAAAAATAATGAAACATTTTATAGATTAACGCTTACAGGAGATTATGTTACAATAGGAGATACTATAGGGTGGGGAATTGGATGGATTTATAAAATACAAATAAGATTTTCATCTGTTGCATATGATGAATCTATAGGACAAACTGCTTGGTTAAATCTTAATGCCAATAACTTTTCAGAGTGGTCTACTTTTTGTGTCACGAAGGGTATTGGAAGACCAGTATGGACTTGTCCTTTAGCAGATAAAGATCTTATTACTATTAATAGCTCTACTTTAAATTTTATTGCAGATTATCAAAATCAAGATACTAGTGAAATTTTATATAGTTATAATTTAACATTAATGAAGTATATATCTTCTCATAAATATAATGAAAGTACTGAAGAAGAATATGATTATGATAGTACAGAAGAAGTTCTTGAAGAGACAAATGAAATTTATACTAATCAATATTATAATCCCAATCAAGTTCAATATAATTTTAAAAGTAAATTACAACCAACAGAAGAAACAGATGAAATTATAGAACCTGGTATACATTTAATTACAGAAATTGAATATGAATTGCATATGGATTATACTACTTTAAATAAATATAATAATTCTTTTTATTATTATATTGATGTAGAATATTCAGAAGATGCACAAACTCCTGTTCAAGTGATTACCGCAGATAATATTGATGCGGTAAGTGACCAATCTTTTAAAGATGATTTTAATTCTCATACTTTTATAGCTCAAGAAGAAGAAGAAGGTAGAATTGGATTAAAATTGTATCTTAATGATGATACTCCTCGTGATGATACTTTTATTATTACAAGAGCAGATAGTAAAGATAATTTTCAAACTTGGACAGATATTAAATGGGTATTTTGTTATGAAACTGTAATTAATGAATTACCTATGATTTATGACTACACAATAGAAAGTGGTATTTGGTATAAATATAGTATTCAAACTTATAGATATGATGATGAACATGGTGTTTATGTACGAGGTATGATGAATACTATGACTATCCCAATAATTCGTGAATTTGAATTTGCTTATTTAATAGGGGAAGGCGGGCGCCAGCTTAAATTAAAATTTAATAATACTATGAATAATTATACATATAATCTTTCAGATGGAAAACAAGATCCAATTGGTGGCCAATATCCTTTTATTTCTAGAAATGGCAATTTAAAATATAGAACAATACCTATTAATGGATTAATTTCATTTAATATGGATGAACAAGAATTGTTTACAACAGATCTTGAATTATATAAATATCCAGAAATTGTTGAATTATATCAAAATAGACATAAAAAATATTATGATTATGATTATATTAAAGAGAGAGATTTTAGAGAAGCAGTTTTAGCATTTTTACAAGATGGTAAACCAAAACTTTTTAAATCTACAACTGAAGGCAATATAATTATAAGATTAATAGGGGTTTCCGCACAGCCTAATCAAACTTTAAATAGAATGATATATAGCTTTACCGCCACTGGACATGAAATTGCGGATGCCACTATGGAAAATTATCTAAAATATAAGTTCTACTCTACTGGTGAAGAGGAGGACGAAATATGAGAGATATAGATAAAGTTCTCGACGCTGAATTTTTAAAAGCACTAGATAAAGAAAATATTAAAGTTTATTATGCTAAATTAATAATTTTAGATAAAGATGATGTGCCGATCCGCCCCATTGAGGGGCGGGTCTCCGCAGGCTCATTATCAATTAATGGTAATTCTTCTGTTAGAAGAGCTGGTAATATCTCTTTTTTGGCGGAAGAGGGGAATAATGATTTAACAGATATAGATAATTTATTATCTATTAATAAAAAAGTTAAAATTTTAATTGGTTTTGAGAACCATATTAATGATGACTATCCTCCTATTATTTGGTTTAATCAAGGAATTTTTGTTATTTCAAAACCTAGTTTACAGCATACTGTTAGCGGCGTTGTTATATCTTTACAACTTAAAGATAAAATGGCATTATTGAATGGAGATGCGGGAGGCAAATTACCTACTTCTATTATTTTCCATGAATATGACCAAGTTATAGGTTTTGATGATAATGAAGGACACAATGCAGAATATTATTTTTCTGATGATTATTCTAAAGGTTATCCGCCTTATGATACTTTAAATATGCCAGGCACTAATGAAGAAATTAATGGAAATGATTTGTATGTAAACAATTCAAATATTTTTACTGTAGATGAAAAAGAAACGCTTACAATTTTGCCTAGCGGGTTGTATGGATATCCAGACTTTCCAGAGAATCCTAACACTTATACTGTCTATTTAGTTTTAGGAAAAATGTATATGTGGAATCAAGCTAATGGATGGTTTGAAGTTGATCAATCTAAAATTGGTGAAATAATGACAGTTAAGCAAAGAATTTTTGATATTATACAAACATTAGTTTGTAATTATGGTGGAGAAAGTATTTCTAAAATTATTATTAATGATATTCCTCTTGAATTAAAAGCTTCTGTAAGGAACACTGGAGCTAATACAATTTGGTATAATGCTAGTTCTGGTGTATATACATTAAATACTGAAGAAACATATGCAGATCCTGATGAATGGCGTCCTTTTAATTACAATGAAGATTGTGGATATATTTATACTGATTTTATATATCCAGGAGATTTAGTTTCTTCTATTGGAGATAGTGTATGTAGTATTCTTGATAAAATCATAGGAGTTTTAGGTAATTATGAATACTTTTATGATGTCGAAGGTAATTTTGTATTTCAAGAAAAAAAGAATTATTTAAATACAAGCTATGAACCTACTGTCTTAGAGATGGATTCAAGTATTTTAAATAGTAATAATTATTTAGTTGATTTTAGTCATTATCAAAAATCTATTTATACTTTTGAAGAGGGCAGCTCTTTAATAACCTCTTATTCAAATAGCCCTAATTATGAAAATATTAAAAATGATTATCATATTTGGGGAAAAAATCAAGATGGTTTAGTTATTCATTATCATTTAGTTATTAAAGAAAAACCACCCTATTATAATACAACTAATTCATATAGTGAAGAACCTTATATGATAGTTCCTATTGAAGACGAGGATGGAGATCTTACAGGCCGAATTAGACTCGCAGTTGGAGATGAAAAAGGTATTCCTTATTATGCAAAAGATTGGCGGGCAGAATTATATCTTCAAGGTTTAACTAAGCAAGCTGATCAAATTAGACCTGATATATATGAGCAAGAAATTCTTGATTTATTTGATGGTATCTATAGTATGCTTGGTCAAGAATTTAAATATGATATAATTAATAGGCCTAATGATTTATTATACTGGATAGATTATATAGATCCAGATAGGCTTCATGATTTATCTGTTGAAAGTATAGGTACTAAAATATATAGTTATCAGAAAGAAAAAATTAATAGATTATATAATAGTGATATCCCTGATTTAGTATTAATAGATAAAACATTTGCGGATGTTTCACAAGCATATTTAATTGCTAAATGCGAAGAAATTGGACAACCTTATTCAAGAGTTTCACATAATGTTTATTCAAATCTCTCTGTTGGAACTGTAGGATATACAGCACAAGAAACAGCGAGAGATTTTTTATATCAATATACAGATTACATGTCATCAATCTCTTTAACGAGTATTCCAATTTATTATTTAGATGTAAATACAAGAATTACTGTAAATGATAAATCTTCTGGAATATATGGTGATTATATAATTAATTCAATTAATTTGCCTTTAGATGCAAAGAATACAATGACCATTTCCGCATCTAGGGCATTAGAAAGAGTTTAAAGGAGGTAAAAGATATGGGAGATCCTGTACAAAAAGATCCAACACCAGCAACACCAATTTCCGCAGATCCAGAACCTTCTCTTCAAGACTCTCTGAATTTTATTAAACGAATTCGGATACAAAATAATACTCTTAAAGAGTATGATACTAGATCTCTTGGCGGAAGCGCTCAAAATGTTTATGTTTTATATGATAAAGATGGTGGAATTATTACAGACAATGAGACTGAACCAGATGATTATAAAACATTAGCTGAATTTTTAAAAGAAACTAATCTTACTGTTAATAATTTAGCTCCTAAAGACCATTCTTCAATAGAAGGAATTTATGGTTTAGCAACTGATCAAAAATATGGTCATGTAAAATTAGGGTATGGATTAAAAATTGCGGAAGACGGATCTACAACCTTAGATCGTGAAGCTATTGTATCACCTAATGATCCTAGATTATCAGATGCTCGTGAACCAATTAGTCATGCGGCAAGTGATGATTCTTATGGATTAGGCACTTCTACATATTTTGGTCATATAATGATTTCTGATGATTATGATGTAGAGAATCCTGATGTAGAAGAAAGTGGCGCAGATGCTAGTGTCGCCGCATCCGCATTTGCTCTTCAACAAGCATATCAAACAACTCAAGAAGAACTTTCTCATTATTCAACTGCGGAAGAATTATTAGGTATTATGACACAAGAAATAGATTTAGCAGTACAAAATATATTAGGAACGGCATACTAAGAAAGGGGGATTTATATGGGAACATTAAATAGAGTATATATAAATTCCCCTGAGAACAATGGTGAATTTGAATTTCAAGCACAAAATATTGATTATACAATACCAGGTTCTACTATTAAAACATCTGTTGCTTCTGTTTTAAAAAATTTAACTGAGCAAACTGGTGATGAAGGACTTGCGCCTACAGACCATTCATCTAAAACCTCAGAATATGGTATGGCTTCTACTACTAAATATGGACATATTAAGATAGGTGAAGGATTAATAGGTCCGCAAGGCGGCGGTGGGTTTGATACATTGCCTTTTAATTTAAAAAGTGGTAGAAATCAATGTGCCACTGATGGTAAAGATACTTATATTTTTATTGCAGATAATGATTCTACTATTGAATTTTGGATACTTGATCAAAATGGATTCTCTAAAATACGTGTTGTGCCTCAAATTTTAGATAATTTTGATGGATATGTAATATATATTAGTAATACTTTTACATTTGTATACGGCAATTTTAGTATAAGTTATGATCTTTCTACAAGAAATTGGAGAAGCAGTGTTACACTTCCTTTTAATATTAATCAAAATAATAGTTTTATAACATCTGTTTCACAAAATAGCGGTATTATTACATTTTATTCAAATGATAATAATGGATATATTTTCTTAGATCCTTTAAGTGGATCTGTATTACCATTTTCAACCTTAGAAATATCAACACCAGCTTTTCAGCTAACTGGAAATTTTGATAATAAGTCTACAGTATTTATTTTTGATTCTTATACTACAACAATGTGGCTTTTAAATATAAATACTGGAGTTTGGGATAGTGCTCCGCTTACGACTTTAGGTGGAATGGTATCTACTACTTCATATTATTATGATCATTTTTTTTATATTATTGGACGGACAACGAGTAAGCCCTCATCTTTAGCTTTTATAAAACAATATGGGTCACGACAATTAGATAGCTCTATTAGATCATTAGGCTCAGTACTATTTATTAATGATAAATTTTACATTTTCCAGGGAGAAAAAGTTGTTGGCGGAGCTGCAACATCTATTTATTCGCATTCTAATGAATATTCATCATCATGGGAAAGGGATAGTTTGTCTATTGAATCAAATAGTTCTGGAATCACTCCTACTGGACCTGATCCTCGCCCAGCCCCTGACCCAGATCCAAATGCATTAACAATAGATCCAGAGTATGCATTGGATTCTGATGATGAGAGATTGGAAGATGAAAGAACTCCATTCCCGCATGCATCTCTTGATACTCGATATGGAGCTAGTACTATTGAATTATATGGTCATAGTAAATTAGTTGATGATTACGCTAATGTAGGTCTTGATATAAATGGTGAAAGTAGTGTTACAATTTCAGAATTATCCACGACTATATGGCAAAGACATAATGTCGCAGTAAATAAGAATGGCGAAATTTTAGCAATAAGTTCATTAGATTTTAATGATGATCAATGGACTCCCGCATATTCTTTTTATTCATCTACAAAGCCAATTGTAGAAAATCAAAGACACCCAGTAATTTATGATTTTGATAGTTGTCAAGTAGAATGTTTAAATGATGATACTTTTATTATTGTAGGTTCTTGTGAACCTTCTTATGCAGGACTTTATATGTATAAAATAACAAATGATCAATGGACTCGTTTATCAGATTTACCTTTTGATTTTTGCAATGATCTTTATTCTGGACAAATTGCAAAAGATACTTTTAAATCATCTTCTAGAGATTATGAAGATTCTGTTTTAATTATGTTATATAATAGCAATTTACCTGGATATGTATTTTATTGGTATAATGAAGAAGATGGATTAGTGTCAGCTTTTGAAGAAGGAGATTATCTACCTAGTTCATATGTAGATGATTCTTCTGGCAATACTGCATATTTATATAGTAATAATTTAACACTAGTAATAACACCTGGTTATTATGTTGTTTTAGATATATATAATAGACGCATGTGGAAACATACAATGGATTATTCCGGAGAATGGCATTATTCAGGTCATCTTTTACCAATACCTGATTCTTATTCAAATACTTATCCAAGTGCTCTTGTTTATGGCGGGGATGATATAAATATGGCTTATTTGCATATAATTGGCAGAAATAATGATAATGGTGGAATTTTTCATGGTACATTTGATTTATTTAATATGAATTGGGATGAAGCAAACACTGAAAATATTTCTTTAAGAGGATATGATTCTTATAATGGTGAATATTCTTTTATTTTAAAAGATAATAAATTATATTTATTTACAGACACAGATCAAAATACTACTAAGATTTATTCATGCAGAGCAGACACAATGCAGCCTGTATGGGTGGAAGATAGTATTACTTTTGATATAAAACCTAGTTCGAAAACTTGTGGCGGAAATGGCATATCTGCATCTTCTTATTCTGTTAATATGTTTAAGAATGATACTTTAAAACAGATAGCTACTATTATGCCAGCAAGTAATTTTACAGATGAATTACATAGAAGAATGGAAAAGTATATAAAATCTTCTTGACTAGTTTGAAAATTTTTGGTATAATTAAGACATAAGGAGAAATAAACTTATGGAAAATATATTAGCTGTAGATGCTAGCACTAAAAGAACAGGTCTAGCTACAATTATTAATGGACAAATTAAATATAGTGTAATAGCTAGCTCATCAGCGAATGTAGAAAAACGAATTGGAATAATGCGGGATGGCATTATTCAATTTATTAAAGATAATAATATTGATAAAGTTATATTAGAAGAAGTGCATACAGAAGTAGCAAATAATCATATCCAAAAAATGCTTACTTGGTTACAAGGCTGCATTGTAGTAGCTATTTTTGAATATAATAAAAATATTAAAGTTGAATTTATTGGAGCAAGTTCTTGGAGAAGTGTTCTTGGATTGCAGGGATATAGAGTCAAAAGAGAACAGCAGAAACAAAAAGATATAGATTATGTAAATTCAACTTATGGATTATCTTTAACTACTAGTCAAGATGATGAAGCAGATGCTATTTGTATTTTAACCGCCTATTTAAAAAACTCAGATAAGATGATTTTAAAAGAGGTTGTAAATACAAAGCCTCAATCTATTTTAGAATATGAGAGCGCGTTTTGATGCGGCGGGGCAGTCTAGTTCTATACATGCCTAGGTGAGCCGGTCCCCGCAGATTAACAAAAAAAATGAGCCTTGTTGCAATAAAGCAGCAAGGCTCATTTTTATTTTATACACCTGTGGAACCAAAACCGCCAGCTCCACGTTCAGTTTCTTCTAATTCAGTTGTAAGTTCAAAATTTACATCAATATAAGGAAGAAATACTAATTGAGCAATTCTCATTCCATTTGAAACCCAGAGACAATCATCAGAATGGTTATGAAGTGCAACGATATATTCACCAGTATAATCTTCATCGCATACACCTACCTTATTAGCTGGAGCCAAACCATTTTTAATGGCTAACCCAGAGCGAGCAAAAATAGCTCCAAAGTATCCTTCAGGTGGCGTTACCGCAATACCAGTTCCAATCTTTACAGTTTCGTGAGGCCCAATAAGTACATCATTATTAACGCAAGCATAAAGATCATATCCTGCAGCCTTTTCTGATCCTTTTGTAGGAATCTTTGCTTTAGAATTTAGCTTTTTAATTTTAGCAGTAAGCATTATTCATCCTCCTCAATTGCATCAACTGGCTCAGGAAATGCTCCAAGCTGCACATCATAAGAAACAGCAACTGTAACATCAGGTTCTTTCTCTGTTGTAAAATCTTTGATAAGAGTAACTCTATGCCACTCATCGACAATTTCACCTTTTGCTTTTGAGCATTTATATTCATTAGAATATTTACTAACTGTATAATTATGGTCTTTCTTTGCCTCTTCAATAAGAGCTTTTGCTTCAGATTCAGATTCAACTCTATAAACTTCTGTAGTTCTAATCAAATATTTCATTATTTTTATCCTCTCGATTGAAATTCAATAGCAATATTATTTTCTGCAAAATGAGTTTTTAATTTATCAGCAAAACCATAATTATATTTCTCATTCCCGCAAAAAATAATTTTATTAATTTGATAAATCTCACTTAACTCTTTAATTTTATCAACAACAGAATCTGTAGGTACTTGAATTACTGTTTGGCATGAATCATTTTCATCATATACATAAATTGACTGCTGTAAATCAAAGAGCTGTAAATTAACAACTAGTTTATTCATATTTTTACTCCGTACAATCAATTATTCCCATTGTATAATCAAAAAGGAAATAAGCAAAATTTTCATTAGTTCCCGAGTCTCTAATCCAAATTTCCCAGCCGCCGCCTTCTGGAATTGCATCGATGAAAAGAACTGAGCCTCTATTTTTAAGAGTTGGCATTAATTCTTTTGTAATTTTCTTCCTTGATTCTACATTTTCAGTACGAAATACAGTATAATCAAAGCGTTCTCTACACAAAAGCATCCAATATGGTTTCTTCATCATCTCATCAGCAATTTCATTTACCTTTTTATTAAAAGTAATTCCATCCATTTGGTCAGCTGTAGTTGCATATTGCTTACTCATTTCATACAATGTAATAGTAGCTTCCGCCATTAGAACTTTCTCCTTTTTTATTTTCTAAATATATTATAACATTTTTTTTATAAAATGTCAAGAATATCCTCTTAATTTTTTACTATGTTGATATCGGTCTTCAACTTCTGCTTGTTTTCCTAAATTAAATGCAGTTTTATAATCACCAGTAAGATATCCTGTAACTCGTCTTAATCTTTGAATATCAGTGCCACCGCATTCGGGGCATGCATCATCTATTACACCAGAATATCCACAATGCATACATAAATCATTAGGAACATTTAAAGCAAAATAAGGAATATCTTTATCCATAGCGTAATTTACAATACTCTCTAATGCTTCGAGATTATGTGTTGCCGCAGCGTCTAATTCCACATATGTGATACATCCCGCAGAACTGTATCCAGTTAATTGGCTTTCAATATCAATTTTTTCAAAAGGAGATATTTCTTTCCAAACTGGCACATGCATACTATTGGTAAAATATTCTCTGTCACTTACATTGGGAATTTCTCCATACTTAGCTTTAAACTTCTGCATGCTGGTATAGCAGAGATTTTCAGCTGGTGTGTAGTAAACTCCAAAGTTAAGAGAATATTCTTGTTTAAATTCCGCACAACGGTCTTTAAATAACTGCTCTATTCTTTTTGCTAATTCCATACCGCGGGCTTCAGTATGATCGCAACTAATTAAGATCTGTAAGCATTCAGCCAGACCTATTTGTCCAATAGCCAAAGTGCCATGTTTTAAAGCACTTCGTATACCTTCTTCAGGAATATATCCTGCCATTACATTATTTTCATACATAAACTTTGCGGAAGATGGATCTTGACTACATATATATTCAAAACGCTCAATAAGCATATCTTTAGCATCATTAATTGCTTCATCAAGGAAATGCATAAATAAATCAATTAAATTAGGAACTAAAAAACCATCATCATTTGAAATGATTATATCTCCTTCATTAGTAGGAACTGTATATTCACAATGGAATTTTCCTTGTTTTGCTTCATCTATAACTTCTTTGGCCTCCATCGCTATTGTTGGAAGAATTATAGTCACAGGACAGATATTCCCACGCCCGTCTTTGAGCTGACCAAAGCCATTTATGTCCCATCCATTTGCAGTCCTGCAACCCATTGTGCTAAAGTATGTGCGTGGATCATTTGGATCATATCCTGCATTGCCGCTCCAATCGCAATTCGCATAATTAGGATAAAGTCTCTTTGCAGTAGACTCAAGTGCTAATTGATAAAGGTCATAATTTGGATCTCCAGGCTTACGATTTACTCCTTTCATCATTTGGAATATCCCGCAAGGGAATATAGGAGTTTTATGAAATTTACCTACTCCTTTAATACTGCCTTTAAGAAGCGCTTCTATAACCATGCGTCCTTCAGGAAGCGTACATGTTCCATAATTGATCGAGGTAAAAGGAAGTTGATTCCCGCTTCGGGATTGTAAGGTATTAAGATTATGATACATACCCTCAACCGCCTGCTGAGTTTCTTTAATCGTCATATCCATAGCATATTTATAAACAGAAGCACAATCGTCATAATCAGGATAGTCTTCAATAGATAAATCTTCAGTAACATTTATCCAATTATGAGGAAAATGCTTTAAATAGCAGCCAATATATTCTGCCCCATTGTTCCAATGTTTTCTAAAAGATTTTCTTACATATGGAACCATTGTCCAATCTAAGTGAGTTGCAGAAACACCACCAAACTGTTGTAGAGACTGGAGCTGAAAGATTACAGCTACTAACTGAAAAGCAGTATTAATACTATTTGCTGGGCGTACATCTGTTTGTCGTGTATTAAAACCTTTTGCAAGTAAATCATCAAAAGGAATAGATAAGCAATTATGATCTCCAAGAGCATAATCAGATAAATCATGAATATAGATTTCATTATTTAAATGACGCATCTTAGATTTTTTAAACATACAATTATCAAGAGCGAATTCTTTCATTAATACTGCATCCGCTTCACCTTTTCGACCACCAAAGCTGTGTTCATCAACATTCGCATTCTGATTTTGCACATTACTAGCTTGAAGTTTTTCTTTTATAACTGACATCATATGGCTATTCCATTTACGCTCTTTATCACGGTCATGCCTATATTCAATATAAGCAGTTGCAACATCTTTCCTTTTAGTTGCCATAAGACCATGCTCAACAAGAGATTGAATATCATCAATAGTAAGTTCATTCGGAGCGCCTTCCATATATCCTTCAATATAGTCAGCAATATTTTGTGCTTTTTCTAATGCGTAGTCAGAGATATCGCCATCTACTGCAGTAAATGCTTTAATTACCGCATTTTTAATTTTTTCTGGATTAAATGGTTGACGAACACCATCTCTTTTAATTACAAAATAAGACATTTTTATTATTTCCTCCTAGATATTGTTATTTTAAGGGGCTATAATATATTATATTTCTATATGTAGTAAATTAATCATTTTTGGTTAATCGCAGAGACCTTCTTCAAGTTCTTTAATACGACGGTTAATATACCAAATAGCTTTTCTTAAATCTTCAATTTCTTTTTCTATTTGATCTTGGCCTTCAAAATCTTGTTTACGCCCAGCCCTGGAAATGTATTTGATTGCATTCCCAAGACAAAAGCCGAGATTTTTATCTTCAATATAATCAATGACTTCAATTTTTGTTCCAGCATAATGCGAAGGTTTATTTACCGGATCATAATTATCTTTCATTTTTTCTCCTTCTGGGCGGCGACCCAGGTTAGGGATCTCAGAAGCTGGACCGCCGCTATTCTTCATAATCTTCTTCAATTATATCTTGCCCAGTATAACGATCATGTCTTATTTTAATTTCATCACCAACAACCTCTTCTATAAGATATAATTGATGTCCTTCAGTATTCTTATATGTTTTACCTACAAAAGTATCCTCTCTGCGGAAGCCTGTTACCATTAACATTTTGCCTCTTGTAAACCAACCTTTTTCAACAACTTTCTTGGTTCCATCCGGCTGAATTTGACTAATTTGACGCTTAAACATTGCATAATAATCTCTAGTAAACTTTACATTTACGACACCTGTTGTTGTTAATAATGTAATTGAACAACGAGTATCATCTTTCGCTAAAACAGTTCCCATTATTCTATGTAATTTATAAATGGGAATTTTATTGTTTCCTCTCTTATAGAAATAATCAATTTCAGGTTCAGAAGACAAATCATTAAAATTTACAACACCATACTTAAATTCATTAACTTCTGCAAGTTCATGTTTTCCATAATAAAAACATAAAGAATCCATTTCCCATTTTGAAGTATTACCACTTGCATATTTATCCCAAAGATCTTTAAATAATACAAAGTTATATTTTTGCAACATTTCTTCTTGGTTATTTTTTAACCAATCTCTTGCCACATCCATATATTTTTGATAGATTTTATCCCATTTAGTTTGAAGAATACAAGTTTTTCCGTTTATCACTTCAAGATTTTCTATGTAATCGGATAGAAATCTATTAAAAAACATATCACAAGATTCATCAAAAATAAAATAATTTTGCCATTTTTTATTTGCTTTTAAATATTTTGTAAAATTATATATTCTTATTTGCATTTCTAATTCTTCTGGAATTAATCCATATTGAATTAAACCATTAAAATTTATTAAATTTAATTTTTTCTTTGGCTCACAAATTTTAAGAATATAATAAACCATAATTTCTTGTCTGTTCTTGAATGAAGTTTCAATTTCATCAAAGGCGCCTGCTTTAATCAGATTTATCATAACTGTTTTTGTAAGCGGGCAACGAGCAAGAAAATCTTTAATGCCATTATACGGTCTATTTTGAATGATTTTTTCAATTGAATCATTACTCATTCTATTAATTGCTTTAAGACCATATAGAATACGATTATGTTCAACATCAGGTTTAAAACCATAATCTGATGTATTAATATTAACTAAAGATACTTTAATACCTTTAGATTTAATTGTAGAAATTGCTTTTGCAATTTTTGCATAATCAGTTGTTTTTTTCTTTTTCCCAAATCTATCTTTTAAATCCTCATATTCATAATCTGGATCTTCTTTATCATAGATATTAACAATTTCTTCATTATCTTCTAGGCTACCGCTATTCACAACTAAGCAGGCAGTATCCCAATATATAGGATTCCATTTAGTTGCAATATATGCAGTTTGAAATCCAATAAAAGAATATGCTAACGCATGAATTACACTAAAGGAATAACCCATCTGAGGTCCAATGCCGCATTCCCAAATGTATTTACCTAACTCTGGACGTTTTGCTTGAGATAATACCTGCTCATGAAGTGCAGGAATTTTATCCATTTGTTTTTTACCAACAATTTTTCTTGCAGCATTTGCATCTTTAAGACTAAAACCGCAAATTGCTGGATCCATTAACATTGTCATTAATTGCTCTTGGCTAGGCGGTACTCCATGAGATTTAAGAAAATGTGGTTTTAAAGACTTAATTTCTTCATCAGTAAGTCCATACTTATACATTTCATCATACCAAAGATTAATATTATTCTTAAATCGAACATATTTATCCATTGGCTGTTCTCCGCCATCTTCACCTGTCATAAGTCTCATTAAACCATTTGCATCTGCCATTTCAAGCATACTACTAGGTTTAATTTTCTTTGCCGCCTGGCTACCAACAGCAGAATCAAACTGAAATAAATCAAGAACTTTTACATCTTGAATATTTTTCCATACATCTTTATCTTCAATAGGAAGAACACTTGGATGAAAATATTTATTATAAATTTCTCTTAAAGTTAAATCTTTTTCAATTTCTCCATATTCTTGAAGAAATTTAATTGCTTGAACTAGTTTATCTTGTACTTCTGTTACGAGGAAATCATATTTTGTCATTCCTGCAGCTTCGCACATATGAAGGTCATATTGAGTTATTACATCTCCACTAGGCGTTCTCATAAAACATCCATGCTCATATGGATCTTCATCAAACATAATAACACCAGATGCATGGCTACTACGCTTATTGATAATTCCCTCAATACCCATCATAATGTTTAAAAGCCCAGGATATTGATTTACTTCGCTAAGAAAACTAATGACTGGTTTTCTACCTTTGGATTCATCACCATATACGACGGTATGCAAGTCCCATAAAAATCCTCTTTCTTGGGGAATAAGACTTGATAAATATTGGGCGGTATCAACGTCGATTCCATCGGGGTACTCGTCACTACGATAGCCTCTACAAGCTGTTTGTATAGCTGATTTACTAGTTTCTGTCCCGAAGGTTGCAATGAGAGTACATCCACAATTTCGTCTAGTGACATTGTCGATGTCGGCATTAAAATTTCTTCCTCTTTCATCTTTTATCCTTTGTAAAATTAATGGTCTTTTACTAGGGCATAAATCAAGGTCAATATCACCTAGTTCAAATCTTTCTTTATTTAAATATCTCCAGAATGGAAGATTCCATTCTATTGGATCAAGCTGTGTGATACCTAAGAGATAATGATTAAGTCCTGAACAAGAAGAACCACGTCCCGCGCCTACCATACTTCCGCATTCCCAAAATAAATCTACATAATGTTGAAGTGTGATAGGATATGAAAACATATTTGTATTTAATGCTTTTCCTATCGTTCGTTTAATATCAGCTTCTTCTTCAAGTCTTTCATAGTAAGGATCTGATTTTTTATGATTATATGGAACAGTATCAATTAATGTTTCTATTTTATTAACACATTCATTTACCCAATATCTTTCATATATATCATCAGATGTAAACATTGATGCTAATACTGGATAATGTTCATACCAATAATCTGAGATTTTTTTCTTTTCATAGTTCCTTACTTTAACCTTAGGAATTTGCTGGCTATGTAAAAGACTATAATCTTCTATTTTATTATAAATCTCCATACTATTTTTACACATTGTATCATATAAATCAATAATAGATGGAGCTAAATTTTCTTTTATTTCTTCTTCTGTCTGAAGATAAGCATATTCATAAAATTGTGCAACTTCACGCTCTCCACCTTTAGAATTAAGGTATGCTTCATGCACATATCTATCTTCTTTAGTGAGGTAATGAGCATCACAACCTATTACCATTTTAACGCCAAACACAACAGAAAGTTCAGCAATCTTTTTATTAACAATAATTTGTTCTTTATTTGCGGCGGGTGCTACTTCAAAATAAAAGTCATCACCAAACAGTTCTTTGCACCAAAGAACGAAATCAATAATTTGCTGTTTCTTTTTTTCTGCGGTTATGGCGTCACCAATCTTTCGTACAGCTTCTAACTCAAGGATGCATGAACCAAGTTCCCCACCTATACAAGCAGTTGTAGCAATAAGATGACCAGGATTTTCTTTTATAACCATTTCCAAATCTTCTTTAAGTGTTGGTACCCGCTCAAGACCGCGATCAAAATAAGAATTAAGCCAAGCGATTGAGGACAATCTTCTTAATTGTTTATGACCTTCTGCATCTTTAGAAATCAAAATAAAGTGATAATATTTTTGTCCAGAATCTCTAGTATTTGTGAGATAAATCTCATTTCCTATTGCTATTTTAAAATCTGGATACTTTTCTTTTATCTCTTGTGCATATTTATTGATTTCGATTGAATCACTAAGACATTCATGCTCAGTTATTGCGATTCCTGCAAGTCCAATCTCAATCGCATAATCAATAAGATTTTTAGGTTTATTAATTGCATCTAAAAGTCTAAGATTTGAATAGTGTGTATGACTATGCAATTCCATTCTTAAAGACATGACATTTATCCCCTTTTATCATTTTTCTATATATATTATATCATATTTTTTAAAAAAAGTCAAAAAAAGAGGGGGAAGACTGAAGTCTTCCCCAAATTTTATAAAATTGATTAGCCAAGTAATGCAAGAACACCTGCATTAGCTTGATTAGACTGAGCCAACATAGCTTGTCCCGCCTGCGCAAGAATATTCGCATTTGAATACTTAACCATTTCTGTTGCCATATCAGCATCACGAATCTGGCTTTCCGCAGAAGTAGTATTTTCAACAACATTATTAAGATTGTTGATAGTATGCTCAAGACGATTCTGGACAGCACCAAGATCAGATCTTTGGCTACTAACAGTCTCTAAAGCAGTTTTAATAGAACTAATAGCTGCAGTAGCACCATCATAATCAGATACATCTAAAGAATCAACACTAAGAGTTCCAGCATCCATTGCCCCAATAGAAATCTCGATGTTTTGTCCGCCTTCAGCTCCGACCTGAAGTTTCTTACCAGTGAAGTTACCATCTAACAAATTCTGCTCATTGAAAGTTGTTGTTGAAGCAACACGGCTAATTTCAGATGCAAGAGCATCGATTTCAGACTGAATGTACCCGCGATCAGTACTCATATTAGTGTCATTTGCAGCTTGAGTGGCGAGTTCATTCATTCTCTGAAGCATATCATGTACTTCATTTAATGCACCTTCCGCAGTTTGAACAGCGGAAATTCCATCTTGGGCATTTCTTACCGCTTGAGTTAATCCTCTTACCTGTCTACGCATCTTTTCAGAAATAGCTAAACCAGCCGCATCATCAGCAGCACGGTTAATTCTATAACCAGAAGAGAGCTTTTCTGTTGACTTAGATAAAGTAGATTGAGTTAAGCCAAGCATTCTGTTAGAATTCATTGCGGTTAAATTGTGTTGAATAGTCATAATTTTTTTCCTCCTTGAAAATAAAATACCACATCCTTGTGGCAGTTAATATATTATAAAACTCTTATGAGTTTTATTTTCTATAATTATTATAACAAAAATTTTATCTTTTGTCAATATTAAATAAATTTTATCTTTATTATATTATTTAAATCTGTCCATATGGATCCCACTCTCTACAATTAAAAAATTTTTGAAGCGCCCAACGCTCACTACATAGATTTAGTGGAGATTCATATACTATTAAAGCAATAGTATTAGCATTAAATTTATTACAGCAATGCTCAAATGCCCATAAAGTTTTTTCTTTATCAACCAATGTTTTTAATAATTCTTCATATTCAATCATTGTTGGACAAAAAGGGGCTTTGCTTTTATCTTCACAAGGACAAGTATGTTTTCCATAGCGTTGAACTATAAGCGGCTCATACCGAAGCCCGCATACTATTCCTCTCTTGTCTATATAATATTCTTTTCCTTCTGGCGGGCGGTACCAAACTGGATCACTAAGTGCAGTTGACACTGGAATAATATTAGGTGTAAAATTTCTAATTTGATAAAAATAACTTGTTACAATTTTCATATTCTTTAATCGCTTTTTTCAAAACTTCTTCTGATATTATTTGATAATTTCTTTTATTAAACCAATAATATCCAGATTTATCTTCAACTGGCTCAAAAAGATTTTTTATTATTAATACATTATTCATCTATAGCTGCCTCAATCTCATAGCCATCTGCACAACCTATATCATCTATCTCATCAAATTCTGTAAAATGATATAACTTATATCCAACTTTGACTACATCAAAAACTTTACCAAAATCTTCAGCCCATTTAGAACCCGAATAAAATATTTTTAATCTAGTTCCATCAGGTAGATTTCTAACTTGATCTGCTGTTAATCTCATTTTAAAAGCCTCCTGGATATTCTATTTCCATATATTCAAATTCATTTTTTAAATCCTCTAAAGCTATATCTTCATAACTAGCATCTTGTCCATCAGTATATAACATTCGAGCTTCGCCATAATAACTCCAATTATCTACTCCTGCACATTCAAGAGCATCTAATTGATTTTCTTTTTTTAATAATTCTAATAATCTTTCTTCATTTATAATATAGTGTTTCATTTCACATGTCTCCAAGCTATGAATTATTATTTCTAATCTTTTCATTAGCTTCATATTCTTTACATTCCAATTCTAATTTAAATATATCTGGAGCGGCAAGATTATCCCAATGACCTCCAATTTTATCACAAATTTCTTTTAATATAGACTTATATTGACATACAGAAGCATGAATACAATGTGTGCAGTCGCTATAATTCTTAAACATTAATTTTCTCCTTTAATCTTTTCTATCAATTCTTCAACAACTTTTTCGTGCATCTCATTCGCTGCAAGGTCAGGATGCTGATTATATTTATCCATAACTTCTTCCCAGGTTTTGCCCCAGATACCCCATTCGCTATTAAATTCAATTTCTTTACTTACATCGGCATCATAATAAATATCATACTCTTCTGCTTCAAAAGCCTTAGTTTCATACCATCTTTCTGCTCCAACAGTTGTTATTTTATAATGATATGGTTCTGTTGGAGTTTCAAATATTAAACAACCTACGGTAGAAATAATCCATTTTTTATTTTTATATTCAAGAAGAGTATTTCTACGGAAAAGACAATCTTTTGAACAAATAAAATGTCCACCCCATCCGCGTTCAGTTCTTTTTACTTCATTCATTATTAATCCCACCTTTTATTTTATATAAATATTATATCATATTTTTTAATAAAAATCAAATAATATAGAAATGCGGCCGCCCGATGTTACTTTGAACTAGACCCGGCGTCCGCACTTATTTCAATTCCTTTAAGTGTAGTTACTATATTATTATTTGGAAACATTTTACTTACCACTTTACACATTTCAGAAGCTGCATCAATATCCCATATATCTGCATCTACTGTTATAATTAAAGTATCGCCATCTTTTATATCTAGCTTAGAGATAATAATACCTGGTTCTATTTCAAAATTATTCATCGTATTCTCTCCTAAATATATTATATACCAAATTATCTTGAGTAAAACATCCTACTAAGAAAAAACCATAAGAATGAATAATATTTAATTTTTCTTGCGTTACTGCTTCTTCTTGTATAATAAACTCAGATATATCTGTTAATGGGATTATTTTTATAATATTACCTTCTTGCATATTCACCTCACTAACTCTATTTGTCCAACTGTTAAATTATTACCAGTAACAATAGGGATTCCATAAAAACGAGGTAGACTATTGTTTGTAAATAATGGTTTTACATAACCGCCTTCTCGAAGCATTCTTAATGTTTCTTCATGCATTATAATATATTTGCATTCTGGATCATTAACTACAGCATCTCTAAATGCTATAAAATTTATTGAAAGAATATTTATTTTCATTTTTACTTTCCTTTATTTTCTTGAGTCATAATATTCTTTTTCATTTTCTGGTGTTAATAAAAATCTTGTTGTTTCAAGTTTAAGATCATTTAAATCATATTCTGCATCGTAAGGAATGCGAATAATTGGAATATTATTTTCAAAGCAATAATGATTTTTAATTAAATCACTTTGTCTTGTTCGTTCAAAATGTTCTTGAGTATCCCATCCACTATTTTTATAAAAGAAATGTTGACTTCCATCAAATTCAATAATATATTGATTATTTATATAAAAATCAAAAGATCTTTTTCTTCCATTAGTTGGATATAATTTGTTCAATTTTTCATCTATGTATTCTCTTATAAAAGGTAAATGTAATTGAGATAACATATTATTAATATATTCTTCATTATAAGAAATATTTCTTCCACATCCACAACTTTTAATGCTTCCATTTGCTAATCTAGTACTAGCTACAATATGATGAGGAGTACCACAATCACATTTACAATCGTATAAAATACTTCCTCCAGAAGAATATTGATTATTAAATTTTGACAATACAGTTAATTTACCAAATCTATCTCCTGGATTAATTTGTAAATATTTTCTACAACCACAACTTTTTACTGCTCCTGTGGTTAAATCTCTAGTAGAAATATTTTTTTCTTTACCGCATTTACATTTACAATGCCAATATCTTTGTCCATTTTTATTAAAAGCAAAATTAATAACTGTTAAATCATTATAAATTTGATTAGTTAAATCTTCTAAAGGTTTACCATGATATACATGAGATAAACAACCACATGATTTGACTTCTCCAGATGTTAAATTTCCATTGCTAACCCATGTTTCATTTCCACAATCACAAATACATTTAATATAAGTTTTTCCATTTTGTACTTTTCTTTCTGAGGTGCAAGTTAGAATTCCAAAACGTAAATTAGTATAATCTTTTTGTTGAGCTTTATGTTGACATTCTTCACATTGTTGAGAAAATTCTCCCCCTCTAAGACGACTATAATTACCACATTTGCATTGAGCAACCCACATAGGACGTCTTGGGTCTTTTGTTCTATATAATATTATCCAATTATTAATTTTTTGATTAGTATAATCTGTAGCTCGTCCAACTGGAATAGGCTCCCATATTAATTGAGCTTCTTTTAATGTTTTAATTACCACATTTACTACCTCAACAGAACTAGTTTTTTTTCGGATCTAGTACAAGCTGTGTATAGCCAGCGCTTATGCTCTTCACGGTCAAATGGGAAGTTTTCTTCTAGAACCACTACTTTTTCAAATTGGCTACCTTGACTCTTGTGGCACGTGATCACGTACCCGTATGTAAAAGCTCTAGGTGTGATATCTCCAATTCGAGGCTTTAATCTCCCTAAAGCATATGATTCCCGCCAATCGAGGAAAGGCTCTCCTGTCTCAATCATATATTTATCCATATCTACATGAGAAAAGACTTCTCCATCATCTGTAGTAAATTCACCTTGAATTAATGGAATTCTATGGTCTCTCATTTTGACATATCTTGGTGCATCTCTAAATGTTTCAAATGGATTATGAATTATGCCAGTCATTCCATTAACTAAAGCTAGTTCACCAGAATCACTGATGTCGTCCCAATAGTTCCTGAGACAGATCATTTTTTCCCCATCCTGAGGAAGTGGACCGCAAAAACCTAATAAATTTCGCATTAGATTATTTATACTTATTCTTGTTGCATTAGTAGCACAAATAACTTGATCTGCCCAAGTGAGGTGTCCAGTTACAAGTTCCTGTTTAGGAATAACCATAACTTCTTTACCTTGCATATAAGGTATTTTTTCTCCATTACGGATTTTCATTGTAAGTTGAATAATCTCAGATTCTGCCGCTTGACGCATGATCTCGTCAAGAAATACATGTGGTCTGGCTAAAAGATCATGAGATTCAGACTTGTCTATCATTGGGAGTTGACCGGGGTCGCCTAGGAACACGACAAATACTTTATGCTTCAAGAGCATCTCTACCATAGATTTAGGAACCATAGAACATTCATCTACTACAATAATATCATATTCTAGCATGAGTTTCGGTTTTCTAAAAAAACCTCCGCCTGGTTTAGGTATTGAATCATATAGCAACTTATGAAGAGTCATAGCATTTTTGTTGCCTTTACGACGAAGTACTTCCGCAGCCTTACCAGTAAATGAAACATATGCAACTCTATCTTCATCTACATCAAGCGCATCTATGATAAATTTAACCAGGGTAGTTTTTCCTGTACCTGCATATCCGCCGACTACTACATACTTAAAGCCAGCTTTATATCTATCTAATGCAATTTTAAGTCCTTCTTCTTGTTTTGTTGTTAAAGTCATTTTTATCCTCTTTCATTTTTCTTACATAATAATTATATCATAATTTTTATAAAAAGTCAAAAAAGGGAGACCTTAGTCTCCCTTTAAAACTATATCTAACAACTCTTCTGATAAATATCTCTCAAGAATTTTTAAATTATCCTGTCCAGTTCCTTTAAAAAATTCTTCTGCCACACCTCCGCCGATAGCACCAAGTGTATCCATATCACAGGGAAGTGACATTACATTTCTCATAAAACCTTCCCAATTATTTGACTCAAGGAAACATCTCATTGCGGGAGCCACTGAACCTTGACAGGTAACATCCCATTTATAAATATCTCTCATTTCGCTTAAATCTAATGAAATAGGATATTTATATTTATCTATATTACTGTAAAATCTTTTTATATAATCAAAGATTTCTACTTTTGTTTTTCCATGCTTTGCCGCCCATACACAAACTGCGGTAACGCATGCTCCTTTGATTCCTTCAGAATGGTTATGTGTCACCATTGCAGAGCGTTTAGCTTGTTCAACAACATCATTTATATCATCATAATATTCGCCAATGAAAGAGCATCGCATGGCGGAACCATTGCCAAAGGATCCGTAAGGTTGAGGTTTAGGAGAATGAAGCCACTCTTTAAATTTAGGACCGTAGCCTGAAGTGTACTTATTTCCAAATTCGTAATAAGCATTAAAAAAATCTGGATTCTTTGGGTTCTTGAGTATTGCATCTTTTGTTGCAACACTTAAGATAGTATCATCAGTAAATCTACATTTATCAGTAAAAAGAGGCACATTCTGCCAATCTAAATCTGTTGGACGCATACGAGAAAACTCATACTGAGAACCGCTTATATCACCGAGTATCGCTCCTATTAATGCCATTTTATTCTCCCTCTTTTTAACTTATTACTGTATGATTTCCCAATATACAATTACAATTTCCACTTCCGCCATTAGAAGGATAATTAGGACAAGTTATACACGGTGATGGAGGATTGCTGTTAGCCATAGGATTAAAGGTTGGTACTAAATCTCCATTAAAAAACATATTACCATTATCATCTACTTCTATAATAATTTTTGTTATAGTTTTCATATCAAAACCCCCATTGACTTAATATATCATTTTCAGTAACTATTTCATAATCTACCATAATTAATTGTGGATCAATTTGGTAATTCCATTCATTCTTAACACATTTACATACTGCATTAATTTTACAAGGTTTAGATTGGAACATTTCAATTTCTTCCTCTGTTCCACCAAACTGAATAATATCTGCCTTAGGCCCACAATATTTTAAAGTATTAGATTTCATAACTTTAAAAGTATTGCTATTTACAGGAATATTTTTTATATAAACATATGAACGACTTATGTTTTGTCCCCAATAATCATTCATATCCGCAATCTCAAGAATTTTTTCTCCGTCTATTGAATTATAATCCCAAACATAATCTACATAATAACTAGGTTCGGAAGAAAGGTCTTTAAGTATTTCATCGGTGTAGTCAATAAATTGATATATATAATCTCCTGCTACTTCTTCTTCTCCAGGATAATCATATCCTAAGCCAAGTCCGAATGCACCTTGATGTCCTTCTGCGAAGATACATCCTGGGGCTGCTGCACAGATATCTTTAAACATCATATCCGCGCCATAACCACGAGCAGAACCTTGATAAGAAGTTTTTCCTTCATTGTTGACTACTTTTGTTAAAATAGCAACAGGACGCTGATATTTTGCCATAAATTTATTAGCAACTAATCCAGCAATATTACGATCCACTTCTCCTGGTTCAAGCAAAAATAAAAGAACTTTATGTTCCATCATATGATTTTTTTCAATTAAGCCTTCAAGATGTTCAATACCAGCTTCTTCTGCTCTTGTTTGACGATTTTTTACATTAGTACAAGTTCGCATAGCTTGATCTACTAATCTTTCTTGCTCTCCTAATTTATGGCCTCTTTTGTTAGATAATATCATTTTAAATGCTTTATTTTTTAACATTGATTGAAATATTAAATTCTTTTCATCAAATGTCCCACTTCTAACAATAGCATTAACGAATGGAGCAATAAAGAAAGCAGCCCCCATTGGTGTTAATTGTAAATCATTATAACTAGAAGGTTTATAATCTGGCTTACTAAGTGGAAAAGCATTTTTTTCTGCGATAGCAAATATAAATGGATTTTTAATATTCTTAGATTTAAAACCTTCAAATATTAAAGTTTTTGTTTCTATTGATTTAAGGCTCATCATATCTGCCATATTACCAAGAGCAACAAGATCTAAATAATTTTCAGCATAATTATTTCCACTAATTTTATCTAAATATCTACAAAATTGCCATACTACTCCGACTCCAGATAAATCTTTATTTGGATATGAGGATAACTGATTATTAATAATACAAGCATAGTCAGAATTAAGATATTCTGCTTCATGGTGGTCTAAAATTAATATATCTATACCAGCTTCTTTTAATTTAGCATGCTGTTCAAAATCATTGCTTCCTGCATCTGGAACTATAATAAATTTAAATTCTCCTTCATAAATAATATCCATTGCATCTGATAGACCATGCTGTTTTCCTTCATGCAAATAATATTCAAGATGTTCTTCTACAAAAGTAGGAAAACAATCATATAAATAATTTATTAACAATGCGGAGGATGTAAATCCATCACAGTCTGCATCAACTATAATTAATGTTTTATCATTTGCGGCAACGTGGCTTACTAGCATCCGAGAAGCTTGTGAAAGGAGTTCTTGACCAAAAGCCTCAGGAGGATTAACATCTTCCATTGTTGATTCAAGATACTTCTTTATATTTGGAATACCTCTATTATGAAGCACTTGTGTAAGTGCTGAATTATATGTTGGTTGTTCAATTAATTTTACTTTCATTAATAAATATTTATTCTATCCTTAAATAATTTAAGGAATATCTCCTTTCCGCAGTCTGTGGGACTACATTTCATTCCTGTTAAATGTTTTTTATCCCAAATAAAAGAGATATTTACAAAACTTCCATATTTTTTATGTATATTTTTTAAATTTTTAATTTTTAATTTTGCTTTATCACTATTGACATCATAAAAATCATGGTCAAGCCCTATAATAATTTCTTTCACTCCAAGATTAATTAGCAACCATGCTTGATAATTAATAAAAGAGCTGCCGCACATAGCAACTGCAATATTATTTTCTTGACCAAACATTGTTGCATATTGAAGAACAGATTTTTCTGACTCTAATACAATAGCTTTTTTAATCTTCTTTATATTATTCTGATTTTGATATAATCCATAAAGATTAAATGAAAGTGGATGATTATACATTTTTCCACCTAATTTCATTGGTAAATATTTTCCATATCTATCTGCTTGTTCTTGTATTAAAGTTCTTTCTCTTATACCAATTAATCTTCCATGCATATCTCTATGAGGAATAACAATACCTTGATTTTTAGGATCAAAACAAATTTCATAATACTCCATTACATCTGGAGTTATATTATCTTGAATCCATGGTAAAATTAATGGATGAGGTAAATTTTTTAAAATTGTATCATCATATTCTTTTAATTCAACAATTTGTGTTTCTAGTTCTATATTTTTAATTCTATCATAATTCTCTATATATTCATTATCTTTACTAATACAATTTTCTTCTTCTTCTATTTGAATAGGATTGTATCCAAAAAATCTTGCTACATAATCTATTGCTTGCGGCAACTGATAATCTATATTTAATTCTCTACTTTTAACTTTCCTTACTAATTCAAATATATCAAAAGATTCACCGCATTCAGTAAAACAATGAAATAAATGAGAATTATCATAATAATAAAGTTTTTTAGAATTTCCGCCATGACAAATTGTTTTAGATATTAAAAGATTTTCTTGGAGTTGGGGTTCTCCGCCCAACTCCGCAACAATTTCTTTCACTTGAGTAATATCAAGATTATTTTTAATCGCGTCTTTGTCATACTCATAATTTATCATATCTGAACTAACTCCTAGTTAGCTGTAGTTTAATAAAAACTAGAAAGCTGATTCTTCCTCTATTTTAATTTTCAAAAGCGGCAAATCAATTACATTATATGCCCAATCAGTTACAAAAATTCCTTCAAAAGAACAAGTACCTGTGTTGGCAACCATCCAGATATAAATTCCTTTTTGCTTATTTCCTCTGTTTTTATATACACTCATTTTAACATTAGGAATAGGCAAATTGTTTTTATTACAAAAAGGAGATATTTTTTCAATGTCTTCTTTTCTAACTTCAAGCATAATTGAACCAAAATCTATTCTATCAGCCATAGCTTTAGAACCTCTTAAAAGATTTTGATCTGGAGTCTCTGATACCTGATAATCAGAATTTAATTGTGTTGAACTTAATACAAAAACTCCATATTGAATAGCAATCTCTTTTAATTTTGAAGCCAAAAGAAAAAGAATATTATCTTCTCGAAGATTCTTAACGCCACTCTTTCCGCCAATTTCAGTTAAAATTTTTGCAGAAGAATGAATATAATCAAAGAAAACATATTGAACTTGATTTTCTCTAATATGCTTTTTAATCATTGCTTCAATATCTTGCATTGAAAAATCTGGCATGCAAACAAATTGAATTTTACTTTGTTTTAATAAGAATTTTGCTTTTTCAATTCGTTCCCATTCTCCAGCATAATATTCATGCATTAAGATATGATCTTCTTCAACTCCCGCAAGAAATGCGATTGCAGAGGGTTGTATCTCTTGAAGATCTTGCTCTGTGGCTATGAATAAAGTAGATTGACGAGCACCTGTAGTTACCCATTTATTCTCTTTAGTATTAAATACTTGTGAACAACCAATATAACAAGCGTCACCTATCATAGCACGGGTTTTACCAACATTAGTTGCGGCAGATCTTAAATAAAATTTACCTAATCTTGCTCCTCTTGATACTGTAGTTGTGTATATATCAAATAAAGGATAACCGACTGCGGGGACCTCGGCAAAAGAATCAATTAACTCATCAATGCCCTCCCCGACCTGGCAACCACATTCTTGCATATCCTCCACATACCGCATTTTAATATCATCAATTTTATCATTGATTTTATTATAAATATCAGTAAGGGTTGCCGCATCTAACCAATCTTCTTGCTCTTGTTTTCTTTTAACATTAAGAATTTCATCTGGATCATAAATCCAAGATAAATCCATGCCCATACTTTCATAAGCCCGCAATAAAGACATTTTCTTCATACGATTATAATAGTAATCAAAAGTATTGGGATTTGCAATTTCTGCAGCTTTAAGTAAAACAGTCTGACCATTATTAGCTTTAAAATTTGCTAATGCTTTTGGTCTTTGAGTAAGATAATCTTCTATTGCGGGAAGTGTTATCTCTTTAGCCCCTAATTGCCAAAGATTATATATACAACCAAAAAGAAGTTTATGAAAATCATCATAAAAATCTTCTTCATTAAATTTATATTTATCATCATTTTCAAATAATTTAGGATTTTTATATACGCATCCAATCACTTGAATTAAATTGGATATTTCACTATACTTACTACTCTTCATCATCAGAATCTCCTAAATTAAAGAATTGTTGTTTTGTACCTCTATATTGCGGAGGTTTAATTAAAATTTCTTTTATTTTTGACACAAGTGTTTTATTTTTATTCATTTCTTGTGCCATAAATAAATTATAATAATATTGGTAAGCATCATTATAACAAAATGGGACAATACCAATTCCGCCTTGTCCTTTAACAGGATCTTTTGGATTGCCTTTTATATCATAAAAATATATTAATGATTTTAATATGCCTGATAAACTATAATTATTTTCATCTTGATATTTTTTTATTTGTTTATTAACCAACGCCCAATTAGTTTTATCTCCAAATAATTCTTTAATATATTCTTTTAATTTTTGTAATTCTGGATCTGCTTCTGGCCCCAACGGGACTAACTCTCCTTCAGGGTAACATGAATAATGAGCATAGCGGCGAGCGCCATGCCTTACCCCTTGAATTAAATTAGTATCAAATTGTTCGCCACATATAGCACATTTAACTAGATGTTTTGCCATCCTTGTCCAACTCCTTCCCGCACCAAGGACAATATTTAATACCATAAATTCTATAGTCTGGATCGTCGCATTCAGTTTCTTTTATCTGAAAATACCATTCCTTAGTTAAAGGATACCACCAACATTTTGGATGCTGACATTTTTCCATAATTATATTTACCTTTCTATATTATTATACATATATTATATCATATTTTTATAAAAAAATCAAGGGGAAGACATTTTTATCTTCCCCTTAATATTAACCTTTTACGAGATCTTTTAATTCTTCATTAATAAGACTAATTGCTTCAACCTGATCAATTGTAGCATCTTTAATCTTCTTCCCTTTGCCTAAAAACTTTTCAATAATGTGAGAAATTCTAGGCTGCCAATATTCTGCAAACTTAACTCCATCTTCTGTCTCTCCTGTCGTATCGGATGAGCCAGGAATATTTGCAACAATATTCATAAATTCTTTCATCAATTCATCAAAATCAAGAGTTGCAGTAGTATCAAGATGAACATTTTCTCTTTTATCAGTAAAAAGTTCTGCTCCATCTTCTTCCATTTGTTTATCAAGAGCATCTCCAATCGCTTTTACAAGATTCTCATAACTAAGATCGATATAATCGGGTGTATATTTAAAGCGAGAACCTGCCTCATATCTTGATGTTCCACGCATAAACATTACAACTTTTTCATTACCTTCCGCATCAGGTATTGAACGAGTATAACCTATAATATCACACATTCTAGCGAGAACATTATTAGCGCGCTTATCAAGTGTAGGAACGATTTTATTGAATTCAGTTCCATTCTCATTCTTAAAAGTCTTATCTGTTTCATGTGAAATAACAACTAAACCATATCCCATCTGAACAATTTGACGAAGACATTCATCAAATTCTTTTTCAACAAGACCATATCCTTTACCATATCCAATATCACCGATAGCATCTACATTATTATTTGCACAAATATATTTTACACAATAATCATATGCAATATCAGCGGTATCAATAATAATAGTCTCAAATTTTTCTTTCGCTTCATCAGTTTTTAACTGACGAAGAACTTGTCTGAACTCACTCCAAGAATTAATAGGAAGCGCCATCGCTCCGGGAATTGCGGAATAACCTTTTTCAAATGCAAGAAGAAAATGCTTAGGGAATTTAACTGCTGTAGTAGTCTTACCAGTTTTCCATCCGCCATACATAAATACTGAATATCCTCTCATATCGCGGCTTACCTGGTGCGGAGCTACACTAAAAATATCAATACTTGCCATATACTAAAATCTCCTTTAAAAAAATCTAAGAACATCTTTCATTTTTGAATCTCGACTGTCTGCGCTCCAGCAGACTATGCTTACTTTAATCTAAATAAAAAAGTTAAAAAAGTGGGGGAGTTTAAAAACTCCCCACTAGAAATTTTATTTAAAAGTTAAATCCACCAAGTTTAGCAGAAGCACTTGCCGCAGCAGTGGGTGTTGCAGCGCCTCCCGCAGCCTTCTTTGCCTGATACTCATCCTGTCTCTTCTTGACATCTGCGAGATAAACTTCACGATCATTCATAGCCGTCTTAATCTCATCTTCAGTAATTCCATTAGTAGCATCACCAATCTCATACATCTTATCTGGTGTAGAGGTTCCAGTGATAACCCACTCTCTTACAGTTCTGGTATATTCCTTAACTGCGGCCTCACCAAATGCAGACTCTTCTTCTCTCTTGTCAACAATAGTCTGGCTCTGAATATTACCCCAAACCTTAGTGAAAACAAGATTGGAAGGAGAAGCATCAAGACTAGTAAAATACTTAATTCCGCCTTCATTCTTTACAATAAGCTCAACCGGAAGAAAAGCACCATTAAACTTAAATACGACACCCTTTACAACAAGATAATCGTTATTAATATGTCTTTCAGGATCTGCCTCAACGAGACGAGTTCCATTAATAAGCATATCAAATTCAAAAGTATTACGAGTTCCCTCTTCACCAAGCTTGTTAATAATCTTTACAAATCCGCCTTCATTTCTCTTGGCGGAAACAAGAGTTTCCTCTCCATTTCTATTGCTATAAAAATCATTAAGACCAAGAGCAGTATCAATATGAACACAAGTTGCATTCTCAAAGCCATCCTTGATAACAGTCTTGCCATTCTCAATGATATTCTTTAAAACATAATAAGTCTCATTTCTGGTTCCCTTAGAAGTTGTTCCCTTTACAAAAGTAAAATGAACAGTTACAACATTAAGACCCTCATCATCAGTTGCTACATCAATAGATCCAGCAATATAAGGTGTGCCAGGCATAGTTGACTCAGGTCCACATACCTTCTCTTCAAGGGCAAAATCATGAATTCTTCCTTCAATCTTCTCTTTATTAATTACCTTTCTCATTGTAAATTCCTTTCTTAATAAAATTCTTATTTTTACATCTTATAATTTATTATATCATAATTTTTTAAAGATGTCAATATTATTCTACATCAAGGTTAATATCAATACCTTTTTGCGTAAGTGTATATACAACAGGAGATTCTCCAATCTTTTCAACATACCCATCAGATACTAATTTTCTTAAGCCACCTGATGCAGTTCTTGAGCTGATAGTAAGACCTTCTCCAATATCTTTTGCTTTAAAAAGATTATTGTAATTATCTCTATTGTCCTGCATATACTTCAATACAAGTTTCCCATTCTCAGTAAATGCGGGCTTGTCCTTGTCTTCAGTCATCTGAAGTCCATTCCAAAAATCAAGTGCATCAGATGAAAGAATTTCTTCCATTTTCTGTCCTGTCTGATTCTGAATGATACTACTTACTTCATTAATAAACATTTCTTTCTTAGTCATTTGTAACTCCTCTTTAAAAATATAATTTATCTTTTATAATTATATTATATAATAATTTTTATTATTTTTCAAGTGATTGATTATAAAAGAGAAGTTCATCTGCGTATGGAAGTTCTTTACACCAATCCACAAATTGATGCCACTCAGTAAGTTTATGATTAGAACGCCAATGAATTATATTGCGAAGAACCGCATAATTCGCAGTCCATGTTCTCGTTTGAAGCCATGATTCTGGAAGCCAGCGGATAAGCTCTTTCCAATATCTTTTATCTTTTGTTTCAAGATATTTTTGACGAAGTGTCTCTAAGAAACTTATAATACCTTGAATTTGAATTAAATATGGATCATTTAATTGTTCTATTATATTATTATCGTAATCATCAGTTTCAAAACAATCTAATGTAATAGGTGTGCTGGCTAATTTATGCATTGTGCTAGTTGAGTTAGCTGTAGTGCCTACCTTGTAAGTATCTAGCTCTTTCCAAAAATATAACGGGGCAGTAATGTCAACAGACACAAAAATTTGACGAAGAAACTTATCATTAGGGCTTCCCGCTTTTATCATTCTTTGAGCAAGATCCATATCATTTTTCCCAATAAAAGCATATTCAGCAATGTATTTACCCCATTGAAGAATTCCTTTACCATATAACTTATCTCTTTCTTCAAAGATATCTTCAGGATCTTCATTATAAGAATATATTACTTCATTAGCGACTTCCTTTAACCATTCATCGCTCTCTGCAATACCAAAAGCACTATCAGATTTTGCGTAACTTTCCATTGGATGTCTTAATCCACGAAAAGCATTTTCAAAATTATAAACTCCTGTATTTTTAAATTTCATTTATACAAATTCCTCAACTATTTCATCTATAAAACCTTTGTTTATACCATCTTGCGCATCATACCAAATATCCTCACGCTTAATTTCTGCATATTCTTCTGGAGTAATATTTGTATATTTTAATACAATATTTTTTACTTTTTCTAATAAACGCTTATAAAATTCAGTATAATTTTCAAATTGACCACTTGTTCCACCATTACTGGTAGCACCTTCATGGAATAGAAAAGTACTGTTCGGATATGCAAATCTTTTATGACCAGCGATAAAAACAAAAAATCCCCCAGAATATGCACAACCTATATTAATAGTATAAACAGGTGTTTTTGAAATTCTAATAGCATCTATAATTGTAAGGGCATCTCTCAAATACCCTCCATTAGAATCAATATAAATTTTAATAGGCTTTCTGTCTTCTATAGGAATAGAATTTTTATTATCATAATTATTCCAAAAACGAATATATCCTTCAATAGAAGAACCAGTACCCGCATCAATATCTCCAAGATATAGTTCTCTATTTAAAGCACTTTGAAGAATAACTATATCTTCAAAACTTTTAGCGTCATCTTTTGTTTTTTTAGCAAGAGAAGATATTAAATCATCTACATCATCAATCTCTATTTCATAGGTTTCATCATAATCTGACATTTAATTCCTACTTTCCAACTCCTCGATTACTATTATATCCATAATCATAAGAGTTATATAATTCTATATAATATCTTTCTTTTTCATTAAGTTGATCTCTTGGACATTCTTCTAGAACTTCAAAAGAAAAATTCCATAAGCCGAAATCTTGCATGGCTTTATATAATTTATTCCCCGCGGGAGTGTCTATCCCAAGTCCACATTTTACATGTTCAGTCCAACGATCTTTAATATTAACCGCCTGTCCAATATAACACTCTTTTGTTTTAATATTTGTAATTTTATAAATACCCATTTTATCAGTTGTGCCAATAATATTTGCAACAAGTCCTTTTAAAGGATCTCTAAACCAAGTTTGCCAAATTAGCATGCTAAGTACACGAGGTTTATTAAGTGAAGGTTTAAGAGCTTCAAGTTTTGCTATATCTGATTTATCAGCATCTGAAATATTAAAACAATAGAAAGAAAGATTATTTTCTATTTCCCTTTCTCTTCGCTGTGCTTCGATTGCGGCGGCCCTGGTAGCACGAAGCTTGTCAAGATCCTCTTGATACTCTTGAGTTTCTTGTATTAATTTAAGTTGAAGATTAGAATATGCTGTTTGCATTGCATCTGTATACATATCATATTCTTCTTCTTTTTCTTTATATGAATTCTCAAGTACAAGAACATAATGTTCAAATGCTTCTTGAGAAAGTTGTTTTTGATTTTTTAAGGAATCTTTTAATTCTTGCTGAATTGTAGATAAATGTTGTTTATCTTTATCAATAGATTGTATTAAATTTTCTTCTTCTAATAATAATCTTTCATTTTCTTGTTTTAAATTATTATTTTCTTCTTTAATTTTATTATCAACTTTAATTTTATTTAATAAACAATAAATAGATACAAATACAGCAATTATAGTTATAATAAATAAAAGTGTATTCATAATAATTTAAAATAAAATAAAAGGGCTAAGTTATAAAACTTAGCCCTTAAAACATTATTTACTCAGCATCGGGCTTAGCTGCAGCTGCGGCATCCTCTGCCTGAGCTGCTGCATGATCATAAGCAAGACCCTCGGCGGTAGCCTGGATAAACTTTACGGGCTTATGAGTGCCATCCTCAAGCTCGATCTCTGCAGGAATTCTCTCTGCGTATCCCTTTCTCTGAAGACCAGAGGTAACGATACCATTAACGCTCTTTGCTTCCATTCCAAGCGCCTCAGCAATATCAGCTGCTGTCATCTGGACGCCCTGATTCTCCTTAAGGTAATTCAAAACTACTAAACTCTTCTCAGAAACTGCCTTTGCCATAACTTTTGTTCTCCTTTTAATAATAAAATAATTTAAAATGTTACTATAAGTGATAGATATTCACTTTTTATAATAATTATACTAGGAAGAAGAATTTAATTTGTTAAGTATTTACTCATAATAATTTCATCTATTTCTAACAAATCATTAATAGAACATTCAGATACTAAACGCTCAATTTTTTTCATACTTTCTAATATATTATTTTCATTTTGTTGAGATTCAAGTTCTGCTATCTGCTTAGCAATACTTTGTAATTTTTCTTTATTCAATTTTATCTATCTCCTTACATTAATAATTATACTAAAAATTTTTATAAAATTCAAGTTAATGCTTCTATATAATGTAAGGAAATTATAATAATAATGAATACTTATCTCTTATATGAATATATTATACTAAAAATTTTTATAAAATTCAAGTTAAGGTTTCATATAAGTGCGGAAGAAAAATGTGGGTATCTCAATATATATAATTTTTACGGGTAGTCAATTATTTACTTTTGCCCAAACGCGGCAATGAATTCAGCCTCAGTAATAATAGGGATACCCGCGGATTGTGCTGCTTTATTTTTTGCAGAAGTTGAAGTAGAATCATTATTAATTAAATAATTAACTTTAGAACTCATACTACCTACAACCTTTCCGCCAATAGATTCTATATAATTTTTTAATTCATCTCTATTCTTCCAATTTGTAATTTTACCAGTGATACAAAATGTTAAATCTGCGGCGGTCTGTGGAACTTTATCCTGAACCATTGGCAGCGAGAAGTCAAGCATTCCCGCAATTTCATCTGCTTCTGTATAATCAAATGAATTAATAGCTTTGCTTATTTCTGGTCCAAAACCATCAAATTCAGTCCAATCACCGCCAACCGCATTTCTAAAATCTTCCCATGTAGAATAATATTTAATTATTTCTTTGGAAACAGTTCTTCCAACAAGAGGTATACCGATTGCTGATATAAACGATTCAAGCGACGTTGAAGTTCTAGCGGATGTAATTGCTGACAAGATTTTTCCGACTGAAGCTTCTCCAAAGCCTGTTTTTGAAATCCATTCAGTTTTATGTTCATCAAGTTTAAATATGTCTCCAAGTCCATCAATCCAACCCCAATCTATTAACTTCTCTATTGTTTTTCTTGAAAGTCCTTTTATATCAAGTCCCTTTTTCCCACAAAAATGGTCAATTCTTTGAGCGAGCTTGCCGGGGCATTCTTCATTTTCACAATATAAAACTTCTACACCAGATTCTGAAGTTTTAATACTAGTAAGTCCGCCGCATATAGGACAGAGAACTCCATAATCTCCACCTAGTCCAGTGGTTACTCCACCTGCCGCAATAATATCTCCATAATCTTTTTTATCTGCTTTTGTTATTTGTGGTATTATTTGATTACTTTTAATTACCCAAACCTTTTCTCCAACATAAGGGGTTTCACCAAGAATTTCCTTCATAATACTTATATTATGAAGGCTTGCTCGTTCAACAATAGACCCTTCAATTTCAATAGGATCAAATACAGCAACAGGAGTAAGGACACCATTACGAGAAACATCATAATCAATATATTTTAACTTAGTTTCGTATTCTTCATCATAAAATTTGAATGCGATACCATTATTCCAATGATGATCTGTACGACCTAGACTTTTACCATATTTAACTGATTCAAATTTAAATACATATCCATCAATAGGAAAGAGCTTATGCTCGTCCATTTTATCAAGAATATCTATTGCATCTTCTATTGTTTCTGCATCACCTACTCGTGGTACTGTAATGAAGCCCCAATCATCAAGTTTTTCTAATCTCCAGAAAAAGAAATCTTCATCAATTCCTTCAATTAAATCCCAAGCAACAAAAGTAAGATTGCGGGAAGCGCATTCCGCAGAATCTAATAATCTGATACTTCCAGATGCAAAATTTCTTGGATTTTTATATCTATCTTTAAAAGGTTCAAAATCAGAATAAGTACAAATGATTTCTCCATCTATTACAACTTTGTCTTTAATATCATATAAATGACATCCTATATCTTTAGTAGGAATTGTTTTTGGAATACTATCAATTACAAAAGCATTATGAGTTACATCTTCGCCCTCAACGCCATCCCCGCGGGTTTCCGCACGAATTAATTTACCATTTTCATAAGTTAAAGAAACAGTAAGTCCATCCATTTTAAACATTCCAAGCCAATCATGACCTTTAACAAAAGAAACAATATCATTTGGATTTTTTGTTTTATCAAGTGATAACATTAAATGATTATGCTTTACTTTATTTAATTTCGAGACCTTCTTGAAATGTACTTTCTGAGTAGGGGAGTCAGCAAAGATAGCTCCTGTTTCTTTTTCCATTTCAACTAATTGAAAATACAATTCATCCCATTCTTTATCAGATATTTGTGGATGTCCTGCATCATATGCTTCTGTGTATTTATTTAATTTATTAATTAATGCAGCAATTTCCCATTTATCACTCATTTTTAAGTTCCCCTTTATTTTTTCCTATAAATATTATATCAAAATTTTTATAAAAAATCAAAAAATGGGGATTAAGCTAATACTTAATCCCCTTGTTAATCTAATTTGTACTTGTACCAAACCAATGTCCTTGTATTTTAATATAATTAGTTGCATATGAATGTTGAACACCATCAAAATAGACATAATTTAAAGGATTTGTATCAAATCCTTTTTCTTCTAAATAAGGTATAAGAATTGATTCTTTTTCGTTTGCCACTAACTCTATTACTTCTAACATTTTTTCAATATTTTCTTGTGAAACCTTATTTCTTAAAGACCATGTTGAAAATTGTCCTTTTTGACTTAATACTTTATATACTGTATCAGGCCATTTATCTGATAATACTCTATTTAAAATTACTTCAACTACTGCCATTTGACCATCGATATCTTGATTTCCAGCTTCTCTAAATGTAATTCTTGCAATTAATTCTTTTTCTTCATCTGTTAATGAATTAATTAAATCAGTATAATCATTTAAAGAATAATTATCAAATCCATTTTGAATAGCTTCTTCATTTAAAGTATTTAAAAGAATTGCTACTCCACCTTCAGTAATTTCTTCTTGAGCTGCTGCAGTATCAAAATTAAATAAAAATATAATAGTTGCTAAGCAAAGAAAAATAATGATTTTAATTTTATTCATTTTAACCTCCTATAAGAGCGGCAAACTCTATATATATTAGGTTTTATTCTAAAATATATTTTTAGATATTGACCTAATTGTTACAAAATGTAATAATTTTTTAACAATTTTGCAACAATTAATATTATAACAAAAATTTTATAAAAAGTAAAGGAGAGGTATTACCTCTCCTTAATTTAAAATTTTGTTATAGAAATTACTTTATTATCTTTTATCATTATATTTCCAATAGCAACTCTACCTAGCGATGGGATTTCTGATGCGGAAATGCATATATTACTTTTATTCCCACAAATTAAGATATTATCTTCATTAGAAACCATTGCCGCACCTACTAATTCACCATTTTGTGGAGATATTTTATATACTGAAGTTCCTTTTCCACCTTTAGCTTGAGTAGGAAAATCTGCAAGAGGAATTTTCTTTCCCATACCTGTACTTGAAAATACTGCAACTTCATCAGTTTCTTTATGAACTGATAATGCAGAAATTACTTCATCGTTTTCTGCAAGTTTAATTCCTTTAACACCAAGGGCAACTCTTCCAACAACACCAATATCTTTCGTAGGAAATTTGATACTCATTCCATTTTTTGTTAAGATAATAATATCTTCTTTATCCTGGAAAAGAATACTTGCTACAGAATCTCCATCTTTAACTTTAAGAGCCGCAATTCCCGCATTGCGCTTAGCTCCTGTATACTCAGATAAGAAAGACTTTTTTAACATACCCTGCTTCGTAATAAAAATTACAAATTCTGGTGTTGTTTTTCTATGTAAAGAAGTTACTGCAATAATTTTTTCATCAGATTCTAATTGGATAAGACTATTAATAGGTACTCCTTTTGTTGTGTTAGTTCCATCTGGAATATTATCTACTACAGTTCGATACATTTTTCCCTTGTTAGAGAAAAACATCATATAATCTACTGTATTTGTTTTAATAGTAGATAAAATTGTATCATCATTTGATTTAATACCCTTGCCGCCACGCTTTTGTACTTTAAAATTTGCGACAGGTACTTTTTTAATCAAACCAGACTGTGTAGTTACTACAACAACATCAACAGGAATAACTTCAGCGATCTCTTTTTCTTCTTTAGGAACTTCAATCTGTACTAATTGAGTGCGTCTTGCATCACCATATTTCTTTACAATATCTTCAAGGCGTTTTTGAATTTCTGCCATTTGAAGTTTTTTATCCTGAAGAAGAGTCATATAGTATGCAATAGAAGTCATTAATTCTTTTTGCTCATTTTCTAATTCAATTTTTTCCAAATGAGCTAAACTTGATAATCTCATAGCTAAAATCGCTTTAGCCTGAGCTTCTGAAATACCATACTTCTCAATTAATGCAATTTTAGCTGTTGCACTACTTTCAGATTTTTTAATTAATGCAATAACATTATCAATATCTTCAAGAGCAATAAGAAGCCCTTCAACAATATGTAATCTTTCTTTTGCTTTAATTAAATCAAAATTGATTTCTTTAACTAAACAATCAATATTATGATTAATATAAACTTCAATTGCCTGCTTAAGATTTAACTCAGTAGGAGTTTTATCAATAAGTGCAACTTGATTATATGAAATTGAAGTCTGAAGATTAGTTTTATTATATAATTTATTTGCGATAACATCGGGGTTAATACCCTTCCCGCATTCAATTACAATTCTTAAACCTTTCTTATTACTTTCGTCGCGGACTTCTGTGATACCTTCAATTTCTTTAGCATCACAGACCTCTCCAATTTGAGAGATAATTCCTTCTACTGTTTCTCCATAAGGAATTTCATAGAATACAATATTATTCTTTTCAACTTTATAACAACCTCTAACCTTTACAGAACCATGACCGGTTCTCATAATGGCGGGAATGTCATTTTTATTAATGATAATTCCGCCAGTAGGGAAATCCGGACCAGGTAATGTAGGCTCATTTCCGCTCATAACTGCATAAATCGCTTCCGCAACTTCTTTGAGATTATGCGGCAGCCAATTACAAGCCATAGCTACACCGATACCAGTATTAGGGTTGCACAAGAGGTTAGGAAAAATTGCGGGTAAAGTAACTGGCTCTTCAAGTGTTTCATCATAATTAGGAATAAAATCAACATTCTTTTTCTTTAAGCCTTGAAGAAGCCCATCTTCCGCAAGTTTACTAAGTCTTGCTTCTGTATAACGAGCTGCGGCAGGCCCATCGCCAATCTGGTTTCCATTACTACCATGCCAGTCAATAAGCGGATACCGCATAACCCACCATTGAGAAAGTCGTACCATAGCTCCGTAGATTGATGAGTCACCATGCGGGTGGTACGCAGACATAGTATCACCTACAATACGAGCTGATTTAACATGAGGTTTAGAAAAAGTATATCCTTTTTCATAGGCTGCCCATAAAATTCTTTTAGCAACTGGTTTTAATCCAGACTTAGCATCAGGTATTGCTCTATCTGAATTTACTGCATAACTATATTCAATAAAATTTATACCTAATTCATTTTTAATATCATTAGTTATCAATTTAGTTCTCCTTCTCTACAATATTGAAAAGTATATCCTTCTTGAGTCTTTCTTTTATTTTCTAATACTTCACTAATATGATTTGATTTAAGATTTAAAATTCTTTTACATTCTAATTTATTTGTAAATGGTCCAAATACTTCTCCAGTTTTTATATTTCTTGCTATAAAAGGAGTAACTTTCATCTTTGCTACTCTAATACACTCTTGTAATCTTTCTTCAGTAAAAGTAGCTTTATCAATACAAATTACTCCATTACAATAATACATTTGATTATGAAGCATTCGATATATATCACCTTTGCTCATATTATGCTCTCTAGCAAATTCTCTTTGATTAAGAAATTCTCCTAATTTATTACCTTTTAAATCAAATGCATAAAATGGATAACTACCACATTGTTTTAAAAATTTATCTGTAATTATAATAGTTTCTCCACCATCTTTTGTATTATAGCCTTCTTCAATACTATTATAATAAATTATCCATTTTTTTTCTTTTTCATCTAACTCTTCTTGAGAATTTGCTGTATCAATAATCTCCCAGATAAAAGATTCTTCAGGGTACTTTCTTAAAGCATTTATAAAATGAGTATTATAATTTTTTTCTTGTCTTGCTTTATAATAATGTTTATTTTTTCTTTCTTGTAAAGTTTGAATTGTTTGACCAATATAAATTTTATTATTTTCTTTATTTGTTACTTTATAAATTATCCCATACATTTTTTTAAGAACCTCCTTTATTTGTTCTATTATATATGAAAATAAAGGAAGATAATTTATCTACTTTTACCCAATTTGGGTAAAAAATTTTTAAAGATCATGGCAGTCTAGGTCAATGTTTTATCAGCCTAACTCCCGTGGCTTAAAATTAGGATCTATATTTTGTAATAGTTCTTCAAAATATTTTAATCTTTCCTTGTCATCTTCTTCATGATCTTCTGAAAATTCACTTTTAAGTATTAAAGAAAGCTCCTCAAGAACACTTTTAAATTCTTCATATATTTCACTTAATGTATTATTCTGCATTATATTTTCCAGCCTCCTGTGAATGTTCTTTAATATATACCTTCCTTGCGGTTACCCCAGTTCCCATTAACTGTTCAAATAAAATATCAGTTTCTCTTACATCTTCAACTGTAATTTGCTTAATAATCCTATTATTAGGATCGGTTAAAGTTTCTTCAGTTTCTTCAACAGACATTTCACCGAGGCCTTTAAGTCTATTTACAGTATATTTCTTACCTTGATTAGCTCTCTTAAATTCTTCAAGTGCTTCATCATTTTTAAGATACTTATACTCTTTACCTATTGTAATCTTATAAAGAGGAGGAACTCCTGCATAAATATAACCATCTTGAATTAACTGCGGACAAAAATTCCAAATGAAAGTATAGAAAAGATTCTTAATATGTGCTCCATCAACATCAGCATCGCTCATAATAATAATTTTTCCATATCTCAAATCTTCTTTATCATAGGTAACTTTCATTGTTTTTGGATCAATTCTTAAACCAAACGCTTCAATCATTGTCATAATCTCTGCATTTTTCTGAATTTGCGCTAAAGTTGCCTTTTGTGTATTAAGAATTTTTCCTCTAACAGGTAAAACTGCTTGTGTTGCGTTATTTCTTGCAAGTTTGATATTACCAGAAGCACTATCACCCTCTGTAATATAAATTTCACATTCCATTCTATTTTTGGAATTGCAATCGGCAAGTTTACTATCAAATTTAATTACTTTTTCTTTTTTCTTCTTTTCAGTTTCACGAGCTGCATCTCTAGCTTTTTTAGCCGCCTCCCGCGCTTTACGAGCGGAAATTGCTTTATCAAAAATTACCTTTATATCTTTTTCATTAAAAGATAACCAATTTTGGATATTTTCTGTCAATTCAGAAGTAAATGGACTCATATCCAATTTTACAATTCTGCTTTTAGTCTGAGCATCATAAGACACTCCAGATGTTGTGATATTAAATGCAATTAACATTCCCTCTTGAATATCAGATCCATCAAGAGTTTCTTCTTTTTCTTTTAACCAACCTTTTTCTTTAAAGAATTTGTTAAATTCTCTTGTAATGGTTGATTTAATTTGTGTAATATGAGGTCCACTATCTGTTTCACCTGTATTAACATATGAAATAAGATTAAGTGAATAATTAGTTGTATAAGTTAATACAAAATCTAATCTATTTTTCCCATTAGAATAATTAATATTTAATCTATTTTTAAGAATTTCATTATCTTTAACGATGTCATTAACTAAATCATTTAATCCATTATTAGAATGATATGTAATTAAATCTTTCCCATTATGAGTTAAATTAATAGTTAATCCTTTGCATAGGCAAGTTAAAGTATGAAATAATTTTTTAATTCTCTCTACATCAATCTGAGTGTGTGTAAAAAACTTTGCGCTAGGCTTCCATTCAACAATAGTACCAGTATGAAAATCGCCTTGTTTTCCGACTTCTCTTTTATTAAAAACTCCTTCAACAAAATGAATATGCTCACTTCTACCATCTCTATAGGTGTAAACATCAAGCCAATTACTTAAAAAATTAGTAAGTTTTGAACCAATACCGTTAAGACCAAGAGCAGTCCCTTCATAAACTCCATCATCAGAAAATTTTCCAGATGTATTTAAAACATCAAAAGAAGCCTGAAGAACAGTTTCTCCATCTTCACGCTTAACATTAACAGGAAATCCCTGAGCAAAGTCTTCTACTCTACAACAACCATCATCTTGATAATCTACATTAATAATATTTCCATGCCCTACCGACCATTCATCTATTGCATTAGAAACAATTTCAATAAGTAATTGAGTTGAATATTCTGTTGAACCGCAATAAACTCCAGGACGAAGCCGAGTAAATTCAAGAGGTGATAATGATTCAATTGATTTATCATTATATAAATTACTCATTTTTTATCCTTTCCTTATTATTATAATATATATTATAACATATTTTTTATAAAAAATCAAATTATTATATCATAATTCTTAACTAATTTATTAAATTTTCCTTGATTATTTGCGGCAACCGCATCTGCTAATTCATTTTCTAAAAATCCAACATGACCAACACATTTTTTTATTGAATAATTAGTAGAATTATTTAATAAATTATATAATTCTTTTATTAAATCTAAATTTTTAATTGGCTTTCCTTTTGCTCTTGTCCATCCATTTTTTGCCCATTCCCAAATCCATGTGGAACATAATTGTACTACATATGCAGAATCAGAATAAATAATATAGAAATAATTTTTATCTTCTTGAGCCTTTTTGAGAACATGTATTACCGCCATTAATTCCATTCTATTGTTTGTTGTATTTTCAAATCTTTCTGAATAACAATAGGCTAAATGAGTTTCTGGAAGCTTATTTTGTTTAAATACAGTTGATAATCTTATAACACCAAAACCGCCAGGTCCTGGATTCCCAGAACAGGCTCCATCAGTATAATATTTTAATAAAGGTTTTTTTAACTTTTCCATTTTTTCCGCCCTCTAAAAAATCATTTCTGTATTCATAACTCTTATTCATTCTATTATAATTATAACAAAATTTTCGATAAAAGTCAAGCCTTTTTTATTTTTATTTTACTAGAAAAGAACAAGAAGATTTTTACAATAAAAAAAATGGCTGCGGAGGACTTTCGCCTTCTGCAGCCATAGAATTAAAGTTTTTTAGTATATTTTAAATTAATCCATCCACCAGCTTTTAACTCACCCCAATTATTTTGTTCATTAATAATAGTATAAACACCTTTATCTTTAATAGAACCAATAATTGCATATGTTACACCTGGGCCTTTTCTAATATTTAAAGAAGATGCAGTAACTTGTATTTTATATTCATTGCTTGTAATTGCTGGGGTAGATTGATTGATAATGGTAACATAATTAGGATTATTTATATAAATCCAGCCTGCACCGCTTTTTAATTTACCCCAACCATTTTGTTCTGCAACAATTGTATAAACACTATTTTTTGGAACAACAGTAGTAATGGCGTATGAGTTTCCAGGGCCAGAACGAACATTTAATTCATTAACTTTAATTTTGACTTGATAATTTACTATAGATGCCTCAGAAGTAGGAGTATCTTGTGCAGCTACTTTATTTAAAAAACTTCTCCAATTAACTAATGCTGTTTCATTTTTACACCATGGTTGAGGACAAGGTTTTCCAGTTACCATATGATGCATAATAACATGATCAATATCAATATTATATTTTTTCATAAGATATTTAGTTAATTCAATAGCATTATTAATGGTAGCCTCAGTTAAATACCAATCATCATCATTAACACTTAATGAGGTTGTATTTTTTTTATTACTACACATTTCAATACTAATGGAATTAGCATTTGTGCAGATTTTATAAAATTTAGCACCTAAGGAAGTTTTACTACTTAATTTGCTTCCACCTACTGCCCATGTATAGCGATTTTCAATATTTCCATTATATTGAACAATTTCAAAATCATCTACAATAAAATCTGCTGATGCCTCTCTAGAACTAGTGGCAAACATATTTGCAGCTGCAATAGCTTTGCCTCTAGAAGAAGAGGTTCCCGCAGTATAATGTAACACTATAAACTCAATTTTTCTTTTACTTTTAGCTGAAGTATTATGAGTGCTATTTCTTTGGATAATGTTCATCTTAAACTTTCCTCCTCATCATTTTCTAAATTTCTCATAGCAGTTTCATATACAATTCCATCTTTAGTATTTTCTGCTTTTGATTTAGAACAATAAATTCCATAAGATAATGTTTCTCCAATAACTGCGCCTAATAAGGTAATTAAAGGAGTGAAATCAGGCATTGTTTCAATTGCATAAGCAAGTGAAAATGATTTAATTGTAACCCAACCTGTAAAAATTTCTAATAAAAAGAAATTTATAAATAATAGAGTTAATAATAATTTACTATAAGATATTTTTTTCTCTTTCTTTTTCATTGGCTCTCCTTTATAAAAAAAGAGAAGCTAATGCTTCTCTTTTACATTTGTTCTGCAATTTGGGCTATTTGACTACGATAAATATTTTGTAATTCAATTTCTCCATAAAAAGGTTGTCCTTTAAATACTTCTGATACCCTTCTCATTCCATTACTTGAGCCAGCATAAGAACTCATATCTACTTGATGAGCATAATCACCATCAATAATACAAATACTATCTTCTCCGATTCTTTGTAAAGCTAATCTCATTAATTCAATATCAAGATTTTGAGCTTCAGAAATATACACTGCGGCATTCATATTTGTAGTATCATATCCGCGGATATCAGACATAGGTAATAAAATTAATTGACCATCATCAATTAATCTTTCTACAGCAATTCTATCACCTAATTTACTTTCCAATAAATTACCAATTTGTGAATCTAAAAGTTTTTCTGTTCTAGATCCTGGATAAAATCCTAATCTTGCTGATCCTTTAGTTGCAACTGTGTTACAAAAAATAACTATCTTATCAATTTTGCCACGTTCGAGTAGAGAAAACATATATCCAAAAGCTAAATATGTTTTTCCAGTTCCCGCCCTTCCGCGCAGCATAGTAATTTGATTATTATTTAAACTATCTAAAGCGCATTGCTGGAATACATCACCATGTTTAGGAGCTATTTTTCCAAACATTTTAGATTCTGCTTTTTGAAATTGAACTGCTTCATAATGTTCGTTTTTCCATTTATATTTATCAATTAATTCACCATTGCACTTAATAATAATATATTGATTTTCTAATAAATTATAGCTATTTTTATTATCCACATAATGAGTATAAAAATCAGCTAATCCTGTTTCATCTAATTCTAGGATTTTAAATCCTGTATATTCATTTGTTTCTTGCTGTCCTAATAGAGTGGCATCTAATCCAACTATATCTTTTGCAATTTTATAACATAATAAATCTTGAGTAATAAATTCTACATCTTTATTAAGTGCGGAAATAATTATTTTATTATCCGCATTTAAAGGTAAAGAATAAGAAGATAAAAGTGGATCTAAATCTGTTGTGTAAGGGATTACTTCATATTTATTTTGGTTGTTGGCTAAGAGACGAATTATAGTACGAGCATTATACTTTATTTCTTCATCTCTTGTACTTGAAGTTTTAATATTTTCTAATTCATTTATTGTAATTCCAGATATATAAAATTTTTCTTCTTCATTAAAAGCTTTTTCTTGTAAAGCAAGCAAACTACAAGTGTCATAAAATTTAATTTTACTCACACTAAAGTCATCCTTTCTTTAAGTAATAATTTTTACAATATTACTTAATTTTTTAAATAAGATAATTAACCTTTTTTGTCATTTAGTTTCTTGAGTATCTTATCTTTTGCGGAAATGCTTGCTTTTAATTGAAGTTCTATCATAGTAATTTCAGCAGCTAATTTATTAACTTCTTTAATGCGTCTATTTAATTGTCTAAACATTGCTTTAGCACTAGGATCTTCAGGATTAAAATTTTTATATTGCTGTACTGCAACAACAAATTTTCTACATTCTTCACATTTTTCCTTTTTTAATTTATGCTCATATTTTAATGCAGAAATTTGTGCTCTGGTTTCTGCGATGCGGCAACCAGTTAATTCAGACCATGCATCATCTGGATGGCACCAAGCTAATCCAACAAATTTTTTTCCTTTATGGCTTACAGTAACCGCAGATTTTTTTAACCCAGGCTCTGTATGACTGTATACAAATTTCATAAAATTACCTACCTTTACATTTTTTCTTTTATTATATCATAATTTTTTAAAAAAGACAATTTTATGCGGAAAATATCTAGCGTATGTGCGAAAATTCGTCCCCGTTATCCTAATTAAAAACCCTGGCATATGTAAGCCAGGGTTTTTTAATTAATCATTATTTATTTTGAATTGATAAAAAAAGCTTCCAATCCAAGAAAGTGTTCCTGCAAGTAATGGAATCTGATTAAGGGCTATCGAGATATGAACTAAACTCAATCCTTCAATAAGCACTTTACCTATTGTAATTTTAGCAATCCAGCCTACAAAATAACCAAACCAGAAGAAAAGAAATGGCTCAATTAAAAAGAATATAATGAAAAATATTAATACTTTATATAAATTATCTCTTTTCATTTATTTTATTTTTTATCCTTTCAATAATATCATCAAGAGACCATGGAGTACAATTATTAGTATCCATTTCACAATGAAAAATAAGTCCTTTATCCCAATCAGCAAATGGATCTTGTGTATGACTATGTCCACAAAGACTAATCATTTTTGCGGAAAGTGGTTTATCATCATCAAAATTGGAAGTAATACAAGGATAATGTGAAAGATAAAAATGATATTTACCATATTGAAGAAATTTACCTTCACAAATTTCAACAACATTCCAACAATGATTATAGAGTTTCATTCTATTATCACCATCATGGTTTCCGCGGATAATATGAATATTGCCTTTAAGCTGCTTAATACAATATAGTCCTTCTATATCATCATTAAGCATCATATCTCCAAGACAATAAATATCATCATCTGGATTTACAATATTATTCCAATTATGTATAATAGCATTATTCATTTCATATACAGAATCAAATCCGCGTGGGCGCCAAAGGAACTCGCGAGCATGACAAAAATGTGGATCACTAGACATAAAAATTCTACCCATTTGAAGTCTCCTTATTATTTACTTTGAATAAATGCTTTCTTTCTTGATCTGTATCGTCTATAATGTGAATAATATCAAAACCCTCTTCGAAAGTTGGCATAGTGATTTGTGTTGCCATTCTTCGGATTACCTGCTCAGGAACATAAAATCGAGTGTTAATACGATTTTCATTTCTGTGAAGAGCCCTCCATACAGGAACTTTAAAAAATACAATTTCAACACAACAATCTTTTAAAGACATTCCTAATGCACGAAGAAGTTTTGTACGGGATGCTTCATTAATATGAGTGGCATCCGCAATAACAGTTTGTCCATTATCAAGAGCTTTTTTAATTTCAGATACAAAAATATCATAAACTTGTTTTTCTTTATGAAAATAATCTTCTCCATCTTCGAGTAAAGAAAATCGAATTTGATCACGAGAAACTAACTTATCAATATTTGCTGTTGGATGCTCATAAAGCTCATTTGCATAAGTAGATTTGCCCGAGCCGGGGATTCCACTCATCATAATCAATCTTTTGCTCATTTAAATAACACCTTCTTTCTTCATTTTGTCTTTAAAGATACCATAAGGAAGGATTCTGTTTTGTTGTTCATCAAAATTATGGTGTTCAAATTCAAATAGAAAATCATCATGGCTATATTTAGAACCAGGAATGCATTCGACATGATTAATTGTGTCATTGCAAGTTAAACACCAAAGTCGTTTAAGGTGCCCCGGTGCTCGTTCTTTTCCCTTAACTCTAACTATTGGCAAACCGCGGCTGCCGCATTTACAACAATAAAATTCATGATCAAGTATTAATGTTCCCATAAAATATCACTCCTTTATTTGATTTTCTATATATATTATAATATATTTTTTATAGAAAATCAAATAAAGAAAATTTAATTAAACAAATTGATTTAAAAAAGTATCAAATTCTATTGCATCACTAGGATATTCAACAGTAACACCTTGAGAAACATCAATGGACATAATTCCCATTAAACTTTTTCCATCAATTACATATTTACCTCTTTTAAGAGTTACATCTCCTTCTACTCTTGTTGCTTCTTGGATAAAATTAGTTACATCAGCGAGTCCATAAATTTTAATATATTTAGTTGCTATCATAATATACCTCCTTTTTATACAACAACTAGAGCGAGTTTTTCTCGCTCTAGTTTATTAATTTTATTTAAATTACTGGTGGTAACGAACTAGAAACTCATTAGATACTGCCTTGAAACTTCTAGTCCCATCTGGAGATCTAAATACGAGCCCTTCTCTCATACCTTCATCAATAACAGAAGTGCCAGTTGCAATTTTGAGTAACTCGTCAACAGTATCGGGAAGAATAAAATGCTCATTGACGATAGGAACCCAATGGATGCCATATCTTTCAAGGAACTCTTTTGCTTCAATAGAATTCCATCTTCCATCCTGTGAAGTAATGAAATTAAAAGCACGGAAATCATGGTCAGCCATTCCATAGTATCTTCTCTGAATGCCCGCGCCGAAAGTTTCTCCCTGGATAGTTACCCATTTAAGAGATTTATTGTTTTTAAGAATATCCTTAAGTACATTCTCAATATTGTACTTTTTAGCCATTTCAAGATAAACATTAGTATCATAGAAACAAGCTTTGTCAGGAGTATCAAAAACTACATTTCGAGAGCAAACATAGAAATCATACTTTCCAAACTTATCTCTTTTCATAGTGAAAGTAGTGCTTGTACCATCTATCTTCTCAGTTGCAATCCACTCAGACTTATCTTCAAGAATCCAAGTCATGTTCTGGACTCTCTCTTCGTCAGTCTTTACAACCCAAGCAGGCCAGTTTCGTACATCTCTCTTCTTACCAAAAAGAAGAATAAATACTCTCCGCAGAAACTTATTTCTCTTAATTACTTTACCCCATTTTCTTGCAATCTTAGGATGACGAGCAAGAGCTGCATTAATTCTAGCATCAGGGTTAGATTTAGCCTTTCTCTTATTATCCTCTGGCTCAGCATAGGTTACGCCAAGCTTTTCAGTAAGGAAGTCTCCTTCTACAAGAGAAGTAGCATCCCAACCAAAGTCCTTTGCGCTCATAAGAAGACCCTGAGAATAAAAACCAGGATTTTTTCCACCAAAAGTATACTTTTGAGTTTTTACATTACCATGTTTCTTTTCAAGAAATGCAAACTCAGGCTTAGTAGTGTCTACATGAGAGTCGATTTCAAAATAAATTGCAAGATCTCCAGCATTGAAAGTCCCTTTTCTAACCATGACCTTCCAACCGCCAACTACAGCAGCTTCGCAGTTGTCAGAACCAACAATAGGCTCAATAGCATCAATTTTTACTACATAAGCGAGTTCTCTTACATTAGTATTAGGATTAAGCATTTTTTACACCTCTTTTCTTTTCTCTTTCATTTTCTATAAATATTATAACAAATATTTTAATAAAAATCAAATAAAATGCGGCGGTCCAGTCTTTGAGATCTCTTAAGCTAGCCCGCCGCATAATTATTTCACAGGAACAATATTATCTGAATCTGAAGGAATAATATCTTCACCAATTTGTCCATTGGGACCGAATTCCTTAATTCTTACAATAGTGTTCTTTCGCAATCCGCCAAAGGTATTGATAAAAACTCCTAATGCAGCTTTAGCATCTACTGCAGTTACACCACGCGCTTTTGATAATCTAATTGTTGTTTTAGTATGAACAGGATCTCCATATTTTGCTTCTTTTGTTGGATACCATTCAAATTCATAACTTCTAAAAATTTGATTAGCCATTATTAATATCTTCCTCCATTGATTAATCAAAATATATTTCTTCAAAAGTGTCTAAGTCAAGAAGAGCGATACGATTAGATACAGCGGTACACATGTCTATACAAAACTTATGTCCATCACAGTAACGAATAATTGTAGGTTTAGGATATGATGTATCATCTCCATATAACCAATTATGCGCTTTTTTTATATCTTCTTTTGTTTTAGGCGGTTGACCTTTATATCCGAATTCATATTCCAGAAATTGAACTGGAGTATGCCCATGAACTAAATAAATAGTATTAGGGTCTTCTTTTGTGAAAAAATCATCCTCTACCCAATTATCATAGAAATGACTTCTATCCCAAAGGGGGTCATGGGGACGGTGTGAAGCTATTAAAGAATGCCCGGCGTGTTCCAAAATTACAGTATGAGATCCTTTAACAGAATAATATACTAATTGTTTAGGTAATTTAGAAATAATATTAATATAATGATCTTGAATAAATCTAGGGAATTTAAGTAATTGATTTACTGTTAAATTCTCACTATCATCAAAAATTTCCCAGCGGTTAGGCTTGCGTCTATGGTTTATTTCTTCCACCATCATATCTTCGTGATTACCACAAAGAAAGTGTACTCTAGGATCATCTATTAATACATTAAATAATTCTAAGCCATGCGGGCCTCGATCAACTGCATCACCAATAAAATAAAGTGTATCATCAGGCTGCAACCAATTTAAAACTTTTTTGCCTAATTCAAGTTGAGCATGCCAATCTGAACTTGCAAAAACTCTTCCCATAAAAAACACCACTTCCTTTCTTTTATAATTAATTATATCATAATTTTTTTAAGATTTCAAATTTGCGTTTTTTAAAAAATTATGATATAATAAAATTAGACAGAAATGTATAATTTTTTTAGAGAGAAAATTATATATTATGAGAAGAAGGATTTTCTCAATATTTTACAAGGAGGTAAAAAAGTATGGGTATGAAATTAACAGGACTTGTTTCTGGAATGGATACTGATGCAGTTATTAAACAAATGACATTAGCATACACAGCAAAAAAAGATAAAGTCTGGAAAGCTAAAGAAACTTTAACTTATAAACAAGATGCTTGGAAAAATCTTAATAAAGAAGTTTATGATATGTTTACAAAACTTTCTAAACTAAGATTAACTTCTACTTATCAAAGAAGTGAAGCCTCTTCATCAAATGAAAATATTGTAACGGTTGCGGGAGATAAAATTCAAGGGCAGCATGATGTAACAGTGAAACAAATTGCTACTCAAACTTATCTTACTGGAAATATTGTTAATCAAAGTCAACCTATTAATGTTTCTGGTAATTTGACTGTTACAATAGGCGGGAAAGAAAAAGAATTAAATATTACTCCAGATATGTCAATGGAACAAGTTGCTAGAAAATTAACCGAAGCGGGAATTATTGCTAATTTTGATGAAAATAATGCAAGATTATTTTTAGCGTCAAAAACAACAGGAGCAAGTAGTGATTTTAATATAAGCGGAGATGCAAGCTTACTAGATGCCATAGGGCTAGGGTCTTCCGCAATAAAACAAGTTGGTAAAGATTCTATTATTAATGTAAATGGAGTGGATTTTGTATCTTCTTCAAATAAATTTAATATTAATAATATGACAATTACCGCAAAATCATTAGGTTCTGCTACTGTTGGAATGAAAACAGATGAACATATTTTTGATACTGTTAAATCTTTTATTAAAGATTATAATGCTTTAATTAAAAAAATTGATAGTTCTTATAATAACACTGCCGCAAAGGGATTATCTCCATTAACCGATGAAGAAAAAGATGCTTTAACAGATAAACAAATTGAAGAATGGGAAAGTAAATTAAAAGAGAGTGCTTTAAGCAAAGATGAAACTTTATCCTCTTTAAGTTCTTTGTTAAAAACTACAATGAGTTCTATTTCTGTTGATGGAATTAATTTAACTTCTATGGGTATTACTCTTGGAGGATATTTCACAACAGAGAAAGATGAAAGAGGCGTTTATAATATTGATGAAGATAAACTCCAAAAAATAATTGCAGAGAACCCTGATAAAGTAATAAATTTTGTTACTAAACTTGCGGGAACCTTATATGATAAATTAAATACAAAGATGAAATCATCTTCTTTAAATAGCATTTATAGTATCTATAATGATAAGCAAATTAAAAATAATCTTGCAAATTATGATAAGAAAATTGCTGAATGGGAAGATAAGATTGTAAAAATGGAAGATAAGTGGTATAAGCAATTTGCAAGAATGGAAAGCGTATTAAGTAAAACGCAGAGCCAAGCAAATTATTTATCAAATTTCTTTGGAATATAAAAAAGGAGAAGGTTTTAAACCTTCCCCAATTTTTTTAGTATACAGCTAAATATCTCTCAGAAAGAAGAATATCAAGCATAAGTTCCATTCCATTCTTCCCTGTTGCCACCTGTTTAAAAATCAGCGGAGAAGATCCACTAACAAAAGAGACATTAGGGCCGAGATCAAGGAATGTATCATTACGAGCATCTACATTCCAATAAACCAACCGAGGCATTTTAAGCCCAACTGCTTCCCACTCTTTCCGCATGATTTCCATTTCTGTGGCAGTTCTTTCCTCGCTCCAGCTTCCCACAGTCATAGCATTAATTTCCATATCGGAAATAACTACAACAGTATCAAGGCGGTCTTCAGGCTTTGCCGCAAGACTTGCTTGCTTAAGAAGTCTGAAGGTTTTTACAAGGTCTGTATCTTCACAGAGATTAGTGCGATAAATGCGGCGAACCTTATCTACAAAATCAACACCTTCAATTTTGATTAATTGAGGGCGAGAACTAAAACTAATGTAGTGGTTCTTAAAAGGACCTCCAATGCGTTCCGCACAATACATGCCAAGCCCAATAGCCATATCAATAGGAGTTCCATGCATTGAACCAGAAGTATCAACGACACAGATCATCTTACAAGGTTCGCCCTGTAAAACATCAATTTGATTCTCCCAATACTTTTCAAGCATTAATCTATCTGTATCACTGATATTGTAAGGGTAAGCCTTATGAACAATTTCATAAGGATAAAGCGCTCCAGCGTTCACCTTAGAATTCTTATCCTGCGCGAATGCTTCATATTTCTTTGCAATAATATCTCTACGAGCAAAAGCATTGCGATAAATAAGACCCGCCTTAGAAGGGATTTTATCAAATTCAATTTCATCCCAACGATTTTCACTCATAAGTTTTTCAATAATATTGATGCGAGAGCGCAGAGTAGAAAGTACTTTTCTATACTCTTTGTGAGTAAAACCAAGTGCTTCCCGCACGGCATTACCAGCCCTTTTAGTTTCTGCGGAAGATGCATTTTCAGAAGGAAGCCATTTTGCAAGTAAGCTAGGTGTCTTGCAATCTGCATCAAGAGCAAGCTGATGAGTAATAATCAGCATAGCCTCATTCCATACGGGAGTATCAAGAGTAGTATAAATTAAGTCATCCCATCTACCATATTCAGACACATTTTCAAGATTGCGGCGGGCTGCCTCAGGGAAATTCTTGGCAAGCCAATTAAAGCACACACGAAAGAACCTACGCTCCCCCTGCCCGCCGCGAATATCACGAAGATAAAATAAACACTTTAAAGCAATAGATTCATTCTCTTCAAAAGCATTTTTAAATGCAAGAATACAATCTTCATCAGAGCGTTTTCTATATGCTCCGCAAAGTGCAAACATATCCAAAATCGCACTTCTAGTTGTATTATGCTTCAATCCGCCATTCTCAGTATATCCAAAATTAGTAGTTTCAATTAAAGCATCAAGTAATGAATTCATCATTTTCCTTTTTCTCCTTTTTCCTATTGGAAGGCTATTTTCATAACCAAAAAAAATAAGGGATAAAATATTAAAACAATAGTAATATTTTCTAGATTATTTCTAGGGGCAAATCTGTTTTGAAAATATTTTCTTGTTTTAATATTATCCCAAAATGGCGCCAAATACTGTTAATTTTCTTTATCCCAACAATAAGAATTGCAGTAAGCCCCTTTTAAAACAATATAAAACAAGACACAAAAATAATAATATTATCAAAAAAATATTTGTTATTTATAATTTTGCTGTATGTGTCTTAATAGCCGCCAGAGGGACTTGAACCCCCAACCCTTTCATTACAAGTGAAATGCTCTACCAATTGAGCCATGGCGGCAAATGGATTAGACTTATTCAGTCTTTTCCGTTTTAGCAGACTTTTCCTCTGCCTTAGCTCGCTCAGCCTTAATCTTTTCAGCCTTTGCGATGAGAGCTTTATTAGTGCATCTTTTGTTATCTACGGCGTCAATAAGATGATCTTCCGCCATAAGACGCTCCTGATAAAGCTGTTCACTATGCTTTGTCATTTCTGGCACGGAAAGAGATTTCATACTCCGTACCATATTCTGAAATCTACGAAAAGTATCCGCAGAAGGCATTACATGCTTTACATCATTTACTGTTGAAATTTTAACTTCATTCTTTGCCATTTTTCTTTTCCTTTTTCTTTTGTTTCATTTTCTATAAATATTATAACAAAAATTTTATTAAAAATCAACTTTATGTTACTACACTCCCCACAAGAGTATAAAGAATGGAGATGACGGGAGTCGAACCCGTGTCTTGAAACCTTACTAATTATCAACCTTTTACGCAATAGTGTTTTTAAAGTGTTCTCTCACTTTTCGAGCTTTTCCTACTTCCACCACTTTATTTTGAGAAAATAAAGAAAACAATGTGTTTTTTATTCATAAAATCAAGCATTGACCAAACACGAGGAATAACTTGAAGTTCCATTAAAGAACTCAAGCAGCTGCCTGAGCAAGTCTTCTAGGAAAGTTTACAATTTTCTTGTCGTTTAAATTTATAGGTTGGTTGCATAACGCGCATACCATTTCGTGCGAGTTAATAATATTCAAGCCCCAATCGATAGCCATTTCATCCCCTTAACATCTCGGTTTGTCGATAACCGAAAACGCCAATGGTGTAGCTATATGCTCAAAGAACCTAGGCTCACTCTTTAAAAGTTAGATCTGCTCTACCCAAGCGACTTCCCATTGGATTAATCATTCTGCGGAAATTGCTAACTCCCGCATAGCAGCGGATACAGGAGTCGGACCTGTACGACATGAGTCAAAGTCATGTGTCCTACCATTAGACTAATCCGCCATAAGGGCTTTAAAAAAATGTTCACGATTTCACGCGGATCTAGTTTACGCACCCCTGCCTTGTTCTAGAATTGACAGGTTTCTACTAGATCCGCATCGGGGTAGCGGGATTCGAACCCACGACCTCGTGTACCCAAAACACGCGCTCTAGCCAAACTGAGCCATACCCCGAGATACTCTAAGTAGATATAATGTATCGCGACCCATCATTTATTTTAAGATTTGTAGCTCTCAAACCTCATTATATCTGAACTTAAAGTATAGAACAATTCATGCCGCATCTATCTGAAACTTGCCACGATATTTCCCTTTTGTAAGAGCTATAATATGCAAAAAGGAAAATAAAAAAGTTATTTATTCTATTGCTATGCTTTTGCATTTATAAAAACAAATAACTTTCTTTATCTATAAATAATTATAACAAAAATTTTGAAAAATGTCAAAAATTTTAACAGGCTCTGTAGGAATCGAACCCACATCTAAGGATTTGGAGTCTATTATGTTACCATTACACCAAGAGCCCATAATTAACGCATATTTTATGCGTTAATTTATTTTTTATTGTATATATATTATAACAAATATTTTTTATAATGTCAAAAATTTTTTATGGACAATTATTATATAATCTAATATGGTAACCAGTATTAGTATAACCATTTGTTATTGTTGTCCAAGTAATAGCGGTGCCTCTACCTACCATACGATTATCAGAATTTCTAAAAGGTGTTAAATCATTACAATAAATAGTAAACCAACCTAATCTTGAAGATTGTGTATTAAATATGTTTTCTAATGCAGATGGCCTGTTCAATCCATTTTTAAAGAAAAGATTACAGTTAAGATAAGAACTGCAGTTAGAAAACATATATTGTGTATTATATATATTATTTTGGATATACATATTTACTTGTCTTAAATTACTGCAATTACGAAACATATAAGCGGTATTGTTAATAAAAGTGTCTTCTGGAATGTCGATTGGATAATTTAATTTTTTACATTGTGCAAATAATAATTGAGCATCTATTAATGTGACATTATTACCAAAAGTTATGCTTGTATTAAAATTGTTACAATTATTAAACATCATTGCCGCATTATTTATATAGACATTATCAAATATAATTGGTTGATTAAAGGAAAGGCAATTATTAAATGCAATATTTGCATAGTTAATTATACAATTTGAGAAATTAACTGGAGCATTATAAATGCTACTTTGAAATAAAGCTGTTATACTACTTATTGTAGAATTATAAAAATTAAAATTAAAATTTTTATTCAAAGTAATTAAAGACCCTTGAAAATTTGTATTAATTATATTTAAATTAGTAATGTATCCAGGGATTCTAAGATGTGTATATGTAAATAATGAATTACTAATATTAATCATTTTTAAATTATTACAATTATAAAACATATCAGTTACACCATCACTATGAGAATCAATATTAATATTTTCAATATTGATAGATATTAATTGATTGCAATTAGCAAACATATAATTAGGATACATTATATTTATATTATTTAAATTTAATTGTTGAATGTTACTACAATTAGTAAACATACCTAGAGCATTTTGAATGTTTAAATTATTAATATCTATTTGAAATAATGAAGTGCAATTATTAAACATCCGAGCTGCTGAAGTAAAAGTGGTTTGATCAGCAAAATTTATTTGTTCTAATTTTGTGCATTGATTAAACATGTTTTCAGCAATTATTCTGGCTTTATTATTTAAAGTAAAATGACTTAAGTTAGAACAACCACTAAACATTTCATGCATATCAATTAATTCATTTTCTTCTTCATTTATAATAAAATTAATATTTGCATTTAAATTATTGCAATAGTCAAACATATAAGAGTAGTTAGTCCCTGTCATTTTAATATTTATATCGGTATTAAAATTAGAAAAACTAAACATACTACCCCCATCATTTATTGATAATATGTTTATTTCTTCTCCAAGATCAGTAAAGCAATGAATATTTCCATTAAAATTATAACAACCATAAAACATACTATATGCAAAAATATTCGTTTCATTGGATATTCCATAAAAATTAATAGGACTGTTTAATGAATGACAACTAGCAAACATACCATTGCAAAATAATGCATTTACTTTAGTCGTAGTACCCTCCATTTTAATTATATTAATTGGTGAATTTAAATTACTACAATCTACAAACATATTTTCACCATAAAAATGTAAATCTGTTGCTACAGATGGTAAAAATACGAAATTACTATTAACTGTTGTAAGTCGATTGCAATAACCAAACATGCCATTATACCATCCACCAGATGATATATAGTTTTTTGTACTAAATTTAGAAAGACTAGATCCATAAAACATATTTTCACAACTTGATTCATAAGAATTCATTAGCATATTTTGATTACAATAAAAATCAGTTATTTCTTGACTTTGGAAAGACCCTACTAAATTATTAAAACAAATATCATCGATTGCATAGAAATTAATTGATTTAAACATATAATATGATGGTCGATAGGTTGTTGCAAAAGAATAGGCTAAATTTATACCATCTTTATCAAATGCTTGTGATGCATTCGCAGTATGATTATTACCAAAATAAAATTTTTTACTATAAAGATAATGATTAAACATAACATAACTTAAATCTGTTATATTGTTTCCAATATAAATACTTCCGCCATTCTCCCCAAATATGAATGGCATTAAAGAAACACTTTCAGTTGACATTCCAGGGACTGCTGTCACATTATATTGATACTCAACATAATCAGAAATACTTGGTAAAGTATTATTCATTAAACAAAAATAATCTCGTTCAGTATTTAATAATGTATTTTGAATAAATATTGAATTGATAGCATCTGGAAATTCATAAGGAGTATAATAATTATCTACATTTAATCTATCTCTAATCGCATTTGCTATATCGCTAAAAATTGATTGTATATTTTGCATTATTTTACCTCCTTATATATTATTATATACATAAATATTACCATAGTAGACACCATATTCAAAAGGAGTCCATGAAATATAGGTTCCAGTAATAGAAGTATAATAGCCCCCTTGAGATTGCACATTAATAATTTTGTTAAAACAATTATTGACATCATTAACATGAATATTAATTCTTTTTGAAGAATCATATCCCGCAATAAAACTATCCACTCCTATAAGATTAGGGCAATAATTTAAATAAATATCTGATGGAATATTGGATTTCATATTAGCAAACATCCCATTTATCATTTGAAGATTTTCTGCCATAGCAAAATTAAAAGGAGATGTTAAAATTAAATTAGAGCAATTATAAAAAGCCCAAGATAAATCTATACAGTTATTATCTGAAACTCTGTTCATAGGCCCTGATTGTAAATTAGTACAATTATAAAAAATTCTACTAGCATTTTGATATTTTGACCATGGGAAAGGTTGATTTAACATGATTAAATTATTACATTCTTCAAACATGCTAACTGCATTTTTAAAATGATTTCCATATGTTGATAAAAAACGAAAATTAAAATATTGCAAGTTAGTGCAATAATGGAACATATTATTGCCAGTAGTTATGTAACATTCTTCATAAGGATTTAATATTACACTTTGTAATTTAGTGCAGTATTCAAAAGCTGATTCTGCATTTCCACTAATCTGACAATTAATTTCTAATATTTGATTAAAATTTTCGCACCCATAAAACATCCATGACATATTTCTAATTATAGCATTTGCATTATTAGAAGGAAAAATAATAGGTTGATTTAAATTATAACAATTTATAAACATATTATTCATATAAAGATTTACTGGGTATCTTCTTTTGTACGAATTATAATAATTTGAATGTAATATTGACATTGGACTATTATAATTTTCACAATTGCAAAACATAGAGGAAAAATCTATAAAATCTCCTTTAGATGTAGAATTATTGCATCTAATGTAATCAACATTAATAGATGAATTAAAATTATAACAATTTTCAAACATATTTGAAAAATTAAAACTATTACCAAAAAATATAGAATAAGTATAATCATCAGTATTTTCTGCATCAAACATATTTATCCATTGTATTGTTCTTAAATTCTGACAATTTCTAAATAGCTCAGTATAATTTCTTGTAAAACAATTATTAAAAACTACTGTAGTATTTAAATTATTACACTCAGCAAAAACTCCTATTAATGAATTAACAATTATATTTTCAGATGTAAAATATAAAGGCTGATTTAAATTATAACAGCCTGCAAACATATAATCCATTCTAATTGGATAGTATGTTTGAGCAGATGTTGTTGCTGTTCTGGTATGAATATTAAAAGTAATTGGAGAATTTAAATTTTCACAATGAGAAAACATTCCTCTCATACTTCCCGCATAGTCTCCTTGTGGTTCAAAATTATCCGTATAATATGAATTTCCAGAAAGAATCATGTTATTTGGTATATATAAAGGTTGATTAAAACTATAACATTCTGCAAACATATTTTCAGCATTTCCTGTAGCAAAATTTTGAAAATTTATTGGTTGATTGAAAGAAATGCATCGACGAAAACTATTAGAAGTATTACTAAAAATATATTCATTTAAATAAGATGGAAGCTGTACTATATCAGGGAAAATTAAAGGTTGATTAAAACTATATTGCATTCCTACTGAATGCAAAAATAAACCATATAAATTTTTAAGATGTGGTGTATTTTTAAAGTTTAATGGATAATTGTATGTTTCTTGCATTCGAAACATATTTGATATGCTAACTAAATTATTACAGTTTTGACTAAAATATACTGGACAAGAATTATAAGTATCCTCCCAATATAAATTATGGACTTCACTTATTTTTGGTCCAATAGTAATATAATCTACTCCTGCGTTTGCGGGAATCGTATAACCATTTATAATAACATCATTACATTCATTGATTATAGCATCATGCATTTTATATAATACTTTTTCAGATGATGGTTCAAAAGATTGTATTTGCATTAATCCTTCTGTGGGATATTCCATTTCAACAATACGCGGAGATCCAGAAAATGGCACTATTGAATTTATCATAGGAGCCATTTGTTCTGGTGTAAAATTTGTATTTATACTTAAAGTTTCTCTTAAAGCTACAGCTACATTATGAAAAATTTGAGGTATATTTATATTAAGAGGATTTTCCCAATTTGGTATTATAGACATATTAAAACCTCCTTTTCTTTCTATATATAAAAAGAAGGGTAAGATTTTATCTTACCCTTCCTAATTTATTCAAATAAACAATCAGGACCACTTACTCCACATTTTATATCATTATCTAATATTTCTTGCGGGAGACGGCTTCTAATATCTTTAAATTCTTCATCGCTGCCATAAGGTTCGTTTTTTACCTTTTCCATAAATTCAAAAAAAGTAACCTGTGGAATAATATTAATTAAATCTTGAGCCTTTCCCGCTAACTGCATTGTATAAAGTCCTTTGAGAATATCATCACTAATTTGACTTTCAATTTCTTTATAACATTCATTATAAAATTTCTTTGCATTAAAGAAATTTTGTTCTGCAAAAACAGGCTTCCGCTCAAGGCATTCAATATATGTAAAATAATGACCTACCATCATTTCTGCGGTAAATCTCGCAATAGAACCATTAAAAGGATTTTTCTTTCTACAAAATTTAATAGCATTAATAGATGCAATAGTAGCTCCCCATTGACAAAGATCAAAATTATATTGCGGCATTCCATCTTCATCTTGCCCAATTCTAGTAATAGAATGCTCAGAGCCAATCCGCCATAAATAAACAGGAGTATCTTGAATCACATTGATCATTAAAGGGCTCCCTTCAATGGTCATGCGGATCTTCCAATTTAGCTCACCATCCTCCATAGCGCGCAATTGAGTGAAACCAATTCCATTCTTGCGAAGAAAAGCTACATTGTAGAGTCTCCCGAATACCCATGGGTGTCCCACATCGCCGCGAGGAATAAACCGAACACCTTGAGGATTATTTTGCACTTCTTGGCAAAAAGGAGCTTGAACTTCAATAACTTCAGGTTTATTTACTCCTCTGAGTAAAAATTCAATAGAAAATGGAGTAAAGAATACATCATCCGCATCAATAAAAGTAATCCAATCTGTCTTGCATGCATCTAAACATCTTTGTCTTGCAAGCCCAGGGCCTGTATTTTTTTCACATTCAAGAATTGTAATATCTAACTGCGGGAATGCTTTTTTCACAAAATCATAATCATCATTTGGGTTGTCTTTCGCAATAATAACTGAAATCATATCTTTTACAGTTTGAATATTAATTGAAGAAAGACAATCTATAATATGAGCTTCCGCTTTAAAAGCGGGAATACCAACAGTTACTTTCTTTTCATTCATATAAATATTTCTCCTTGTGTCTCATTTATATCTCTATATAATAATTATACTATAAATTTTTTTAGATGTCAAGAGATATTTATTTCTAAATATAATAAAAAAAAAGGAGGATAGATTAAACAAATCTATCCTCCAATTTTTAATATTAAATTATAAAAATTATGGCGCAGTAGGAGCTGTCATAGCAGTTCGCATAACGGGTGGAGTTGCTTTCTAGGGGGCAGATATTCTTCTGCCCCCTATTTCTTTATTATTAATCATTGCTTGTGTCTATTTTTACATTGATGTTATAAAGATTTGTAATTTCTAATTTTAAAACTTCATCATCTAAAAGAAAATCATCTAAGCAATCATACCCTGGAAGTCCAAATGTAATTAATAATAAATCATTTTCACTATAGAGATTAACTGTAATTACTTTCTCTGAAGCAATTACTTTAAGTAATCCTTCTAATGTAATCATGATGTGTTACCTCTCTTAATTATTCTATTTTTATTCTTTTGTTTCAAGAGCTTCTATTCTTTTAGTAAGATTATTTATCTCCTGTTGTTGCATTTGACAAAGCTTGATCAAGTACGGTGTAAATTGTTCATAAGCAACAGATCTAGGAACAAGTTTATTCTTATCTTCTTCACTAGGTTCATGTATAATTAAATCTGGTAATATTTTTTCTACTTCTTCTGCAATTACACCAACTTTATCATTTAATCTAGTATTAGATACTTGATCATCATTATAATCAAAAGTAATTGTACGGATATCTAAGATTTTCTTTGCTCTTTCTTCAGTTAAATCTTCTATATTATGTTTATATCTTCTGGATGATGTACCTGTGCTCCAAATAACAGTAGAACCAATGGCATAAACGAGATTTTTGTCGGTTTGCATAGTAAGAGTGCACTTCGTATTAGGAACGCCAAATGCTACCATAGTTGATTTATCCTCACTACCTATAGAGACAGCATAAGCGCGCCCTTCATTATCCCTTTGGACAATCGTAGCTCCAGAAGAAGTGCCTTGAGTGGCATTTAAAAAGGCTGCAGATTTAAGACCCTTAACACTTACATCTGCAGATGTACCGTTAGTATTAACTGAGATAGTACCATTAGCACTACCTGTACCAATACTTCTAACTCCACTATTACTAAATTTAGTACCAGAAAGAGATATTCCATCACCCGCAGAATAAGTAGTATCAGTAGTAGGGGGTGTGTATCCTAATGCACCAGTCACATTAGCCTTGGTTAAACTAAATGTAGTACCATTAAGTGTGATATTGCTACCCGCAGAATAGGTAGTATCAGTAGTGGGAGGAGTATATCCTAGTGCTCCAGTTACATTGGCTTTAGTCAAGCTAAATGTTGTTCCATTAAGTGTTATGTTACTACCAGCAGAATAAGTGGTGTTAGTGGTAGGTGGTGTGTATCCTAATGCACCAGTTACATTGGCTTTTGTTAAGCTAAATGTAGTACCGTTAAGTGTTATATTATTTCCTGCGGAATAAGTTGTGTTATTGTCAGGAGGAACAACCCATTTTCCGTCTTGCCTTAAATACTTAGTAGTAGTAGTTTCATTAGGTAATTGTGGTGCTAAGCCATTTGCTGTTTTAGATACTACTCCTGGCTTATTAGAAAGATCACTATATGATCCACTAAATGCTACCGTTTTGAGATCAGCAAAATATTTCTTAATTTTACCAAATAATGTAGCTATAGTTTCTCCGCTATCAATATTAGTTCTACTAGCGGCTGCTGTAAATGTAGGAGTTTGATTATTAGTAGTTACATTAGGTACATTACCTAATCCAACATCACTAGCAGTAGTTCCATGAGGGTTAGTCCCCGCGGGATGCGTATATACATTAGTTTCAGTTCCATTAATAATTACATTACCATTTGTAGTACTAGCTTCTACTTTAGTAGCATCAGTTCGAGCATGAGCAGATTGTGAGTGATCATAAGCGGTTTTACCTCTATCACCGCGGTAAGCGGTAGTAGAAGTTTCACCTAAAGCAAGATCAGTTCCAACAATTGCATAAGTAGTGCCACCCCAACGATAAGTTACATTATTTGGAATATCAATATAAATTTTACCATTTTCTGGAGTTATTTCTTTTGTTTTAGCAGAATCTTCATAAAATTTTCCGCTTGCTTTATCAAAATAACCTTCAATTACATCATCCACATAAGAAGGAAGTTGTGCGGTAGGCACATGACCATATTCATCTAATGTGGCGATACCTGGAATTGGGTTACTAGGATCTGTTTTATCAGTAGGTTTCCCAATCATCTTAAAGAATTTATTTTCTACCTCAGTAAAATATTTTTTTATTTTTCCAAGAATTGTAGAATGTGATTCTTTGCTATTTATATTTGCCCTTGTGGAGGCTTCAGTGAACGTAGGATTGAGAAGTTCCCTAGTATCACTACTATCATAAATATTATCTTGTGCTCTCATTCCTTCGAGACCTCCTCTTTTATTTAAAAAATCAAGACAAAAGGGAGGCGGAAATGCCTCCCTTTATGGATGCGAGTGACCAAGGGCCGCCGCATTAATTCGAAACAACTTTAACCATACCTTCAATAGTTACATTACCATCAGCATTTGGAACACCAGAGACGAGGTATTTCCCCGTCTCCCGCTCCTCTTCGGTCATCGCTAACCATTCTTCATATGTTTTATTTGTAAATCTATTTTCTTTTATTGCCCCAGCATATTCTGTGAGGACTTCTTCAGCGTCTTCATAAGACATAAAATTTTTATCGCTCATTTTTATTTAGTCCTCCTAAAATTATCCTTCAGTAAATAATCCAATGGCAAAACCACGACCCCAGTTTCCACCACCAGTAATGCCGTTAATTATAATATTGTTACCGTCATACTCATAAGTAGCATTTGTTAATTGAGTTGACATATCAGATGAATAGAATCTTAATGTTGCATCCCATCCAGTACTTTGTCCAGTCCAGATATAAAAAACTGCACCAGAACCATTCTGATTGGCATATACACATTGAATAATATTTCTATATCCACTAAAGATTTTCTTAAATCCAGGGATGATTATTCTATTAGCATTTGTAGTAAGATATGCCATTCTTATTTTAGGATCGAATCCAATAACATTTCCTAAGACATCGGTAATCTCTGGGTTAGTCATAGAGCAACGAGTATATTCAGTTTCTGGATCATTTGCTATTCTTACAAGAGGATAATATGTTACTCCAGAACTAATATCTACTCCATTTTCAGCAATCATTCTTACTTCAACATTATTAATTGTTTCTGTAACTCTGAATATCTTAGGAACTTCTCCTGCTTTTTTATCTATCGCTGGAGAGCTTCCTTTATAAAGTTGGACATAATATGTATGAGGATTTCCACCAGCTACTCCGGAAAGAATATAAGTTCCAGGTTTAAGATTAACTCTACCAAAACTAAAAATGGCAGCACTACTGCTACTATTAACACCAGTTGCAGAAATTGACATATTAGAATTAACTGTATATGTTATTCCATTATGCGTATAAGTATCTCCAGGATAATTATACCAAGGCTTAACCATATTTCTAGCACCTAGCATCTTATTTGCTTCCCAATCCATCTTGTTTTTGCTAAGATCCTGATTGGTTGCTCCGTAAGATTCAAATGTATCGTCCATATCTTCAATATGACGAATCATAGGCTTAAATGTAATATCAATATTACTTTCTTTAAGCCAATAGCCAGTTCCGCCTCTAATATATTTAAGATTATCTTTTACTTCAAATATAATACCATTGCCTTCATCGTAGTATATCTCAGAAATATCTGCAGAACCAGATGGATTTTTATAATATAATATTATCCAGCAATAATATTTACTATTAGAAAGGGTATCCGGATCATAATATCCACCTTCTGGGCAACCTGTTAGTATATATTTCCCTTTTGGTAATATAAAATCTTTTTTGCGATCTTTAAATCTTATAGATGTATCACCTGTTGCCAATGATCTATCACCAGTAAGAGTAAATGAACCATCTCCATTATCAGTCCAATCTATTGATCCTTTAGCACTAGATGAAGAATCATCTTCTGGCTGTTCCCAAGGATAAGGAATAAGATTCTTAGCACCATTATTTTCTTGAATATCTTTTATACTTTTAATTACATCATAAGGAGTCCCAGCGATTCCTTGTTCTACGCCATTGGCGTCTCTATATTTCAAACTCATTTCGCTTTACCTCCTTTATACTGGGGTTACTGTAATAGTACTACTATGTCTAATTGGCATTATAATGGTTCCATAGTATCTCTTTACTTGTGCAGTAAAACTAGTATCGGTTATATTTGTGATTATCGTACCGCTATGGTCACCAACAATATCCGTTATAGCATCTGACCCGCCTCTAAATACGTATACATTTGGAATGCCCGTTCCATATCCTTCAAAACACAAGAAAAATTCTCCCATTTTATTGAACGAGACATTATAAGTTTTGCCATTTGGACCTGCATCACCTGATAAAGTAATACTTTTATTTTGTTTATTCGCAAGATTATTAACTATATTTGCTACTGAATCATAGACTGCATTACTGGTTACAGGATTCATATTGCCATTCTCTACTGCATCCACTACACCAGTAATATCACCATCATCAGTGATGGCTATAAGACAGTTTGTCGGGAGGGTCCCGGCAGCCGCAGCAGCATCATGAGCTGCCTTGGTGCCGAGCCAGATACGCTGTCCGTTAGCCAGAGTTGTGAGAGTCCCTGTTAAGGGATCATATTTATTTAAACTCATTTATCTGTTTCCTCCTTTATTATACTGGGGTTATATTTTGAAGTAAATTATATCTGGTCATATTGCCATTAGTATCATATTTGAGCCAATATAACGTTCCGGAGACAACTCCTAAAATATAAATGTTATTGGTCGTTTTATCTTTAAATTTTATAAGAGATAATAATGATTCATCCATTGCATGAGATATAGTATAAGCACAGCCTACATCTCGTCCACCAGCCCATGATGAGGTACCAGTTGCAGTTTCTTTGAATGGATATAACGCACACTTCCATGTATGTGTATGACCACACCATGAATATACATATCCATTAAGATCTGTCATGGCTGCAGTATTATAACTGTTATTACCTGTTTTTACAATCACTAGTGTTCCATAATGAGCAGAAGGTAAATCAGTAGGCTCATTACTATCATTAACTAATACTACAGTATAATGACCATTAGGCAAAGTTTCCACTAATTCTTTAGTAGTTCTAGATATACCTTTTTCAATATTTGCATAATTGAGAAGCTGTGTTATATTGACAAAATTTTGAACTGGTCTTGTATAATTATAAACAGCTCCACCGCTGACAGCATTCATATCACCCTCAACAACTGATCCGGCAATATAAGCATCGCCATCAGCACAAAGGTCATCCGTAAAAGCTACTAAATCATATTTAGCCTTTTCTTCAGTTGTCAAAGCTTCCCATTCTGTATGAGTTCCACGGAAAATATAATCCTGTTTTTTATCAATTGCTTCTTTTACTACTTTATTTTGAACAGGATTGATTGATTCATCATCTAATTCATCATCTATAACAATATTAATAGTAGGAACCCAACTATAAGTTACATCACCAGTATCTGGATCAGTTTCACTCTTACATTCATAAATATATCCTTTAGTAAGAGTAGATGTTGTAGCTCCTTTATAATGAATTAATTTACCAAGATAAGTAGCAGATGCGACAGGAAGATTAACTAAACTATCTAATTTATCTTCTAATGCAGATTTAATACTAGTTATTTCAACATTAGTGCCAACTGTGACAGTATCACCAATAGCAATTGGAGAAGTTACTTTGTAAAGTTGGTCATTTACAATAATTAAATCGTCAATAGCATGAGCAGATTCTGCAATAGGTTTATCAACAGTTGCAATATCAGCTAAAATTTTAGCGATAGTGGCTTTGTTAGATTGTGAATCATCATAAGCGATTTTACCTCTATCACCTCTATAGGCGGTTTCGGCAGTTTCGCCAAGAGCAAGAGAAGAACCAATATTAATAAAAGTACTTCCGCTCCATCTGTAACTCTTTTCAGTAAGAAGATCTACATAAATTTTACCAGTTTCACCAGTAATTTCATCTTCCCATGTCCGTACAAACTCATAATAGGTCTTGCCAGCGTCTACAGTAATATCAGTAGTAAGAATATAATCAGTACCATCAAATTCATACCAACCTTCTTCTGAAGGGTTCTCAGTTCCAACAGGAGTTACTGCATCAAAAGATTCAGTATATGTTTCATAGAACTTACCATCATCTTCATTATAATATCCTTCTATTACATCATCAACATAAGAAGGAAGCTGAGATGCGGGAACCTTTCCGCTTTCATTAAGTTCTGCAAGACCTTTAGCAGCACCTTTAAGAGAAACATTAAGTTTCTTCTGATTAAGAAGTCCTAATGCACCTTCAACTGTTGTAGCATTTGCAGTTTCACTATCAATTTTTAAAGGTGTATCAAGAACTTTATTTTGTTTAAGTTTAAGAAGATCTTCAATAGTTATTGCGGAAATGTTTGTTCCAACAACAAATGTATCACCTGTATCAATTGCCGCAATTACTTTATAAAGAACATCTTCTCTAATAAGAAGATCATTAACTGCATAAGCTTTAGATGCAGTTGTACCATTTTCAAGTCCAGTAATATCCTTTTCAAGTTGCTCAATAACATCATCTCTATCACCAAGAAGACTGTTTACCCATTCTTCTACTGTAATAGATTCAATATTAGTATCTACAACAAGAGGATCATTAATTGCAATAGCTACTTTGACTTTGTAAAGTGCATCTTCTAAGATAAGCAAATCTCCTACAGAGTAGGCTTTAGATGCGGCTGCCGCATCTTCCTCGACGCCAGTGATCATGCTTTCCGCAGTATAAACGTCAAGGTCAGTTTTAAGAGCCTCTTTAAGAGTGTTGCTTAATGTAATTTTGGTAGCATTAACTTTAAAATCAGTAACTTTACTACCAGATGCCTGGTGAGAAACTTCAATATCTGCGGGAGTTACATTTACATTTTGATTTGTATTATGTAAATGGATACCATCTTTAGAAACCCCTATATATTTATTTCCGCTATCATCAACGAACATCATGTTGTTGTTATTGCCAGAAACAACTTGTGCGGGATTGCTATTAAAAATATCTTGTAAACTAGAAACACTATTGAAACTTCTAATATCATCAATTTTTGCGAGCTGGTCTGCGGTTTGTTTTGCTTTATTACCAACCCAATATGTTACAGCAGACGCAGAAGTAAAAGTATATGCACCATCAACAATTATTGCATCATAGAAAGCAACATCTTGTTCGTCATACATCTTCATATTTCCATCTGTTGAAGTAACAATAATTTTAGAAATTTGATGTCCATCATATTTAAATCTCTTAGCCGCGGGAATGTAAGTATAATGAACATTGTCTGTAGAAGAACTAAATCCATTATTCGTAAAAGCTTCAGTATTTGCATCCATATCTGTATGAGATAAAAGGATATTTACTGTAGACCATTTTTCAGAATAATAGAAAGGATATAACATACCAGAACTTATTACCCCAATAAAAAGAGGTTCAAGTGCAGTATTATATATATTCATTTCTCCTGTTGTGCTATTGATTACAATAGTAGAAATACTATAATCAGCTTCATTATGTAAATATCGAATATTAGCAGTAGCAGGAGTAAAAGTGTATTCATCGCCATCAACATTAGTTGCAAAACCAATAGCCTCAAGATTTGTAGTATTGATAGTCATATCAGAAGCAGACAATTCAATACTATTAAATACCCAGTTATCAGAAGCAACTCTATAAATTGCATCAACAAGGTACTGGCTAGGTAATGTCGCTACATCAATAATTGGGAGATTCGCAAATGCTGATGTTAATGGATTAAGTTCATCCGTAATAGGATTATAAACATTAACACTCATTAATGATTCCTCCTTATATTAATCTTTTATAAACATTATATCACATATAACATCAGCAGCAGGAGCAGCTTGTGCAGTAAAAACAATCTTACCCGCATCAGTATCTGCGTCTATTTTAGCTGTTCTTGCTATACTAGGATTGTTATAAAAAATTTGTGCATGTGTATTAGCAGAAATGCGTGAATCAATCACTTCCGCAATTAAAGTAGTTGAATCAAAAACTAAAGGAACATTTTTTATAATAATTAAATCTTGCATATCTTTAATAGCTTGATAAACGCCATTACTGGTAACAGGATTCATGTTGCCATCTTCGACAATATTGGCTAAAAACCATTCTTCGCCAGCAAGGTCATCTGTTAAACAAACTAAAAGATATTTCTTTTTTTCATCTATTTCTAAAGCATGCCATTCAGCTCTTGTACCTGTGAATATATTAGGATGCCTAGGATCTTCTTGATTTAGATCATCCAAAAAATTAACTATTTTATATAATACTTTTCTTTCTGGAGGAAGAGCGGCCCAGGCCTCCCGAGTACCAGTAAAAGTACTTGGATGTCTATATTCGAGGTCTATAGATAATCGCTCAAGACCCGCGTCATCTAAATACTTAATTTTATCATTCATTATGTATTAACCTCCAAGTATATAATTAGGGGCCTGATATAGAATTTTATACCAGGCCCCTATATATTTAAAAGTTAGATAAAGAGATCATCAATTTCCTTTTCTGTTATTCTAACCATATCATCAGTACCGCCATTAGACTGGGCAACCCACTCTTTTTCAGTAGCATCATACTGATAAATAACAGCCTTCTTGTAATGATCTGCTTCAGTATAGTAAACTTTTGCAGGATCAACAGTAGTATCTTCAGAAGCTACAAAAGCACACTCATAATATGTCTTACCTGCATCTGCTGTAATATCTGTGCTAAGTACATAAAAGACTGCGCTAGGATCAGTAGCATCTTCCTCATAAAGACCTTGCTGCTTAGGATTGTAAATTGTAGCAGGATCAGCAACAGGAGTTGCAGAATCTAATTCAAAATATCCATTCTCATTAGGTCTTCCTTCAGGGGTCTCAACCTTAACATAAATCTTAGAAGTTTCACCCATATAAAGGAATGTTCTACCATCAACTAATCTAGATGCGGGTCCCTGAGGGAACGTATCACCAAACTCAAGATATCTATCTTCAAGGTCGAATACTCCACCAAGAAGATCCCACTTCATAACAGTGCCAGCTTCAAAATAATCCTTACCAGCTACTGCAAGTCTATCTTGAGAAAGCTTATAAGTAACTTCAGTTTCCTTCTCATACCAACCTAAAGCAGAAGGATCTTCAGTACCAACAGGAGTTACTTCAGTATAAGTTTCAGGATCTGTTCCATTTGCTTGATAATATGTTTTGCTAGGATCAACACTAGTGTCAGTAGAAAGTGTATAAACATCAGTTGTAGTATCAACTTCATACCAACCTCTAGCCTTAGGATCATCATCCGCCGCAACAGTAGCAACTTTAGTATATTCACCAGTAAGTAATTCTACTGCGGCAATGTTTTCACCATCAGCTACGATGTGACCAGCACCTTCAACGAAATCATCAGTTGTAAGACCGCCAGTTTTAATATTATACATCCAACCAGCTTTTACAGTATTAAGCGCAGGAAGTGCTTCAATGTTTTCTACGGTACTCTTAAATACGATAGCTTGAATTGGAGCATACTTTTTGTCAATATTTTCAACTAAACGCTGAAGACCCGCATAATCGAGGTATTGTTTTTGTGCCATTTGTTTAATTTCCTTTCTTTAAAATTTTTTAGTTTTAAAAACCAAATAAAGAATCAATGTCATCATCACTGATGACAGCTGGGTATTGAGGAACCCATTCTGTACCATCCCATAAATAAAAAATTCCTTCGTCTATGACATAGTACATTTTTCTGTCAGCACTTGTAAATCTGACAGGAAGGTCATCAACTGTTTCAACTAAATCATAATTACCATCTGGAGTACCTATGGCATTCCAATGACTTTCAATAAAAGTAGGATCTGAATTAGCAGTAATACAGCGATAAAAACACGAAGTATAGATTACTAAATCTCCATATTCATAATGATTACCCGCTTCCCAGGTATATATTGGAGTACCATCATCGACAGCAAATTGTGTTTCTCTTGTATCACCTTCATCATTTTTCCATTCAAGAGTAATTATATTTTGTCCATCTTTTTTTATAACAGATTTGACCTTACAAGGAGCGCCTTTAAGTCCACCAAATTGAATTGCGGTTTCATTAGTGTACTTTTTACATAAGGCATATGTTTCTGCACTGAAAGCCATTTATTTGCACCTCCTTATAATTCATGCCAAGTGTAATCATTACCCAGCATCCATACGGAGGAATCTTCAAGGATGATGCAAGTGCTTCCTGGCAACCATGCAGTAGTAGGAAGAGTTTCTATATCAGCAAGAGTATCAGCTACGGTATCATATTTATCATATTGTACTGTATCACCTTGCTGGATAATGGTGTATGCCATGTATTTTTCCTCCTTCTTTTTATTTCCTCTTCTTAAGAAAAAGTAACCAATACTTCTCTCTCTATATATTTAGATTTTTTTACTGATTAAATTTAGGGATTTGCCCAAGAAAGTAAAAGTGAAAATAGAAAATTGCGGGCGTCCTTTGGTTTTGGGAAGACGATGTTCTTGACCATTAGCCGCCCAAGCATCACAACGCAAAAAATGGCAGAGAGTACATGCTCTCTGCCATAGCAGCCCAGAACTGAACTTATAAATTCATCCCTAGACACGCTGCACACAGGATTCGAACCTGCAAAGCCTTTCAGCTCAACGGTTTTCAAGACCGCTCCCTCACCGCCCGGACATGCAGCATTATTATTCACTTATCTGACTATATTGCGCTTTATAGCGACGATTTCCGCAAGACACAATTAAAGCGTGGATTCGAACCACGATTACTTGACTTCCATCAAGCGTCCTTCCCCTTAGACGACTCTGGCTAGGAGCCAGTATGTTTGCTGTTTATGTCTTTCTTTTGTAGCGGAGCCTGAAGGACTCGAACCTTCACACCAGATTTCTCTGGTCTAATTGATTAGCAATCAATCCTCGTCACCAATTTGAGTAAGACTCCATTTGTGAGGACTAGGGCCTACCTCACTGTACCCGAAGCCTGAAACGGGCTTTCTCTTAATGTCGAGCCACAGCACATTTTTTTATTTCTTGATTTGCTTTGAAAAAGATATCGGTAGGATTCGAACCTACGACTACGAGTTTTGCAGACTCGCCTCTTTAGCCAGACTTGAGTACGATATCAACTAGTGTGGGCGAAGAGGGAGTCGAACCCACTCGAACCCGAAGATAGCAGATTTACAGTCTGCCCAGCCTCCGTAGCCGTTTACTCGCCCAAAATCGCGGAGCGCAACCTCCGCCCGCAGAGGAGTTCCCCTGGAATTCCCAATCTTGACGAAATTGGTGGTGGACCTCTATACGGTATTATCATTGGTGACCTCTTCTGAGGAACCGCATCCGGCCTCGGGTGTTAATGACTTTTCCTTGTCAAGTATCCGAGGAGGGACTCGAACCCTCACGCCTTCGCACTGCATCCTTAGTGCAGCCTGTCTACCAATTCCAGCACTCGGACATAAATACTCAAGGTAGGAATCGAACCTACAAGACTTTGATTTTGAATCAAATATGTCTACCAATTGCATCACTTGAGCCTAGATGTCGAGATGATAGGACTTGAACCTACAGCTTCTTCCTTGTAGGGGAAGCACTCTCCCAGTTGAGTTACATCTCGAAATTCTTGCAACATTAGGATTCGAACCTAAACCTCCGCAGTCAGTGTGCTCCTCCAATTACACCATGTTGCTAACGATTATTCATACTTTCACATCTGTTTAGCTATTTGCGCAATATAGCTCCGCTTATATTTCTTCCACCAATAAGTTGTTGCAACAACTTATTATCACCCTTGATGCTATCTCTTTGAATAACCGTTGATTGTACTTGCAATTACAATCAAGAGGGAAGGTGAGGATTTGCACCCCTACATGATATAGCCCATTATGACCAAACACAATTCATCGAACGCGCTTTACGCTCCTTATCGCTATATCTTCCCAAGCCCGCGTCTACCTATTCCGCCACATCCCACTTACTCTGAATTGGTTTATAAATAGTTAATAATGAGACGATACCACCGCTCTACCTGAGGATAACTTTCCCAACCTACAGAATATACTCTGTTTTCCAGATAATATACTCTGCTGCATGCTAGGTTGCTCAGGCCCCCGACATTAGTCGTTCAGAAGGTTTCTACGCACCTACAACAAATAGATAGCTTACCGCAAGAGGCGAATTCATTTTTGTTCTTGTCTCTGATTCAAGGATATAAGGGGTGGCTTCGCCTAGTATCCCTTGTTCCTCTCTCGCCCATTTCAGCTAACAACCCTGGTCCTCGTGCTTCCACTTGTCTCGAACCTTTACCTGTAGGAGAACTGATCAGGTCCTCGTTCGCAGGCTTTTCCCCCGAAATCTGCGGGTCTGTTTGGGGACTTAGTGGTCAGCACAGCACATAGGTGGCAACATTTTAGGGTCCGTCGCCCAGACCGCTTGAGACGGGTTTTATGTCTCCGTTCCGACAGATGATTATTTGTGCCCCTTATCCAAGGTTTTGCGTATGCATCCGCCACAAATAATCTATGCTGATGGTGGGACTCGAACCCACACGAGCTTTCGCTCAACGGATTTTAAGTCCGTTGCGTCTACCTATTCCGCCACACCAGCGAAGAACTGTGCCCTACAGGAGTTGAACCTGCCTAGTTAGATTAAAAGTCTAATGCATAACCGATTTGCTAAGGGCACTGAATCTATCAGACTAGCTTTTCAAGATTGCGGATTTCGCGTTTCAGCCGCCTAACAACTCCGCCCGCCTTGATATCCTTAGGATCATTTACCAACTTATTCAGTCTATCTCTTTTCAGTGCCAACTTTTCATTAATAGTCATTTCTCTCTTCTCCTTTTTCAATCATCTTCCCACATAACAGTATCATGCATTGGAGCAAAGGTCTTAATACGATTATGTTCTACAATACCAAGCAACTTTTCATTATCATCTTCTTCTAAGATATAAATACGAGCAGTATCAGAAGTAAATGCTTTCCTTCCTTTTGGTTGAGTACACAACTTGGCACATTTTTCTATCCTTGCCATATCAGTTGTATTTAACTCCATACGACCACCACCGCCAACAACGATAAAGATTGGTTTACCATTTTTAAACTTAGGTTTTGTATCAAGAATTCTACCAATCCATTTAATATGATATTCGCTATGGACATCCTTAACTATTAAATGAGTTTTAATGAGAATCTCTTCCATTGTTTATCCTTTCAAAGAAATCCATAATATCATTGTTAACTTGTCTAGTCACTATATCAGAACTGGCTACTGATTTAGATGGCGGAGGATTAGGATTATGTTCTTTCCAACATTTTAAATAGTGCTTTTGAATAAGTTCCTCTGTTTTAAACTTCTTAAAACAAGTAGGACAAATAAACAATATATTTATTCTCCTTTTCTCCATTTGATATATATATTATATCATAAATTTTAATAAAAATCAAATGGTGTTTGCGGGCGCCGCCTCGGGAACTATTAAACGGAACATCAGGCGCTTTATATCCACGCCCGCCGCACCTCCAATATAAAAACGGGTTTTTGATTATGCTAGAACCCCTTAAAACTAGCGATAGCGAGGGCAAGATTTGAACTTGCGACCTTCTGGGCATGAGCCAGATGAGCTTCCGGACTGCTCCACCTCGCGATATAGCATAGGGATAATTACAAGACACTCAAGTTTTTGCTACCATTACACCATACAACCCCTAAATTGCACTGGGATTCGAACCCAGACCAAAAAATTTGCAGTTTTCTTTTATTCTTGAAAAATTTGCTGTATGTGTCTCAATCACCTGACCGGGACTCGAACCCGGATTTGCAGCGTGAAGCTGATTATGAGTCTTGCACTCATATTTTTGACCAATCATCGTCAGAATATTTATTTATGTCAACTTTCTTTCGAGGAAGATTAAATTTATCGCACCATTTCCTTATAGCATTATCAGTTACTCCATATTGTAAACCTATCTGAGTAAAAGGCAAAGTACGAATTAATTTTTTTAATTCTTCTCTTGTAACAGGTAAATCTGTACAAGGAATAATTTGTTTTTTAGAAGAACATTCTCTACATCTTTGACTTTCTTTAGAAATTTCTTTCCCACAATCAATACAAAAATTCTTTTTTATATATTGTTTTCTATTTTTCCCATTTGTAGTATCTAATTGTTGATTACAATTAGGACAAACCCAACGAAGATTCTCTAATCTATCATCATGATTTGAACCATTAATATGATCGAGAATTAGAATTAATTCTTTTCCTTGCCATATTGGTTCTTGTCCACAGATACTACATACATATGGAACATAATTTCCTTTTACAAACCAATTTCTTAATGTTTTTTGATCAGCAGTTGAATTTTCTACAAAAACATTTTCTACTGTTCTTTTAATTGGTTCCTTTTTTTGTCCAAAATGTGAATAATCAAATTTTTCAATTTTTTCTTCTAAAAAATTTTTTAAATCTCCTGAGAAAGCTGTATATCCCAACTTTCTTGCTAATTCTCTAAAAGAATTAGACTGTTCAACAATTTGTTGTAATTCATTTTCATTATAATTATCAATTAAAGAACTCATATATTTCTCTCCTTTTTTTGATATTATATATGAAAATTGAACTTACATAATTGAATTCGATTGTCCAAAAGTTTTCCTTTTAAACTAAAATCAACAAGGCTGCTGTCCTAGACCTGTTAGACGACCAGGCGAGAATCGATTTTAGAGGATAATCGAGAACCCGTGCTCCCTATACGCCGAGTCAGCGGTTTTTGTTATGATTTATATACCGGTAGCAAACAGGTTTTCTCCGCAAAGCCCGGTTAAAAAGACAATACCTTAACTACTTGGTTATGACCGCATTAACACCTAGTGTCTGCCGCCACTCGGATTTGCACCGAGGATTTTGTCTTATTCTCCACGATAGCCTGCCGATACAGCGCGCCCACATCTGTTACTCTCTAGCTACTAGAGCGAGATTCGGACTATCCTCCAATCGGTTATCTACCCTTTGTGGAAATGAAGTCGTCCTGCCCCACTCCGAAGAGGTTGCGTGTCCTGACTTCAATGACGGATGCGAGATTCGAACACGCGTTCCCCGACTGAGAATCGGGAGTCCTGAGCCACTAGACGAATCCGCCAGCTAATGCGTTTGCTTTATTTTTTACGAGTAATCAAGACGCTAATGGAAACTCGGTTCTTTTAACGAGGTTGTCTCCTCAATGAAGATAGGAAGAGTTGTGGGTTACTACCGACCTCTTTCTGCAAGCCTTTTCAACTAAAAAGTATGCTAACTATCTTCTTAAAAAATATATACAAGTGTTTTTCATTTGTTATATATATTATAACATATTTTTTATAAAAAATCAAATTATTTTCAATGGAGCTTATGAGAATCGAACTCATCTGCTTTCCGCATTGCAGGTGCGGTGACCACTCCTTGCAGTCCCAAACCCCAATCTCTAGGCACACCACTCTTTTTTTATTATTTTAAGTGGGAAAAATCTGTTGTTCAAAAAATCCACCGCGCTTTACTTTAAAAACAGTTAGCTTGATATTTTGTTAAAGTTTGCTGAACTTGTGCCTATATATTTTCTTTTTCCTTAACTTTCTATAAATATTATAATATAATTTTTATAAAAAATCAAATTGGAAGCACCATGTGAGACTCGAACTCGCATTTCAGACTTGGCAAGCCTGTATATTAACCACTTATACGAATGGTGCAAAATACAAAACTCTAAATAATCTTTCTTAAAACATTTTACTTCCTCGCCTAGACATTGTTAAGGGGTCTGCGGGGCCACACCTCTTCCATAAATCCAGAATATTCCTCAAACATTTTAAAATTAATTATCTAAAAGTTTTGCTAAAATAGTTTTATAAGCAATTCGTTGGGCTACATTAGTGTATTTCATGTTCACTTATAAAAATATTTTTTAATATAGTTTTCCCATCTATTATTTAACTCCTAATACACATTCCCCTGTTTGACGTACAGGTAGAGTTATAACGCACATACAGTCATCTCTACGAAGTAGCTCGGCTATTCAGATATATCGTTTCACTGAAATAGCAGGATGGAGTATCCTTTTTCTATATGTGATGTAAGAAAAGAGCCTTCAGCTATAGGAGCAGCTCTCATGCATATTCCCTAACGAGGATTTGGGACATCTATTTTAGATGCTTCCTACCCCGCCTATATTCACATCTTCTTACATTCAATTTAAAAGCACCATGTGAGATTCGAACTCACATAGCAGGCGTGGAAGACCTGCGTACTAAACCGTTATACGAATGGTGCATTTAGGATTGCTTTATTCTCACGCTCGTACAATCCTGCCGATGTACCCCATCGGACGCCGTCGCATCTCATTATTTTTCATCTGCCCTTTGCGAGGAGCAGGCGATCTCGTTTACTGTCTATGGATCCTCGACAACTAAAGCCTACCTCCGCCGTAGAATTTCAGCAGACGCTCAACCCTGTCTACTTCAGGACCACCCAGCACTTAAAGTGATCAAGAGCCATGGTCTCCAACGAGAACTTTTGCCCGTGTTAGCCGCCATCTGCCTAGCCTTTCGACTTGCCGAAATTAAATTAAAGAAGGACTCGACCAACATCCTACTTCGTTTGCAAACTAGCTTACTTCATTTCGAGGCTTAGGCGAACACCTCAGGTAGCAACATAGCTTAATTAGACCTACCGCATTTTCTTGGCATCTTTTTACCATTCTCGTTGGTGGGTGAGGAAAGACAATGCTCTGCAAGATCCCCTACGATTAGCTTCCCTCTGGTCGCTAACTAACCACTGGTTTGTTCCTGTTCAACTCCAGCATCAAGCCACTCTAACGCTTTGTCTGCCTTAGAGAAACGGGAGTGTAGGGACTTGAACCCCAATACTACGGTTAACAGCCGCATGTCCTGACCATTGGACGACACTCCCTATTTAGGATTTTCCATACAAGAAAGACCCTAAACTTTCATGTATGAGGTGAGATTTCTCTAAATCTCCGCACTCTCAAAAGCATCACCATAGCCTTTTATTATTCCTCGGTTTTAGTACGAGGTGGGATTAGAGAGGTGACAAGGAACCCTTACTTCGAGCGACCCCAGCGAGAATCGAACTCGCGACACGGATGTGACAGACCCGCATTTTAACCATCTAAACTATGGAGCCAATTGCGGAGCCCATCCCGCATTTGTTGGGCAAAAAGAAAGAGAGGGGATATAAGATAAAGGAAAGACCTCAAAGGGAAAAATGTCAAAGCACTTCACATCCCCTTACCTTATATAAATATTATAACAAAAATTTTGAAAGAAATCAAGTAAATGGAACTCGGTTACATTTATCCACCGAAAAGTTAAACCCCGAGGGCCACAGGTGGTCGCCACTTGCTTTGAACAACTAGAATTTGTAAGAAATAAGATTTTTCTTTTTCAACTTTCTTACAAATATATTATAACAAAATTTTTATTAAAAATCAAATTGAGATATTTTATTTAAAATTTTGTTATTTCCGTTTCATACATTTTGTCCAATAACTTTATAATTTTTCTTGTATGTAAGATGGAACCTTATCTAGGCTACCTGGGAATCGGACCCAGATCTACAGTTCCGTAGACTGTTGTTCTGTCCATTATACTAGTAGCCTAAGAGATCGGGAAGAGGGGACTTGAACCCCCAGCCTTTGGTTTATAAGACCACTGCGCTAACCTGTTGCGCCACTTCCCAGTATTGGGCATAATGGAATCGAACCATTATTACCTCCTTATCAGAGAGGCTTCCTACCTTTGAAAGAATGCCCAGTCAAGCGTCTGGGAATCGAACCCAGATTAACAGATTAGAAGTCTATTGTTCTTTCCATTAGACTAACGCTTGATTACAAAGTAAATATCATTCATTCACTTTGTATATATATTATATCAAAATTTTTATTAAAAATCAAATAAGGAAATTTTTATTTCGAGCAATCTTGTTTATATATAAAACAAAAGCATGCATATTAGAATAATGGTTTTTGTCCCAGTGATATAACAAAGTTTTTCCATCAAAACTAATATGATCTGGTTTATAGTTCTCAATAAGCCACTTAATAAAATCTACTGGTGCCATATTAAGAAGCCTTGCGGGAACCCACCAATAACCGCTGATTCCCGCTAAATCATTAACATCATTACAATGCCAGCCAGATGCACTCTCCCATTCTGTATACTTTAGGATATGTTTGCTCATTTTAAATTCCCAATGCATTCATAAAATTTCTTACAGTTTCTAACTCTTCATCTGTTGGTGCTGTCACATTCTGCGGCGGCGCATCACTAAAATCGATTCTCCCAGAACTAACCTGAGGAGCTACAGGGCTGCCGCCTCCCACATTTTCCTTTGCACAAGTTAATGCAATTTTGATTTCAATAGGCTCACCATTCTCCACGATTGGAATTCGAATCTCTTTACCATCATTCCAAACAAAAGCACCATCAAAAGTATCTAAAATCTTCTGCGTAATAATCTGCTTACTTTCTGCGCCCTTTGCCATGTCTTATCTTTTCCTCACTTTCTATATATATTATAACAAAAATTTTATAAAAAATCAAAAGCATTGCCTGAGGCAATCCGTACAAACATAATAATCTCCATACATATCTTTTACATGATGTTTGTCATTATGATTAAGAGAACTTCCGCATATTGCACATTTTGTACTATCACCGCGGGAAGGGAAAATATTATAGTAAATTGCAGAGCGATCCGCTATATACTCAAACTTAGGAATTCCTGATGCAGCAAATTCAAGAATTCCGCAAACTCTATCGAAAGTACTTTCTAACCAATCTGTATGTAATAATTCAATATTCTGATGTTCATTTTCATAGCCAACAGAAAGATTAACTGCCGCAATATTCCATGCGGGAGCCAAAAAACTAATATCTGAATAACTACCCCATGCAGATTTAAAACCAAATGACTCGATAAATTGTGTAAATGATGCATTATTACAATTATAAAAAACGCAATCATTTTTACCGCGTCTATCTAACTGAATTATTGCATGCAAATTTTCCAAAGGGCATTTTGGTTTTTCTGAGACGAGGTTCTGGGCCCCCAGCGCCCCAAGCTCCTCATCACAAGTAAAAATAATTGAAGGTCTATATCCTTGTTCAATTATTTGCACAATAAGATAAACACCAGCTCGATCATCTGCTCCTAATAACTGCGGAGACCACATTACCTTTTTACTTTTGTCATAATAAATATCAGTAGGCGGAATGGATTCTACTGTGTCTAAGTGAGCCACTAAAGCAATTTGTAATTCACCTTGTGCATAAATATAATCTTCACCATCAACAACTGTATTATAGTATCTTTGTAAAAAATTCTTAAGTGTCGCTTTCAGTTGTTCCTGAGTCATCTTGCAAATTGTTTCCATCAAGGTCGTGTTCATATACTCTTTTCTTCCTCTTTAATTTAAGTTCTTTTACTTCTAAAGTAGCTGCCGCACTTTTAATGTGATCACAAATATGGCATTGATCATATGCACATTCTTTTCTACAGCGAGTCCTCGCTGCTCCAAAGATTGGCATAATTCGAGTATTATCAATGTCATCATTTAACTCAAGAATAATATCTTGAAGTCTTCCTTGCCAACGACCATCGTGATAAATATCGTACAAAACAGGTTGTTTATCAATTGGACCCCAAAATTCTAACACATCAACATAAGGTTCATAAACCACAACATCATCGGGACGAATAAAGAATGTCTTTAAATTCGGTGTTAAAAATTTGCTACTAGATTGCGCCACATTAGGATAAACTCTAATAGCAATTCCTTTTGCTTTGCAAATAGGAGAAATTCTTTCAAGATAAAAACCTAATTCATTGGCGACATAGATATCACTTACACCACAATTAATAACGCCTTCAAAATCATCAAGAGAAGAAATGGGTTCAATAAAAAAATATGGAAGATTGCATTCATAGAAATCAAATTTACGCTGAGGATGTAATGTTCTAGATATTATAAATGCAATGTTTTTATGTGCGGAGGCCGCCGCATTAAAGATTTCATAATCGAGGTATTCTAAATCAACTTCACAAGTATTTACAATTAATCTCTGCTCTTGTGGAAGCTCTTGCGCAAATCGAATAAGATCTTTTTCTCCACTTTCAGTATATTTAATTATAATTTCGTCTGCCTTAGGCAAGACTCTACAATTCCTATAAAAATTTATAGCGTATTTCATGTATATAAAACTCCTTTTTATTTCTTAATAATATTATAACAAAAAATTGGCGGAAAGTCAACCCGACCTTCCGCCAACCTTTATGTTCAATACTATTTATATTACTCCTCGGGGAGCTTATAAACCATTCTCTTCTTGCCATCCTCGGTCTTGGCAGGGCTCTTCACGATAGAGCCGTCCTTCTCAAGCTGGGTCAGCCGAGCGATAACCTTGGCACGAGTCACTTCCTCGTCGTTGATTGCGGCAACGATGTCATCCGCAGTCTGCCACTCGTCAGTTACCTGAGCAAGCACATTAGCCTTCAGCTCATCACCAGCCGCCTTCTTCTTCGCAGCCTGCTCCTTTGCCTTCACCGCCTTAGCATCGATCTGCGCGACCTGCTTATCAATGAACTCCAGGACCTCGTCGGCAGTGAACTCACCAACCGCATCAGAATTCTCGACCATTACTCTCAGTGCATTGAAATAATCTCTCTTAGTTGCCTTCTTTTCCATTTTCTTTTCTCCTTTTTACTATTGTTTTTTGTTTTTTCTTTACTTTCTATATATATTATAGCAAAATCTTTTTTAAAAGTCAAGGAATTTTTTATTTTTATTTTTTATTTTAAAAACTTCCTTTCCTTTCTTACAAATACATTATATCAAAATTTTTATTGAAAATCAAATATTGGTTCTGCAAGATTACGAGTTGCGGGTTTCAATCCAGTTGTAATATGCTGTTTAACAAAATCACTAGTTGGTGAATAGACTTCTTTACTAAAAACCCCATCATAATCATCATCAAAACAATCTGTGTATGTCATTTTTTGAAAAAGATCATTAGGAGTTTTAAGTAACTTTTCAGCGCAAGCAGGACAGCATTGATATGCAACCATTGAATTTTCAACAAAATTAGAACCTCCTCTTACATAGAGTAATTCTCCATAATGATATTCACTTTCATTATAGCGTCTCTCTGCGGTAAGGCAATCTTCTGTTAAGCGAATAAAAGGCGTTTTTTGCGGAGTCCATCTTGTTTTTTGAATAAAAGGCTTCCCGCAATCAGGACAAATTTTTACTAACTTATCCCAACACTCTTGACAGATTTTTCTCCCATTAAGATGTCCGACTAATAAATCTTTAGACACACAATTGCATACATCACAGATAAAATACTCTAGGCAATCTTCGCATACTAACTGACTAGTATCGGTATATCTTTCATTATAGTCATCTTCTTCGTAAAAATCTGAACTTCGCTTAAGTGCTTCTTTTCCACAACAAAGACAGGGTGCTTTGCCAGAATATCTAATAATAGTATTCTTTTTAACCTTATTTCTTACGCAGTAATAGTGGGTAGCCGCATGATCATTAAGCATATCATTATACATACCTCTTGTATCGAAGATAATGTTATGCTTCTTAACATTACCATACCTAATCCAACGGCGGTTTTGCTCCATACGATAATTAGTACCAATGTGCGCCATATCTTGATACTCTTCAATACCATATTCATAAGTATGGTTCCAATTCACTTCTGCAAGATGGCGGAGTTCTTTTAAAATGGTTTCAGTCATTTGATAGTTCTGAAATGGATATGCCTTCCCGCTTACAATGATTTCTTTAGTGCAATAAAAAAGCTGCCGCCATTTCTTATTATTCCATGTATCTTCATAACCAGGCTTACCAAATGAAAAATCAGAACTACTTTCGAGATAGGCACAAATAACATTATTAGAATTCATCATTTCTACAGTGCCAATTCTATAGCATCCATCCTCCATCCAGCTCATACAAGATTGCCAAGAACTATCATTGTCACTCATTGTTAAAAAGTCTAAAGGATGAATAGATAAGCATAAATCCCCATGGAGCGTTTTTTCATTCAAAATCATTGAATGTTTAATGCGGATTCGCTCAAACTCTTTCTGTATTTCTTGGTCATCTGGGAGAAGGTAGTTAATTACTTTTGAAATTGCTCTTATAGGCTTCATCCCAATTTGGATTTGAAGAGTTCTATTTCTTGAAGGCAATTTAATTTTAATAGGATATTCTACTTTATCATTCACAAAAGTGGAAACATTATACAATCTATTTATAAGTCTCTTTTCTTCATCAGAAAGAGCATCTATCTTAGCTATAGCTAAAACTAATTTATCCCAAAAGCCATCTCCCGCCAATCCCGTAAGTAATGTATCTAATTCATCATTAGAAAACTCATAGGTAAAAGGAATCTTATGAATTAATTTACCGCCCAATAAATGAAATAACTTCTTATTAGATTCCGCCCAACATTTTAAATATTCATCATTTCCGATATATACCTGTTCAGGAACTCCATAAGAACATATAAAATTTTTAATTTTTCTATTATCTTCTTCTGTTAAATAATCAAAAAGATTAAGCATTAGTTTTTAGCTCCTTGCTGTTCCCAGATTTCTGATACTCTTGTTTGGATTCTCCTTTTGTCATAATCAGTGAGATCTCCAGGATTGATCCCTGTTTCTAGGTATACTGTTTGTTCAATATCATTAGGATGATACCCACAAGCAATATAATCAGCGAAAGTTTTGATAATTTTATCTGCTGCTTCATCACTATTCATTACATAATAGTCAAAAGCAGGACCTAATCCAGTGATATTAAACATGACATTCTCTCTCCTCATTTTCTATAAATATTATATCATAATTTTTATAAAAAATCAAAAAAGTGCGGCGGGCCAGCCTTGGGATCTCACTGGCTGCCGCCACCTTCTTTTTTAACAATAGGAATAAAGAATTCACATTCCTTAATATTTGGATTATAGAATTCACTAACGGTGTAGATACCGGGGCCGTGAGACCGGCCCCTCTCACACTCCTCTTTATGAGGACAGTTGGTTGAATTACAAAGACAAATATCATATTCAAACATTATATTATCCTTCTCTCATTTTGCATCTAGTCATAACAGTTACATGAGCATTATCTTCATACTTATCTTCGATTAAATCCTTAATCGTACCAGATAAGAGTAATTTCTCTCCTTCCTCAAAAGGGATCTGCACTGCGGTAAACCATTTAATAATTGAGCCTTCTTCGGTTTCAAAAACAACAATTTGAGAATACCCAAATTTGCTAGTAAAACCAATCACTTTGTTAAGAGTGACAGGAAGGTCAGTGATTTTATCTTTGACTTCACCAATCCACTGAGATTCATGCTCAGGACGCGGGCGGGCTGCTTTCATGATGCTAGCAACCTTGTCTTTTGCACCCTCAATATAGTGTGCATCTCCCCAAGCAGACACTTCCGCAATATCACGAAGTGCAATTTCAACAACCTTATCTTCATATCCTTCAGGGACTTCCGCAATATGCCAAAGTAGAGTGTAATCAAAGACAAAACCGACTTCTTTGAGCTGCTCTTTGACATTAAAGCTATCCGCAGGAAAATATGCAAAAGTAGTTTCATTCTGGTTGAAGCCATGCTCATTAAGCCATTTCTTATGCTTTTCCGCAAACTCTTTCTTCATCTTCTCTTCACGCTCTTGTTCTTTCTTTTCAGAAGCTCGTGCATTTGCCTGTTCCATCTTTTCATACTCGGTATCGGTGTAGAGGCGAATTTCCTTGGTAATATATTTTGCCCCTTTACATTGATAACAAATTCCTTGATCTACAGGAATTGGAATTAATCTATCATTTTCAACTCTAGCAACAATAATTCCAAGACCGCCACATCTAGGACATTTTGTTCTTGCTTTTGTATAAAGTTTTCCACTCTTTTCAAAAGGCTCTCCAATTCTTTCCCAATTTTTATAAGTTTTTGCGGTCATTAATTTTCTTTCCATAAAAATCACCCCTCTCTTTATCTTACATATATATTATATCAAAAATTTTATAAAAAATAAAGTGGGCGGTATATACCGCCCACCCGCATCAATAGGAATCTTCAAAATAAATATTAAAATCGTTGATGGTGATAGGATCTTCTTCATCCTCTTCCTCTTCCGTAAGCGCAATAAGGAATTCCCTGATAAGGAAGATCTGATTAGCAAGAGAACGAATTGCTACATGCCAATCCCAAATACAACCACCATCATAAAAACCATTATTTTCAAGGACTTCGTTCCAATTATCTTCATTAAGGAAGAACTTAAGAACATTAATAACCCGCTCAAGATCCTCTTTGGAGTCAAAATACATTTCTCCACCCTGACCATCGTATTCTTTGTCTTTGAAAGTGTCAAGGATCATTCTGCGGATATTATAGCATTTCCGCCAATAGGCAAATTCATATGCAGTAATACCTTCTGCATTTACATAACTATCCATATTCGGATAAATAGCATTAACAAACTCCTCAAGCCACTCTTCAGCACGATGATTCTTAGCTTCCACATAAATACCATTATCAAGTCCCATATTTATCAACCTCCCTCTTTACTTAAATGCTCATCATGCGGTGAACTTCATAATCAGTATGAAGGTCTCCCGCATTAACGAAATCCTGGATCAGACCCATATCCACGATAGTGGTGGAGCCTCCATTGTCAGAAGGGATCCGCATACCAATATCAAGGATTGCCAGAGATTCAAAACTGGTTTTAGTTCCCATGTCATCAATGCACCAATAAATAAAAGTCATAAAACAAATCCCTCCCTTTTCTTTATCTTATATATATATTATAATATATATTTTATTAATTTTCAAGTCCGAGTTCTATAATCGCCGCAAGTGTAATTATAACGACTACATCAGAAGCAATAAAGAACAATAATGCAAAAATGGATTGAGTAGGAGTAAGAGCTATTCCGCCGTTTTGAATAGCCATTACAAGTACACCTGTAATAAAGGGGAAAAACATTAATATTAATGCGGCAGTGTATCTTCCTATTCGTGCATAAAATTTTTCCATGTCATTCATATTTTTCTCTCCTAGTCCTCCCTATAGCCGCTGAAGTCAAGTAATACAGGGCGGCCATCTTCCGCAAATCCAATATTTCCAGTATGGAGATCCTGACTGAGATTAAAATCTCGTAAAAAAGCACAAAATTCAATTACCTTTTCAAGTCCATACCACTCAATAGCAAGAGCCATCCAATCCTTATTAATATAGACAAGTTTGCTTCTATTATCTTCATATTTCTTTTTAGAGTCTTCTGAAGGAGTTACTTCTGTCGTTGCTTTATCAACAAATGCGGTGACCTTTTCCTGGATATAAAATTTTCGTCCATGAAAAGTCCCAAGAAGTGCGGTTTCCGCAAAGAACTCTTCAAAGCCAGCCTCTACCGCCATATTATATTTAATTAATTCATTCTCGCAATAGTCCCACTCACTAGCGAAAGAATTATAAAGATCATTTGCATATTCAAAAGGTTGAAAACTATCCTCCTCTTCATCACAATCGTAAGTCCACATGCCAGAAAAAGGGATCTTAATAACTGCATTGAGAGAATTAGGAATGATAACATATTTGGTGCATCCTTCACCAATAAAAAAGTTCTCATTGCCCATGATTTTTTCTACTTGATCGCGGACATCTTCAAATTGTGCGCAATCATCGCTATCATCATAAGGACCGAATCCCGCAGGAATATTCAGTCGAGAAGCAATTTTCTCCAGAGCAGTAATATCTTCTTTTTTAATTCTCATATTAATCACCCCTTTTTTCTTTCTTTCCTTACTTTCTATAAATATTATATCATAAATTTTTATAAAAATAAAGGGGGCGCTAAGGCGCCCGCCATCAAGTTAAAAATTTTACTGTATTATTTCGCCTTTTGATTGTTGGATGATTCAAATATTGTATATTGTATTATTTTGTTGATTTCACGGCACATTCTTCCTCGTTCGGAATCTTCTGCTTTGTACTTATCAATTATTTTTGCGATTTCTACTACAGCGGTTTCGTATGGGTTTTTTACCATGTGTGTTTCTCCTTAATTTAATGACATTAGCCTTAGCGTCCGCCATCAGTATTGTCAGGGTCTTCCACTACATAAATAGTAAGATAATTTTTATTTTGATTAAGGAAAATGGCTTCACCATTCTCATTCACATGAAGATACATGTCAGCGATCCACCAAGGAATATCGAGAGGAGTTCCATTAAAAACCACTTCCTCTTTCTCTTTGTCAATGTACGCATCCATCTGGACAACTTTTACATTACAAATGAAATCAATATAAGGAATTAATTCTCTTAAAGTCATTTTATGATTTTCTTTTCTCATGTTTATTTATTCCTCCTCACCTTTTTTCTGTGGTTTAATCCATTTTTTATAGCACTCTTGAAATATCTCTTTAGTCATTACAAGTTGTATTGCATATATTCCATCACCGTATTGCGGCAATGGTGTATAAAGAAATAATTTATCATCATCAAATCTTAATTCTGCCTCATTCATTTCTCTTTCTCTCTTTTTGCTTTTTCATATCTATATCGTTCAAAGATTTCTTCTTTGAACGCATCAACTAAGGTTTCAATATCTATATAATCGTGTAAAGTTTCCAACATTTCATAAGAGTATGCACGATTATATCTATATATGTCATAATTAGTTAAGGATAGGTCGAGCCAACCCTTTAATACCATTTCAAATCTATTAAATTCGAACTCGATTGTCAATCCTTTATCAGCATATTTGAGAGACAACTCTCCCAATTTACTATAGATTTTTGAGTCTTTCATATTATTTCCCACTTTCTGTCTTACATATATTGCATTTGCCATGCACTTGGTTCGTTCATTCCCCTATCTTCATGTTGCACTACAGGCTTCCATTTTGATATAAAATCTGAATAGGCTTGCTTGGTAAACTCTTTAGGCAAGTCTTGGCACGCTCTTTGTGCAAGATATGTGGCATATTCAATTTGCTTTTCAGTTGGTTTTATATTCCTCATAATGCTCCTTATACTTGTCCATATACCCTTCAATAACATCGTCATAGACCCACTCTAATGCTTCAATCCGCCCATCGTTGTAATCGCTATTTCTCCATGGAATACTGTCATATTCGGCCTTTATCTTAGATCTTATCTCTCCAAGCACTTCATAGACCTCTTGTCTAACTATATTTTTTACTGCGATTTCTAAGTATATCATTCCTTTCATACTATTTCTCTCCTTCTACCTTGCAAATCAAAATTGGTATAATTAAATACTAAATATCCAAAACAAATAAAGAAATCAAAACATTTATCTCCATTTTTTCTTTTGCCGCCATTTGATCTTATTTCCCATGCTGGTTTATAACCAGCTTCTTTCCAAGGCTTTTTATAATTAACTAAACCAATGTGTTTTGTGCCTTTACCCCACCATATATTTAAATAAACTTTATGTGTTGCCATATTATTCCTCGCTTTCTACCTTCCTCTAAAAGAAGTCTTTGTATCAAAGCCATGCATAATGATTTTGTCATTGTTCGTGGCTCCTTCCGGCTCAGTTTTTTCAGCTTCGGTCTTTTTCATAGAGAAATGCTCCTCAATGGCACTAAAGACTTCTACTGGATCCAAAAAAGCGCTGATACCGCATGCCTTCAGAAGCGGGATTGTTAGTGTTTTATGTGTCCAGTCGCCTTTATAATCTACATGCACATGCATGACACCGATATCCCGTTTGTCATTATACTCTTTATGGATGTAAGCATCCTTTAACTCATTAGCTCTCTTTCTAATGATCTCCTTTGCAGAAACTCGTCCTGGAAAAAATGGCATATACCATAAAGGGAATGTGACCAAATAAAGTCCAATCGGCACTCGCTCTGCGGAGTAGTCTTTCCATGAAATCAAAAGCTCTAGGTCATAATCTAGTACACTGCAGATAGCATGACCATCTGTTTTTGTAATTGTCAAAAGGAAAAGCCAAAATGTGGCACCGCACTGCAGCAGCAAAAATCGGAAATCCTCATCACATTTGTGGGCTAACATAGACCCAGCTTCCTTACAAACCATCTGCTTAGTCAAAAGGAAAGATCCTCTCCTATCAAATACAATACTGTCAGTAGGGCTCTGGAGATAATCATAAAAGTCCTGATTTTTGTCTATTATTCTCATAAATTATCCCTCACTTTCTTTTTTATTGTTGTTCAATCATGCATGCGGTATCCACAATTAGGGCAATATTTGCTATTGTAATATGTAGTTGCCAAAATCCAATATGGAGCGTGCTCTCCGCATATAGAGCATTCCCCATTGATCCACTGCCCCATCTTTGGTTGAGGCGTTACAGGCGGTAAATCTTCAACAAATTCGGTTACCGTCATATCGGGGCCATAGAATCCATATTTAAGCATTTGCTCTTTTACTTCTTGCCTACTAACTGCGTCTTCACAAGGCTCTTGCTCTAATGCTTTGAGATTGTTGCATATAGCCTTGTTGACTTCTAACAATAACTTATCTTTATCGGATATAGGTACTTCTTCATCATCGCCGCATACATCAAAGAATTGATATATTGTCTTGTGAATTACATCCAATATTTCTTTCATTCCTTATCCTCACTTTCCCACATCTTTGCGCCACAGTTCGGGCAATATTTGTATTCTTTAACTACAGTTGCCCCACATTGGTCACACTCATACCATCTCAAAGCATCCTCTATCTCACGAAATATCCAATGTCCAATCTTTACCGGTTCTCATTCTAATGCCCTAATTTCTGCTTTTGTTGTCTGTTCTGTCAATAGACGATACAGGATATCTGCCTGTTCTCCTGACTCCATTTTCAAGACAGTGATTTTGCCATTGACTACTCTTCCAATGCATATTCCTGCTGCATCACCTAAACTTCTATCAAATGTGATTGTCAACATATCTGCCATTTTATATTCTCGCTTTCTTTTCTCTCTTAAATCGTTTTGAATACTTCTCCAAAATCTCAAACAAGGCAATCTCGTTAATCTGCGTCTGCCCTAATGGATCAATTACATACCAATCTTCACCGAGAAGATAATTAATCGCAAACTTTCTAAATTCGGCATCCGACATTCCGACCCCAAATATATTGTCTTTATCTACTCGGTTGTCGTACTTTTTCTGCATATAGTCTAGAATTTTCATTTCTCTTCAATTTCCGCTTTATATGGCTTTGGTAATGGCATCCATGCTGTAATAATAGTGTTATACATATGCTTATCTATGACATCTTCTACACAAGCTTCTGAAACAAATGGCTCTTTCGTATCATCAAATGATTCATAACCTGTTATTAATACTTCTCTCTGCCATACTATTGAACCATAATCGTCTAAATTTGGTAATTTCTCATTAACAGGAATCCACCTCGGCATCTTTGACAAAAATACTACCAAATCTCTCATTTCATTCCCATCAAGTTCTCGTTCGTCCTTTATTGCACTGCTTATATGATTTATCCAATCTTTTAAATTAAAATTTCTATAGTTCATTTTTTCCCTCGTTTTCCTGTGACTCAATTTCTGTCGCGTACTTGTCTATGACGTCAAGTACTTTGTTTAAACTAAAATGACAACCTGCACCACCCAATTCAGGCTCGCCCGCATAGTTTTTAGGATATCTTTCAATAAATTCGGCTCTCATCTTGTCAAGAGATACGCCGTTTCCTATTGCTTTGATAAGTATATTCTTTTCCTCTTCTGTAAAGGGCCTCTCAAAACCTTCACATATTAATTTGTCTGGGACATTAATCACTATTTGCATCTTTACTCTCACTTTCCGCCGTATATTTGTCAATAACTTTAAGACAATAGTTGATACCTTCAAGAAATTCTGTTTTTCCATTAACTTCTTGTTCGTATGCTCCTGTATCCATTATCTCAGCTCTCATCTTTTCAATAGCATCTTGCAGTCTATTTCTATCAGCTCTTAACTGGGATATAACGATTGCGGATTTTTCTTCAAAGGTCATCCTTTTCACCCCCATTTTATGCTATAATAATTGTTGTCCAATTATTACTGTTGTAAAGTTCTTCATAACTAATAAAGACATGCTCATAGAAATGACCTGCAAAATTATCCCAATCTCTTCGACATTTGATTCCATGCTTATATATATCTATCACTTTATATGTGTCATATTCGTCAAAAATGTAAGAGCCAACCTTAATCTTAGGGATGAGTCTCTTCTTTTCTTCAAAGGTCATTTACTTATCCTCACTTTCTATAATAATTATATCAAAATTTTTATTAAAAATCAAATACGCCATTAAGTCCTTGTACTTAATGGCGCATTTAATCAAGCCTATTAAAATTCCTCTCCTTTTCCATCAATTATCAGCTTCCCGCCGCACAACAGAACAGCAATCCAGATCCAGAATACCGTTCCCCAAGAGAAAGCAAGAGTCGTAATAACACAAACTACCCATACTGCGGCAGCCACGAATAAAAAAGCACCTCCCGCAATACATAAAATTATCCATAATGCAATCATTTGTGTTCATCCTCCCACAGATAACTTCCCCAATAAATTACAACAGAATACTGATTTGGTCCGAGTTCTCTATAGCTAATTGCATAACCTTTTGCAAGTAATTCCTCGATGGTCTTGTTAAAAGTTTCCTTTTTCATAACTAAATTAAGAGTAGTGCTTTCCTTGCCTTCACACGCCTCTTTAAGAATAGCATTTGTAATATCAACCATAATTATTTCCCCTTTCTTTATCTTACAAATATATTATATCAAATTTTTTATAAAAAATCAATAGCGGCAAAATTTGACTACTAATAAAAATTATGATATAATGTATAAAATGGAGGAAATGGTTATGTTAGTAATTTGTAAAAACACGAGATGCCGTTTTTGTAAGAGCGGATGCTGCTCTAGACAATATGTTCGTCTAAACCAGATAGGCGGTTGTTCATTATGGTTTACAAAAGATGGAATGTTAAGTCGTTATGAAATTGTTGAGCCTGATATAAATTCTGATCCTAGTTATAAAGGAGATGCGGCGACCGAGGTTGATGGCGCCATAGGGCAAGGATCGCCGCATTTAGAAAAAGAAGGGGTTTCCGCAGAAAAAGAACCTGAAACCGAAAAGTCGGGATCGACAGAAAAAGACGAAGGGTAAGCTTAAGCTCACCCTAAAATTCTATTAATGAGATCTTGGATAGTAATTGTATCTTTGTTCTGCACGAGATTTGAAAACCACTCTTCATCGGGTTCATATCCTGCATCAATGAAACCATTGCTTACAAGGATATTATGGAGTTTATCAGCATGAATTGATTCTGTAGACTTTTCTTTCTTTGCGGCAAGGGATATTCCACTAGATACCATTTTGTCGATAGTCTTAGTGCTATGTCCAGCCATTGCTGCTGTATATACTGCCTGTTCTACTGCGGTAAGCTCTGGCGGGATGATGTTTTCTTCCTTTTCCAGTTCAAGATCCTTTTCATCCCAAATAAAATCACTAAATTTATCGGGGGTCAACTTGAGATCATCAAAGGCAATGTAATATCTCTTTTCAATACTATCTTTATCATCGCTATAATTAAAAGCATAGCGGGAAATGATAGTACCTGTCTTTCCCTTAAAGCGATCTAAAGAGGGGGATGTCTTTACAACTGTAACTCTGTCATTGATATTAAATTTGAAATTAATGTTCATAATTTTCTCTCCTTTTCTTATATTATAATTATATCAAAAAATTTGCGGAAATGCAAGTGGGTGGATGCTAGATATCGGGGGTATATGGATGCCAGGGAGCAAGGGTTGCCGCATTGTTAATTTTTTGGATAAGTTTATCATGTGTTAAAAAAAGTTGTTAATTTTTTGGATAGGCTTGTATTTGTCATAAAATTTCTAATGATTTGTCTAAAAAATGTGTCGTATTTTTTCTAATGATTTGTCATAATTTTTCTAATAAACTTGTTAAAATTTTGGATAAGTAGATAAAATTGTTAATTTTTTGGATAATCTTAACAATGTGTTAAAAAAAGTTGTTAATTTTTTGGATAAGTAGATAAAGTGTTAAAATTTTGGTTTTTGTTATCTATTGGACAAAAATTTGTAAATAGTTTAACAAAAAATTTAAGTATAAATGTAGGAGGTAATATTATTTTATTAAAAGGAGATTTTTATTATGAGTAATGAAAGACAAATTCCTCAATCAAAAGAATATTTATGTAATCCTTTATACTGGGATATAGTATATGGATATATTCAAGTTAATTCTGAATGGGATGGTATTGAGGGGCATCCTAGGATATTGCCAAGAAAAAATGCTGTATTTTCAAAAATTGGAAGATATTTAGGGCTAAGTAGGCAGACAGTTTCAAAACATTTTCAAGATCTTGGGGAGGGGAGTAAATCAGATGGAACTGGGTTAAATCTCATCCGAAAATTAGAAAATGGAGATTATGAAATTGAAATTTTGGATAGTAAAATTGCAACATTAATCAATGTAAATACTTTAAGGGTATTAACAAGTGCTTTAAATGAACACACTATTTCAGTATATGTGTATTTATACAGTCGTTGGAAAGCTAGTGGTGATAAAGAATTTAATTTTACTTATGAGCAGTTAAAAAAGATTATTGGAATTGGTTCTGACAGCACTAGTAATAATTATATTGTTAAGGATATATTGAATGTATTAGTGGCGATGCAATTACTCGTATTAGATATTGATACTACATCATTATCTGATAATGGTGGATATAAAACTATTTTTAAAGTTAAAAAAATGAATGATACTATAACAGATCATATAGCAGAGTTAATTGAAGAACGACGTGTTAAAAAATTGGATAAGTAGATATGTGTTAAAATTTTGGATAGACTTTTGTTAAAATTTTGGATAGACTTTCGTTAATTTTATAGAAACCTATATAATAGATATATAATACTTATTTTAATAGAGAGGCTTTACTTGTCCGACATTCGTCGGCCAGTAAATCCTCTAATGAGGCTGGCCAGAAAGGATAGAAATATGGTAGAAACAATAAAAAATGCAAGAAGAAGGATCATGGAGTATGATATTTTAGTAAATCATTTAGATTATTTTGAAGATAACTATAATGAATGTACTACTTTTAAAGAAAAAATGAGATGTATATATAATCATTTATATTATTATGTAATAGTATTTAAAGAAGATTATTCTATGGATATGGATTTATTTAATTTAATTTATGATGTAATAGAAGCAAAATTAGATGAATTATTTAAAGAAAATGGATTAGATTTAGAATTATTTAAGGAAGAAATAGGGGAGAGTGGTGATTGGTTAGATATAATATTTAAATCAATGGATAAAAGGGGGAGATAATTATACTATTAAGTAGCGGAAACGAGGAATATTGCGGGGATGGGGAAAGATTGCTAAAATTGCGGGAGTGGGGTGGCCGCGCTTCATCTAGCCCCTAACCTTCCAATCCGCCCTCGTTTCCGCCATCCTTCTTAATATTAAAAAATTTTTTATTTGTCAAGTCATTGCCACTAGGCACCCCCGACCGCCGCACTTGACATTTATAAAAAATTATGATATAATATAAATGTAAAATAGGAGGACTGTCTTTAACAGCCTCCTTGTTTTGTTGCTATTGTTTATATATAAAAAATTGCAGCCCGAGTGATTGCAACCCTATTTTATATCCCGACAGTGTCGCACCCTGATATCGGCTTGCTATTTTATTATTATCTCCTTTCTTATTTTACATCTATATTATATCATATTTTTTTATAAAATTCAAGTAAGGCTCCGGCGTTAAAATTGTAGGTGAATTTGCTTGCTCTTGTTCGTTCTAGTTTAATCAAAAGCCATAAAATGTAAATTTGACCGACTGGAAAATTTTGAGGCAAATTTTCCTTCTATTGTGGCGGCATATGGATTGCGGGATTAAGGCAGCGCACTTGCTAGGTCACTTTTGGCATATGAAATTTCGCATATGGGATCGGGTGGGGTAGAACGGCGCCTCCCGTTGGTCCGCGCCGCGACCAGCGTTTCAGGATAACAAAACTAGGGTTATTTAACCCATTTCCGCACAAAAAATCGCTAAAATACTTGACAAATTAAAAATTCGGCCCATGCGCAGCATGATCGGGCCGCAAAACAGGTGTTATTATAACAAAAGTTATTAAAAAAATAAAAAAATAAGGAAAATCTTGCGATTTTCCTTAAAAAACAGGCGGTTTTTATTTCTTTTTAGGCTGGCGGCATTCAATAACATCAATTTTGAAACGCTTTTCGCCAATTTTTACCTCAATTAACTTGTTTTGCGTAACAATTGTGATGTTTTCAGGCTCTACACCGATGCATCTGGTGAGATTTGCGACAATAGTGTCAAATAACTCCCGCTTTTCATCAGAGACTTTCACGGGATGCGGCTTGCGCTCTTTCTTGACAGGCTCTGCCGCCCTTGCGTCACGGCTGACATCACGGGAACCTAATTCCATTTTTGCCATCTCTTCGGCTTCCGCCTTTGTGACAGGCTCGCCATCTTTTTCAGCATCCGCCATAATCTCTGCGACAAGTTTGTCAAAATCTTTCATCACAGCCCCCTTATCTAGGGGCTAGGAATTCTGCCTAGCCCCGACACCTTTGTCAGTTACTCTGCGGTCACCGCAAAGTAGCGAGTGACACGCTTGTCAGTAGTGCTATCGACACGTCCTGCCTTCTTCATCTGAGTAAGCAGGCTAGTCACCTTCTGAGAAGTCAGCCCGACAAGAGCGTCAGTGCTCTTAATCAGTTCGGTGACGGTGACAGGCTCACCCATGGCGACAAGACCGTCATAGATGGCATCCTTCAGCCCCTCGTTCTCCACCTGAGCCTTAGTGGGCTTGCGGTTTGCACTCTTCTTATCAAGAGCGGCGATACGCTCATCCACAAACTTCACCAGGGCATCCTCGCCATTAGCAACCAGCACATTCTTGATAGCCTTAAAGTAATCCTTCTGAGTCATCTTTTCCATAATGCAACACCTCTTCTTTCTGTTGTTGGGTTTTCTTTGTTACAAGAACATTGTACCATATTCAGTTTTGATTGTCAAGTGCTTTTTTGAAATTGACTGTCTAGGTTTTCCTTGTGCGCACGAGAGAGGTTTTCCTAGCCCTTTAAAGTCGCTTTCCTTATTTCTTATGTATTTATTATAGCACTTTTTTTATTGATTGTCAACAACTTTTTTTATTTTTTTGTAAGGCGGGCGGTTGACTTTCTCCCCTCACCTTGTATAATAATTATAACAAAAATTTTTTAAAAAATCAATATCGGAAAATTGCACAAATTTCGGGATCTAGAAACTAAAAAATTTGTGCAAAATTTCACTTGACAAAAAGTGCGGGAAGTGGTATACTGGAAAATTCGGCGCTCGCACGACTGAAAGGAGTCGCGCTCGCGCCGCCAAAATTGCGGGTGTTATTTTTTATGTAAAAAAATAGGGGATGATTAAAACACCCCCTCACGCTTGCAGATGCTAGCAAAGCAATCAGTAATGCAATTCCAGTCATCTTCATCCGCCGCATATTCCAAAAGGTCATCAAAAGAAGATCCATCGGGAACGCCTTCCTGTAACCACCAGTCCAAAATATCTTCATCCCCGATATTTCTGATATATTTATCCATCCACATCAGAACTTCTGCTCTTGTAACAATTACATCACTCATTTTGTTCACCTCACTTTCTAGGGCTATTATATCATTTTTTAAGGGACTTGTCAAGAGGTGGGCGGGAAACTATTTTTTAAAATTTAGTTTCCGCGCCCTTTATACCTCGGTTCCCGCAATTAAATTCTTCTTAAAAATTCTTCTGCGGTTTCAGTCTTTTTTCTATCTTCGATAGAAATTTCCTCATAAATAGGCACATCAGCAAATTTTACCAAATCATAAATTAACATTGCCAACTGTCCTTCATCATCAACATTGTAGCAATCCGTAATACATTCCCCATTTACATAAAATCCAAAGTCACCATTTTTTGCTTTTACAAAATAAATATTATTTTTCATTTTTATTTCCCTCACTTTCTATATTTATTATATCATTTTTTATTGTATTTGTCAAGTGCTTTCTGCAATTTTTCAATCATTTTGATATGAGAATTGCAATAATCAATCGCCCACTCAGTAGCGATATACTCTTCCTCTAAGAAAAAGTAGTCCCGCATACTTAAAGACTCTTTTAAGTCGGTGTCTTCCATATCATCAACCTCATCTAGTGTTTCATTATGTCCGATTTCGTGGAAGAATGAAATAGTAAAGACATTCACCCGACTATCAAGCCCACACTCACGGCATAAAGCAAGGAATTCATCATCATGCGGAAGCGGTTTATCAGTAACTTCGATAAGGCTATCTGCATACCAATAGCAAAAGCCATCACTTTCAACGACCTTGCAATCAAAAGCTTTTGCAATCTTATTCAATTTGCGGAGTGCCTGTCTAGTCATTGTGTTTCCCTCACTTTCTGAAATAAGTATAACAAAAATTTTTTACAAAAGCAACATACAGGTTGCACAAAATTGCGGGAAAAATTTTGTGCAAAATTTTTTGTAAAAATCGCTTGACAAAAATGCGGCGATGTGTTATAATGAAAAATTCGGGTCTTTTGCGAAGTGCAACGCCCGCAAAAGACCCGCCCATTAAAGGGCGGGCTCATTATTTTAATTTTGACTTATCAATTGAATTAAATGCCTGATATTTTTCTTTTAAAATCCAAGTATTACGAACAATGCGCCATACTCTCCAAAAAGGTCTTTGCCATAAATACTTAAATTTAAAAGCATACTTATAAACCATACAAAAATTTTTAAAATTTTTCTTTTCATTCCAACTGATAATCGAATTATAGCTATTTTCAGAAATATTATAAAATGGCATTTTTTCTCCTCCCCTTGTGGGCGGTTAATCCGCCCACAATCTAGCGTCAAAGTGCTTGTGCTTACGATAGCAATATGCGAGAATTTCCTTTTCAATGAGGCAATCATCAAGCCCCTTATGCTCCTCTTCGAAGGTGTTGTCCTTCGTGATAAAGCGGTAAATGATTTCCGCGGTGAGCCTGGGCTGTGGGGTCTTGTGCTTGGTCATATAGCCATTACTCTCACAAAACTTGCGATAAGTGGGCATCGTTGCGATTAACTGTCTAGACATCTTCAGTGTGTCGCAGATTTCCACATCCTTGGGGAAAAAGTAACGGTATTTAGACTTAGTGAGCCACCGTTCAGTATTGTTCAGAGAGCCATAATCAAACCGCATATTGTGGGCATATACCTGCTCCACCTCATAATCCGCGATATCCTGTAACAGTGCCTTGCGGATATTGTAGAAGCTCGTGAGAATGCGGGTTCCCGCCTTAATATCTTCCCAATATTCGGGAATCTTCTTTGCATAATATGCGCTTTTCATCAGTTCCGCTTCATCGAGGAAAACGTCTGCATTTACGAAACTTCTTTCCGCATAAACGTTTCCGTGCTTGTCAGTAACCACCCATCCCAAATCATATACAAGCATATTGCAAGGGGTTACCTCGTCAATAGTGTAATCGCAGGGCGCGGTTTCACAATCCAAAACAATCTTATAGTTTCTGCGTCTGTCAATGCCCATCTAAATCTGTCCTCACTTTCTTTTGTTGCGTCAACCTCATTGACAAGTACAGTATAGCATAGCGGTGGGGATTTGTCAACACTTTTATTCATAAATTTCAAAAATTCTTTTAATGACAATGATAGCCACTTTAATGCCATAAGCATATCCATTCTTAAATTCACTTTTATCTGTATCGGTTGCAATATCGTAATAATGCTCCCATAACTCTTTAACACATTCTCTCGCTTTTCTCTTCATTTTATTTCCCTCACTTCCTAAAGAAAGTATACACCCATCACATAAAAAAGTCAATAAGTAATATTGCACAAAATTCGGGATCTTTTCAACAAAAAATTTGTGCAAATTGCCTATTGACAAAATATCGAGAGTATGTTACAATGGAAAATTCGCGCCGTGTCGAAGTGCACACGGCGCGCCAAATAAAAGGGACAGTGGTTTACCACCACTGTCCCATAAAAGCAAGGCTATCTTCCATTGCTACCTGATAGTCGTCTACTTCTTCATCTTCCCCAAACAAAGACCGCTGACAAGGCGGACAAATGCCAGAATCCAGCACTTCTTTCTGCTCGGGATGAAGATAGGGGAAAGTATTTTCAACAGGTGACTGCCTGCCCCACTTGCGGTAGTCCTGGAAATACACAGGAACCTTAGTCACGCTCCCACAGACAGGGCAAGTGCAGGAAACTTCAATAAGGTAATCAGTATTTTCACGGATAATTTCTTTCATTTATTCTACTCTCACCTCTACATTAAAGATAGCCTTAACAATCATTACGAGTACCCAAACCACAAAAGACAACTTCCAAGACCATACAAGAGCAAGTCCAAGCCAATTCAAAAGCAGAACGGCAAGATAGACAAGACCACTTGTGACAAGGAACGAAAAACCAAAACCGAAAATAACTAATAAAATTGCTGTAATAATCATTTTTGTTTCCCTCACTTTCTAAAGAAAGTATACTCTTATTTTAGGATAAATACAATAGATAGATTGCACAAAAAATCAGCATGAAATTTATGTAAATTGACTATTGACAAAGGAATTCGTCGCGCTGCGATCCATAGCGCGACGGCAAGAAAAACCGCCCAATTACTTGGGCGGTCTGTGCTTGGTCAACTTGAGCGTGTAGCGATTTCCATTATAGTCGAAGTGCAGACAGGTCTCGGTTTCCATCTGGACTTCCGCACCATCATCCCCCTCAAATTCAAGAAGTCCTTCAAGATATTCCTTGATGTTGGTCAAGATAAATCCCTTGTCTGCGTCAACCTTGCGCTCTTTCGGCTTGCGGGGTTTCTTTTCGGGCTCACCCTGGGTGTAGTTCTTTACCTCTTTGGCGCCCATCTCCATCTTTGCCATTTCAAGGGCTTCCTCTTTAGTGACTTCCTCACCATCTTCAAGGGCTTCCTTGTAGATTTCCTCGGCTAACTGTTCAAGTGTCTTTGCCATTTGTATCACCTCACTTTCTGAAAAGATTATAACATTTTTTGGCGGGGTTGTCAAGGGGATGCGGGGAAACTATTTTTTAATTTTTAGTTTCCCCGCGCGTGATACCTTGGGAATCGCTAAACCTGCTGGAATTCATCAGTGTTAATAACTTCGAATTCCACAGATTTAGTCAGAAGATCATTATCCAGAAGAAATTCAAGAAGATTACACTGGTCGAGGGTTAAAGACAGATGCCCAAGATACGAAGTAGTTTCAGGGTTCCTAATAATCACATTTATCATTTTTTATTTCCCTCACTTTCTAAAAAGATTATAGCATTTTTTTATGATATTGTCAAGGGGTTTGTGCGGAAACTATTTTTTAATTTTAGTTTCCGCACACATTGGAAGTTGTTAAGCAGTTTCAAAATCTTCCATAGAAAGAATCTGAATATTGGTATGAGGTAACAGACCTTTTCTCTCAAGGAGGTCAAGAAGATTTTTCTGCTCAGGAGTTAAACTCAAGAAGCATTGGTCATAAATTTTGGGACCTGTAATAATCACATTTATCATTTTTTGTTTTCCTCACTTTCTAAAGAAAGTATACACCTGCCGCGCAAAAAAGTCAACAGGTAATGTTGCACAAAATTCGGGATCAAAATAATAAAAAATTTGTGCATTTTTTCTATTGACAAAAAATGTGGGGTATGTTATAATGGAAAGTTTGGTGCGCCGCGACCCATGGCGCACCGCCAAACAAAAAAAGACCCTAGGGGCTTACACCCCTAGGGCTTGTGAGAGGTCAAGGGCTATCAGCCCTCAACCTCGTCCTCGACCTCTGCAACGGCGAAGCGGGACACCCGCTTCTCGCTGGTCTTGACAACCGCGCCCGCCTTGACAAGCTGGGTCATCAGAGAGGTAATCTTCTGCGTGTTAAAGTCGGACAGGCGCTCGTCAGCCTTGAGAACCTCGGTGACGGTCATAGGAGCGTCAGCCTTTTCCAGTACCTCGAAGATAACCGCCTTGATGCACTCGTTCTCGGTCTGGGTCTTCGTAGGCTTGCGGTTAGCGGACTTCTTGTCCAGTGCGGAAATGCGCTCGTTGGCAAAAGCCACGATGTCCTCTGCGGGAACCTTGGTCGGCTCACCATTTGCCATAGCGATAATTGCGTTAAAGTAATCTCTCTGCGTCATCTTGTTTGCCATAATCAACACCTCTTTCTTTTGTTAAGTTTTAGGGGTTATCCCCTTGCTACAAGAACATTGTACTACTTTTTGTTTGGAATGTCAAGCACTTTTTTTATTTTTTATTGCTTGAACCGTTGTTCCTACGGCAAGTCGGGGAGCGTACTGCCCGAAACTTTTTTCATCCCTTTGTTACAAGAACATTGTAACATATCTTTATTCAGTTGTCAAGCACTTTTTTTATTTTTTTGAGGAGTGCTAACCTCGTGGAATTGACTGAACAAGTTTGCCTTGCGCGCGCTGAATAGGTTGTCTTGCTATCTTTAAGTCGTTTCCCTTACCTTGTAAATACATTATAATATAATTTTTTCTAAAAATCAAGTAGGAATATTGCACAAAATCCAGGATCTTTTTGCGGAAAATTTTGTGCAAAATTTCACTTGACAAAATTTTAGGGGTATGGTATAATGGAAATTTCGCGCCGCAGCAGTTCTTTGCGGCGCGTCAAAAAAACAGGGGTTATGATAACCCCTGTTCCTCTTCAAGAATTCCATTTGCAATGTAGAACGCCTGTAATGCAATCAGCACTTCCGCCCACATCTTCTTGACCTTGCGGGGATGCTGACGGCAATACCATACTGCCCAGGCGGTTGCCATAATCTCATCGGGCAGGCTGAAATACTGCCATTCAAGAACCTTTGAGCGGTCTGCGTCTGCGGTTCCCATTTCTTCGGAAATCCGTTCCTTTTCTGCAATGCAGAAATTATATACCTCAGGACCGATATCATCATTTGCCTTATGATGACCGACTTCATGGAGCAGAGAGAAGATGAAAGGATACTTGACTTCATAGTCGAAGCGTTCCTTTACAAATTCCTTGAACCAAATATCCCCGATCTCGTTTTCAGTAACCTTATAGGTTACTTTTTCCTTGTCGTAGTAATAGGCATATTCATCGGAAAGCTGGGCGGACTTGATGCCAAAAGGAGCAAGTTGTGCGGTAACCGCCTGATTTAATTTTGCCTTACCTTTAACTCTTTTAACCATTTTGTTTACCTCTCTTTCTAAAACCTATTATAGACTATTTGCGGTTAGTTGTCAAGGGCTTTCCGCAAATTATTTTTCTGCTCTTGACGAGTAGGGTACTTGGCACTTTTCATAGTGCGAGTGCCAGTGTTAAAGCCATTAGTGTCACGCTGGATTTTCTGCAAGGCTTTGTAGGCTTTTTTAGTCATTCCCTTTTTATTTCCGATGCTTGCCATTGTCTGTCCCTCACTTTCTAAAAAAATTATATCAAAAAATTATAAAAAAATCAAGTA